TTTGTTGCTCAGGCACTTATAAATAATGTTAAACTATAGTGTTGCGGAATTAAGGAAAGAATAGAAGAAATGAAAAAGAACTTTTTAAGTATGATGAAACATTCCGTGATGGCTATCCTTGCGGTAGCGGTCATGGGAATGATTACGGCTTCGCTGGCGGCTTGCAGCAGTAGCGAGGACGAGAGTGAGAAGAATGCGGCTAAGGTGAAGGAATATCTTGCCGGCAACGAGTGGACCATCAACAGCACCAGCGGTACTTATTCTTATTATAAGAACCACATGGTTTACTATGAGGGCGAAGGAAGCTGGTCATCGGGCGGTCTCTTCGGAGAGCCTAACACTGCCTTCGGCTACTGGCAGATGGATGGCGACAGGCTTACTACCCGATTCGAGGTGGGTACTCCCGAAAGCTTCAATATCAAGAATCTGCTGAACGAGACTATCTCGGGCGTGCATCTGCAGGAGAACAACAAGCTTACGGGAAGCGGGGTATCTGCCAGCATCGATATGAGGCCGCTGATTGTAGGTACCTTCGCCAACGGCAATGAATGCCAGATGAGATGCGGAAAATCGATGGATGATATTTCGGATGAGACGAGCCATGATGCGGCGCTGAGGGGCACCTGGTATTGCATCGTAAATATGACAAAAGATGGAAAGAAGAGGGATTGCATGGGTTGCATGGGTTCCATGACGTTTAATGAGGATGGCACCATGCACATGGTAATAGAGGGTGAGAAGGACTTCACTACCACCTATTCTACGAAGAACGGAAAGGTTACGATCAATGGTTATCTGGTAAAGGATCATGTAGCTACCTTCTATTATATGAACCTGAACGGTATAGAGATTAAGCTGTATAGCTGCGAAAACGGCTATCTTTCGTCTATATGGTTTAAAAATAGGGAAGACGCGAAGCGATAAAGGTAAAAAAGTAAAAAGGTAAAAAGAGCCTAGCGGGAGATAGGGACTTCTGCCAGGCTCTTTTCTTTTAGGACCAGCGATAGAATCGCTGGGGACGGGGGCAAAAAGGGTAAAGTTCTTTTCACCTTTTTACCTTTTTACCCTTTTACCTTCAAAAGGGTTAAGCATCGCCGTCGCCGTCTGTCCCGCCACCTCCGGTGGTGCCGCTGCCCGTTGTGCCGCTGCCAGCCGATGATCCGCCTCCGACAGAAGGAGCAGATACGCTGCCCGTGATGTCGAGATCGCCCAGCTTCACCTTCAGATCTTCGGTTACGAGAGAGCACAGATAGCTGTAAGGATTGCCTATCTTGTGCTGACCCTTGTAGGCCTTCATCACAAGCAGGTAATGCTCGCTGCCCTTAGGCTTCTCTGTAGATGGCTTGTTGGCCTTCCACCATGCGGCGGCAAACTTGCTTTTCGACAGGAAAGTCTTGCGAACCGCCTGCTGTGCCTCGGTGTTAGCGTCGGTAAACTCGTGACGCTCCAATCGGTGAGTGATGCCCGTCTGCTTGTTGACAGCGTAGATAACTCCGCTTCTTGAGCAGAGCTTGCCTGAAATGCTCTCCACATCAGGCGCAAATTTTACTTTTGCCATAACTTTTTAAGTGTTTAAAAGTACAATAAAAATAGTTTTTGAGACTGAGACGGGGTTGTTGTGGGAGAGATTTCAACAGGGCGTGAAACATTCTGCTTTCCTGCTCTATGAAAAGCCGGAAAAGAACCAATAAGATGATGGATGAGTTTTCTGGAAAACGGCTCCTATCTGTCTTTCGGTATTGTTTCGGTATTGTTTCGGGATTGGTGTTCCTTCTACAAGCCAAACTTTCGTCCGGAAATCTCTCGGAATCATGCTCCGGGTTTTCTCATAAGCAAAGGTACGAAAAGGCTGCGTGAAACATCGGACATTATCTATATGATTCCCAACGGTAGCTGCCATTATCTGTATGATTTTTATCAAAGATTTACAGATAATTCTTACGGATATGCCCAGAAATTTACAGATAATTCTCCGTTTTTCTTCGTTTTTCTCTGATTTTCTCGGCTTTTCTCTGATTTTCTCCGAATTTCTCGGTTTTTCTTCGTATCTTTGCACCCGAAAATCCGCTGCCCATAAAAAAGGCTGCGGTGTTATAATCTTTATACAAAGTATTAAAAAACGATGCAGTCCTGCCGTCTGAGATAGATAGCAGGGCTTTTTGAGGACCAGCGATGGAATCACTGAGAACGGGGGTGAGAGGGAGATATGGTGATAAAAAAGCCGTAACGCTTAGTTTTTTGCGTTATGGCGGTTCGTTTATTTCCATGTCGATTTTTTCGTTTTTCATATAGATTTCTATTTCTGCTCCGTTATCAAGAAGCGAGCCTAATTCCTTCTCGGTAGGGAGGCTTGCTCTTATGATTTTTATTTTCGCCATAATAATTGTTCATTAACAAATCAAAGTTTCTGGAATTATTATTCCGTAATAACTTTCTGTTTACTAAATCTCTTTTGAGTTTCTGTTTGATACGCACACATTCATACCTGCCCTTGATATAGAGAAACTGATAGAAACGGTTATCCATCTTCAGCATGATGCGCTTGCGTATGTCGTAGCTATTACAATGGCGCATCAGACCGAGATAACTATTGATAGAACAGACGTAATGTTGCAGCGTTTCTATGCTGAAGCCCTCTGGAAGCGTATTCATGTAATGAATTAACTGTTCGAAGTTGCTTACCATGCGGTTGCTGGCATAAATCCTATCCCTCTTTACTACCATACCTGTAAAGGCGATGCCCTTGTACACGGATTGTATCTCGATTTTCTTAGGATGCAGTATTGCACCCAAATCAGCCAGACGGGCACGGATTTTCGGCAGGTCCCTGAGTAATGCCTGTTTGCTAGGGTAAATCACATAGAAATCATCTACATACCGTCCGTAGAAATAGACATGGAAGAAGATGTCAAACAACCAATCGAAATCGTTAAGCCAGAAATTGGCATCATGCTGACTGGTCAGGTTACCGATAGGTAAGCCGTGGCCGGGCTTTGCGCCCCTTAACGTCTTGCCTGGGGGTACCATCTTCATTATTTCTTCAGGAGAACGCCTGATACAATTCTTCGTAGGATCATTCATAATTGTTACACGAGACAAGTAGCGTAAATCTTCTATATCATCGCCTTTATAATTTTCGACAATGAATCTATCTACCTTATCTGCCAATGCCTTTCGCGGTATGCTCATAAAGAAACCTTTCATATCGCATTTTACGTACCAACATGGGCGCGTAAAATCGTGGGAACATTCCTTTATGTCGGCAGCAAGCTGCCTTACGCCATATAGCTGACCTTTACCTTTGCGGCAATTAAACGTCCTGTCACTAAATACACCCTCAAACAGGGGTTCCAGTCTGAGGGCGATGTAGTGATGAATAACTCTATCACGAAAATTAGCAGCGAATACCTCCCGGTATACAGGCCGAGAAACGACAAATGTTATGGATGGAATCGGCTCATAGGTACGTGAGTTGATAGCCTCCGTTAAATCTGTGATATTCTCAAAGAGATTCACGATGAATCTAATAGCATCGGGTGATGATGCCTTGCCGCTGAGACAATTCTGATAAGCCTCTAGTATATCTTCTTCCTTTACCATAATTGTTCCTATTTCTCTAACTCTTCAAACTAATGCTGTGACCGGGCGAACTCGATTCGAATTGTCAACCTTACCGTTGTTGCCGTGATTGCCATTGTCAAAGTTCAGATTCCACGCATTGTTGCCGGAATTCTCGACACTAGACCAGTAATTCGTCCGCTATTTTCTCGCTCTGGGTTATACATCTTAGCTGCTTCGCTCCGTCGTACAAATGACGGTGCAAGGTGACAGCGGCGAGACCATTATCAATGGAGAGTCACATTCTACAATAAACCTTAGCCGATTGTACTCTTGCTTTTAATTCAGGGCAGGGCTAACCTTTCTTTGAATTTCCCCAAGCTGTAGCCTGCCTACCGATGATGGTAGTTAACCGACAAATATCCGCGGCCTGCTTCTCAGAGAAAAGTTTTCTCCGGAAAGCCAGGCGAAGGATTGTTTTCAGGAGTTCAAACTTGACACGGAATCCCATCATGTAGTGATGGCGACTATCCGCATACATATTCGCTAACTGGATATACTCGAAGAGTTCGAGCGCAACGTTCGTCATCTTTTCACCCAGGTCATAGCGATACATTCGCGGAAAATTCTGTTTCATTCCCGTCAGTTTATCAACCAGTTCAAACGTATCCTTATAAATTTGTAAATCCTTTGCTAACGCCATAATTTTCTATCGGTTTGCTGCTAATAATTCGTGATAGTATTATATTTTTTGTAACTTTTATATGCGTATATCAAAATACCTCAGCTATGCAAAAACTGCTGCATGTTCCCTTGCGGAAGAGGGCACAGGAGTCTGGCGGCTTACGCCGCCAGACTTTTCTTGATCAGCAATCTTGCTTGCCGGCCTAACGGCCGGAAGAGGTAAAGAGATAAAGAGATAAAATGCTTAAAATGCTGTGACCGGGCGAACTCGATACGAATTGTCAACCTTACCGTTGGCGCCGTGAAAGCCATTGTCAAAGTTCAGATTCCACGCATCGCTGCCGGAACCCTCGACACTAGACCAGTAATTCGTCCGCTGCAAAAGGTCTGCACGCTGCTTTCCGGCATTCTTAATTCGCTGCAGGGCGAGATTGATAGTTTCGAAGTGCTGATGAATGAGCGCATTGTCTCCCATAGTCGGCATCCACCAGTTGTGCTTACCAATCTGGCATGGCTTGCCATTGTCCGTGCGCTTCGTCATGTAGTTCCAGCAGTAAGCGACACCATACGTTGCAGGGTCATCGTTCTTATAGAAGCTGCTCGCCATGATACCAGCAGTACGAACATTGCCATCGAAGGTGTTAAGGTCGCTCGATTGCTTGTAGCCAATGGAATTGCTCTCCTGTACGCTTCCCCATTTCATTGCTGCCGATGGTTCGGTCAGAGCAATACCCAGCCTGTAGCCACCATGCTGGATGACGATTGCATCAGCATCGGCAGCCGTGATACCGATGTTCGTTGTCTGCCATGGTTCGATTCTTTTATACGAACCGATTACTGCATTCTCATCTCCAGTCTGAGAACCCCATCCGTCATTCTGCATCTTGCCGATGTAGACGCCATCCTGCAAAGGACGAAGGTTCTGTTCAAGATAAGTCTTCATACTTGTTGCTGAAGCTTTTGTAATAGCCTGTCCGTTTGCGGCAACCCAGTTTTCCATAACCTGTCCGTTGGCGGCAAACCACTCGCTCATTTTCTTTGTTTGAATTCCCATATTTTTTATAATTTAAAATTAATACATTAATTACTTATTCTCTTCCTTGCTGCCAAAGATGCGATTTACAGCCTCGATTACGCAAGGGGCGCAGCAGCGCTCTACTACTGAGCGGATGATTTCTACTTCACGCTCGCTGTAGTCTATATCGCCGTCGCTGTTCCACATCTTCGTAGAGAGAGCCACACCCTCCAAACCCAGACCGTTGCCCTGGTTATAGATGAGGTTCGCAATGTTCTTGCGAAGATTGATTACCTGACAAGATGACTTGTCGATTGAGGTATATACCTCTACATTTTCTAAATTCCGTTTCATATTCTTACTTAACCTTTGTAAATTTTCAAATATCCGTTTTCTTCGTAAACCTCTCCATGATATCCGCCAGAGCTCGCGCGAAGCCCTCTCAAGATAAGCCTCAGAGTATTTTGGCCTACATCAATATAACTACCAATTCCTACCTTAGGGACAGGAAATCGAATTATCGCAGAATTACTGCCATCATAGAATAGTGTCATAATGGCTCGACTGAAATAATCTCCCATGTATAGCTCATTCGGAGCAAATTTTGCCTTATATCCAGTCATCTTAGTAACTAGGCCTACCTGTTTCCGGTTCAAGAGAGAGTCCTGTGTCACAACCAGCCTGCAAGCCATATCTCCGTTATCGTTATCCTTCCCACTGAGTTCAACTTTCAAACCACCATCATCGAATCCGCTAAAAAGAGTCTGGTTACTAGACACGTCAACATACTGCACATAATTAGTACAAATCTCGCAGGTCTTTGTCGGCGATACGAATTTAATCGAGCCGTCAGCAATTACGAAATTACCGATAGCGCCAGATATTGCTGTGATCTTTCCGCTTAGATCGACATCCGTACCCTTCATGTGACCCGCTTTCGTTACAGAGTAAGGGGCAGTAGCACCGGTCTCTGCGCCTATCCATAGCGCGTACAGGGAGTCGTCACCATTCCCGTTCGGAACTCTGAACGAAGCGAAAATCTTGCCTTCCGCATCTGAGCCGTACAGGTTTATCTCATTTGATCCAAACAAGTTAATCTTGGCATTCTCTGCCAAAAGGAACTGGGTGGCGATGAAGGTGAAATTAGACATATCAGCAGAAGTCCAATACTTTGCAAACTCGGCATTCGTCATAGTGTTGCGAATATCATCTGTACCGGTAGATCTGTACGACTGAAGACAGCGATACCATACCTTATTTATAAGCACTACATCAAGAAACCTTTCGTCGTTACTTCCAGCATAGTACTGATAAGGTGCATCGGCTGTAGCTGATACGAAGCCTACATGCTGCCGCCATACCGGACCACTACTGCCTCGTGCGCCAGCTATTCCATGGTCGCCTTTCTTTCCGTCACGTACAACGGTAAAGGTATTAGAAGCGAGTATTTCAAGCGGAATGTTCTCGGCAGGAACGCCCAGATTCTCACACAAGCTATCGATGTAGTTGTGATTATCATCAGCGTAAACGGGACCATCGTACCAGAATATCTTAATAAGTTTTACTTTTTCCTCTGCCACGTCGTTAACTTCCATCGAGCTGTATATATTATCAATACCCTCGTTGGTAGAGTAGTAATATCCTCCATCCGAATATTTCAGGCACTTGCCATCATATCCAATAAAAACCATCAGGTAATCGAAAGTATCGTATACGCCGTTCTGTTCCTTGCTATTACCACCAATATGTTTGATGAAACGGAATCTACCTAAATTGGTAGTCAGGAATTTACCAGTTTCACCATTCGCAGTGATAGAATTGGTGTCGAGCGCAACCTCATAAGAGACTGCGCTTTCACCATTTTCTACGCTCGCTATATGAAAAGTTGAACGTGCTACTGTCATATTTTCTTATCTGTTTTAAGCACCGGTAATGGTGGCCGTAATTTCACCGTCGATACCATTATTGGCTGTGATAAATGTTTCCGGAATCACGAATTTCGCTCCTTCGCCTGTCTTCTCGTCTGTATCGAGGAATGGAGGGTTATGGGTAGAATCTGCGCCGTTAAGCTTTGTACCTACAGAGTCGAACAGGCTCATGGTAAACGTTACTTTTGTAGGGTCGAGCTTTACATCAGAGCCGGCATGTTTTACGTAAGGTTTGAATGTAAACGCTACACCGCTGCCTTTGTAGCTGACGAGAGATACCGGGTTATTGGCACTATCTACCGGGTTAGGGTAAACCTGCCACGGATCAGATACGTCTGTTACGCTTTGAATATCGGTACCATAGATACCGCTCGTATTACTGATTTCGCACTTGAAGAGGGCTGCACCCTCTACCATGCCTTCTGATACGGTGATCTTAGAACCGGTTTGCCCTGCCAGAACCTCCCATGCACCAGCCTTCTGCTGGTACCATTTGTATGTAAAGCCACTATTTACCGTGCCGCTGCTGTTTACTACTACAGCCTCCAACTCGCAGGAGCCGCCCTTAGTGGAAATAACGAACGGGATGCCCTTATATCCTACTGGCGACTGAATGCGTACTTTCTTGGAAGATACATCGCCGTAGCCGATGGTTACAGGGAAACTGGCTGATGGTGAGAAACTGGAGTTATCTACCGGTACGGTGGCTACCGCCGAGATAGAAAAAGAAGACTTGCCGTTGATGTTGAGAAGGTTCTTTACCACCTTGAGGCATTGGACGGTTACGCCATCAATTTCCTTGGTCATCTTGATGAAATGACCGCTCTCGTTACTAACACCGAACGTGGTAGAAGATACTCCACCCGCAAATGCAAGCTGCTTACCGTTTACGTTCCATACAATATTATCATCCTTGATGGCTACCGGCTTTGCGTTGTTCTCGCTATCATACAGCAAAAACATCAAGATAGGTGAATTGCTGCTATTGAATACCGGTACTACCTCGTCTGCATCGTTGTAATACTGGTTTATATCACCCTGGTCGCACGACAGGATAGGATAATAAGATTTACCGTTGGATAAACTGATAATTCTAAATGTTGCTCTACTCTGACTCATTGCTATGTCCTTTCTTTACTTTTTTGTTAGTATTACTTTTTGCGGCAGAGGCAGGGGCGGGGGCTTCTGTCTGCTCATTGTCGCTGGTAGTATCGGCTGCGGTATCGGAGCCTTCTGGGGTTTCTGTGCCCTCGGCTGCGTCATCTCCGCTGTCTGCTGCGTTATCACCCGAACCTTCAGCATTGTCACCTGGGGTTTCAGCATTATCGCCTGAACCTTCGGCGTTACTACCAGTATCTTCTGTATTCTCGCTGCCACCGGCTGCGCCATCGCTACCACTAGCTGTATTGCCGTCACCCGTCATATCAGGATGCACGTCAGGCTCTCCGGTTTTAATATCATCGCCGCCATACGCTTTTGGTGTGTAGCATAGGCGGCAGCTTGTGCCCGCGATCTCTTCCTTAGCCTCCAATGGGGTAAGCAGAGCACCGCCTACGTTGTCGCATCTTTCTCTGAGGGTATTGCCCTCTACTCTTTCGAGCGCAGACTGATAGATAAGGTAATTACCGTCGAAGGTTCTGCGCAATACCAGGTATGCCGGCAAAATAGCCTCGCGTACCTTTTTGGTTACTTTTACATAATATGGCATAATCGTATATATAATTAATAGTTAAACATCGCTTTAATCTCCTTCGTAATCTCTTGCTACGATAAGGCTGCCATCAGAATCAATCAGCCATTCACCTGTATCAGACGTAAGAACCTTGTTGGTACCGCGGTCTTCGATATCGCAGAAGAACTCTTTTCCATATACCATAGGAAACATCACTTCCGGACCACGCGCCTTCTCTGTTTCGGTTTTTCCATCTGAAATCTTCCAGGAGGCATAGAGATACTTGTTCCAGTTTTCGATAACGCCTTGATTGTCGCTTACGATAGCCTTCAGGCAAACTTTGCCTACAGTATCATGCAGTCCATCGCCTCGCACCTCACAGGTAAGTACTGGGAACTGGCGTTTGATGGTGGTATAGGCACGAAGATCGGCATCACCTGGGGCGGCAGGAAACACCTTGTCGTTGCGGAAGAGAGCATAGACCACATAGGTCTGAATATCGCCTATCATTTCGCGGTTAATGGTGAGCGACGTGATACTGCCGTTCGTACTCTTTGCCGTAGATACAATGTCAATATTCTCGTAACTGTCTGTGTCGGTAAGCGGGGTTTCCGTACCCTTGGAATCACGGCGATACCAGAGCAGTTTGCAGCGCTCATCATTGGTCATATCGGTTGTTCCCTTGCGTACCGACACGTTGATAGTCTGTTGTTCAGGCATACGGAGCGGATTGTAGACCGTAGCTTTATCAGCGTCAATCATCAGTTCGATACTTGCCAGCGAAACATCGTTGGTAGCCAACGGAATGCTGCGCTCAAACTTATAAGTGTAGCCATCCTCCGTATAGATACCAACAAAGCGCATGGCGCGAGGCACGCCCACTTTACCGTTCGTCTTGACAACAAGCTGTCCGGTATATTTACCGGAGGTAACTACGTCATAACCTTCTGGTGTGGTTACACCATTGCTGTAAATAGTGGTCTGTCCGCTCTTGCTGACAACAAACCACTCGAAAGAGAGTAACTTCGCGTTGCAGGTCTGCGCTGCATCAGGCGAATCAGGATTAATCAACGTGCATCGTGGAAAAAGGTTAAGCGGACTATCGGCATAGTCCGGAAAGAATACGTTGTCCACGGCATCGTAGTTCTGCGTAGATGGAACATAGCCTTCTGCCATTACCTCGATGTTACACATCGTAGAGTAGACGATGGGCGCTTTTTCCATCCTTTTTCTCTGACTTCTAACTAAAACCATAATTTTTATTTCTATTTAAAATACAATTTCCAAATCTGTCTGATATACTTCTCCGTCATGTATTTCAGCGGTCACTTTGAAGACGCACGGAATATCGTTAGACCAGTGTTCGCCCAGGTCGCTACCTTTAAGCGGTAAGGTAAGCTGGTCTTTACGCTGTGCAATCTGCTGTGCCCACTGGTTATCCTTTGCCGGATCTCCTGTATCTCGCGTCCACACTATATTGGTGAGGTATTCTGTTACATCCTGGTTGTATAACTTTCCATACAGATGTATGGTAGTAAACGGAGCCAATTCGCCCAAATCATCACGCTTGCCGAAGATATAGTTTCGGGAGAAGCGCCATCCCTCCGACGATGTTACGTCAATGGTAAACTCAGGATTTCCTTCTACAAATGCCCATCCTGTGCCAGAGTATTTAGGCTCTTTCTGCGTCTTATCTTCCAGACAGCGCCATCGGCAGCCGTAATGCCAGACATCATGCACCTCATTGGTAGTACATCTGTAAGGATTTTCCCCCTTCGCCGTATCGAGAGACCATTTGCCTCTATCTACAACATCCTGCTTAACGTTGCCCTGGTAATCTGTACGGATGATATTCTGAACCGCGAGATACTTAGCGTAGAAGGCTCCGTCGCGCTTATCTGCAAGCGGATAATTAGCGAAGATGAAGTGTAGCGCATCCGGCAATTTGCCGATGGCTACAGAATAATTGCTCTTGTCGATGATAGGCTTGGTAACGTGGTCGAGCCATACGAGTAAACCCTCTGACGATGAGATATACCAGCAGCTCTGTCTGTCTTCCTCTACCGCATTACCCCAACGAATCAGCCTAGCCAGTTCGCAGGGAGGATAATTCTTCTGACTCGGTACTTCGTTATCCGGATAACAAACTACGTCGATGGTATTTTTTACCGTATTCACGCTGAGTACCCGTAACCACATATCGTAATATTTGCCATCCTGCAGCAGGGTATTGATAGAAGCCAATATCACATCATTCTCCTTGAATGCCGTGAAATCATTCTCCCATCGCTTCTGAAGCTGAAGCGTATAGGTTGTATTATTGCCTTCACTTTCCGGTGTATGCTCAGTTACCCTCTCTATCAGTCCACTTTCCGTAAAAACAAAGTTGCTCTCCATCGCCGTCTGTCGGTTCACGATGAGTTCCTTTGCGATGATAGAGCTTCGGGATATGATGCTTTCAAACTCAGCGTTACCTAAACCGTCAATCCGAGCACCCGTACCAAAGAGTATTCCCTGAATAAAATCTCCGAAGGTTGCACCTTTCTTGAACTGAGACAAATCGTCTGCCGTCAATCCTTTCAGGAATTTCTGCATCTTCTCAAAGGTGATGGTACCGTGAGCGACATCATCTTTGTCCTTTGCCAGGAAATGTTTCTCTCCAAACAAGCCTAAGTACACAGGAGTTACTATCTTCTCATTACTGTTTTCCAGCGTTTCGGCAGTAGCTACGCCCGTGAGTGGGCTTTTATCGAGGATAAGCTTGCTGATAGTTGCTGATTTAGCAGCCAGCGCCTCGAAATCCGCTTTCTGGATGGTCTTGAGGAAGGTAACGGTATCGCTCACACTATTATATTTCCACCATTGGCCTTCTCCACCGCTCGCCAGGGCTTCATCGGTAGCAAGACTACCGCAATCTACATGCTGCTGCCATTCACGCATTCGGGTAACGCCATCATCACCGGTTTTTACCTCCGAAATGATGCCTTGCAGGAAGATATAATAAAACTGCTCGTTACCTATCTGCTCACCCTCGGTTATTCCAGTTGAGCCACCCTCGTCTTGAGGTTCAATGATGGCTTTACCGTAGAGGTCGATGCGCTGACCAGGGAATACGATGGTAGCCTGATCATTGTCGGAAAGGCGCTGGCGCGGTATCGCTGCATATACATATTTCTTCTTACTATCGGGAAAGATAGAAGGGTAGGCAGCAAGCGGCCACCGCTGGTAATTATGCCCAGCATCATACTCCAAGCCCTTAACGCCCTGCATGTAACAAAGAATAGAGGCACCAGATACTACACTGCACTGCGTGTAGTCTGGTTCCCCCATCGCATTGAGCTGGATATATAGAGCAGTGCTCGAGATCCAATAGTTTGTACTTTTTGCCTCTGTTGCCATTTTTATTGTTTGGATTTTTATTTATTTATAAGGCAAAGATAAAGGTTTTCGATTTTTTAGTTGGGACAAAAAACCCAGCGATGGAATCGCTGGGAACGGAGGCGAGAGGGAGACACGCAGCTCGCGCTGGGCTAGATGGAAGCGAAAGGGTTGCCGTTGATACCTAGAGTGGCGGTAAAGGAAACGGAATACATATTCTTGTTGGTTTCGTCCTTGATGGTTATCTCGTCTTCAAGATTGATGATACAAGGAAGCCAGGCATCATTCGCTTTCAGCCATACGTGCCCAGACATCAGAAACTCATGGAGATACCACTGCTGCCATGCCTTGGTGAGCGGGTCACTCTGATAGAGCCAACTTTCACGATCATTCTGCTTATGAATAGCCGAACGGGAGAACTCATTGAAGGTTTCCTGAATAGCTTTCGTATATTGCGTGCTCTCGACACTCATATTCTGAGAATAGGATTTCGGAACACTGATGCTCTCCAGACAACCGAAGCGGTTAATGAAACGGAAGGTGGTACGGTCTTCAGCTTCAGAGGATGGCAGGGCATAGATAGGGTGCCCGTGAATGCTCTGCGCACCCTCTTTCGTAATTTCCTGTTCCCTAGATGCAGGGGCGGTAAGTGAACTGCTGGTAGCCAGGTTCTGCCCTGCGCTATAGGAGACAGGATAAACAAAGCTCTCGCCTACTACAGCTATTTCGTGAGTATCAGTAGGCTTGCAGGAGAGAAGGGTGACAGCCTTCGTTACGCCCGATTTCAATCGTTCTATATCGCTGAATGCTCCGGCTATGCAGCGAAGGTTGGTTGCACCTGCATTTTTAGAGCCATCGGCAGGATAATAGACCTCGCCTACACCGGTATGGACCTCGCCATTATTGTCCATATACTCATCGTAGGCTTTAATGTACCAGCTTACTACAGGATAAGTAGATGGGGTAGCAGTATACTTATAGCTATCCAGCGTAATGCGGAGAGCGGAGGATATATCGAGCGATACATCTCTGCCCTCAGTGGTAACAGGGATGGTGAGCTTATTGGTTTCGTAACTGCCCGTACCATCATCGAAATGCACTTCTACAATAACCCGATGGAAAGATGGGTTCGTAGCCACGGAAGGGGTGATAGTAAAGGTTATCGGATTTCCGGCAAATACTGAACCCGATGTGAGATTGATTTTCTGTGCCATAGTTATTCTTTCTTTTTAATTACGAGATTCACTACATCAGAAACGAGCTTGCAATCTTTCGCCTCTTCCGGGGTAATCTTGATATGAAACATCATTTCCACCTGCTGGATCATATCGAGAAAATCAATAGACTCCAGTTCTACCTCGTCTCTGATATTAGAAGCAGGGGTTACTTCGTGCTTTACCCACGATGTTTTCAGGCTGTTCACGATAGCGATAATGCGAGAGGTTATTTCTTCTTTTTTCATAACTATACTTTTGAAATAATAAATGATGAGTTGGTGCCACCGAAGCCGAAGGCATTACAGAGAATATGATGAGGGGAGTACCACTTAGGGCGCATCACCAGGTTCAATTTTGGGAAGGCATTCTCCTCGGTAGTGGCTGCATGGAACAGACGGCCGTATGTAAACATGATGGTAGCTTGCACGGCTTGCGATACACCTGCCATCCAACACTCGTGACCCGTCATACCTTTTGTAGCTACTACGTTCGGACAGATAGGGAAAATTCTCTCTATTGCCTTCGCCTCGGCTTCATCGCCCATCGGTGTACCCGTAGCATGAGCAAGTACTACGTCTATCATACCTTCGTCCAAACCTGCGTTCTCGATAGCTTTCAGCATAGATACTTCTTCCTGATAGCTATCAGGGGTAGTGATAGCCTTTCCGTTAGAAGAGAAACCATAACCGGAAAGGGAAGCGAAGGAAGGCACTTTCTCTTCTTTCAATCGAAGACTATCCGATGGTTCGAGGATGATGCAGGCTGCACCACCTGATGGTGCCAATCCGTTTCTTCCTTTACCAAACGGCTGCACGTTATCGGGTGAGAAGACACCGAGGGCATCGAAAGCCTCCATACAATATCGAGATGCGCATTCCTGCGCGCCAATCACGATTACCATTTCTGTCTGCTTGCTATCGAGCAACATCTTAGCCAAGCCGACGGCATGGCCACCTCCTGCACAGGCTGCGCTTACGGTAAGCGATAAACCATGAATATGAAGGATGGATACCAGGTTCATGCTGATAGCAGAATTGAGCGTGTTAAAGAGGGTTGTTACCGGAAGTTGCCGGTTGTCGGCATCAGATTTTACATGCTTTACCAAGTCTGCACTCTCATAACATTCAGAGTCATTGCTTACGATAAGTGAAACATTATGTTTTTCAAGAAACTCCTTACTGACCTTTGCTTTCTTCAGTGCTTCAAATACGGCATCGAGCACAAAGAAACCATGTGCAGGCATACATTTGTATTGCGCATGGGTGAGTATGCTCAGATAATCTTCTTTCCAGCTAGGAACTTTGCCGCATAAATCAGAGATATAGGCCCAGCGGTCTTCATCGTGATGCAATCCGCATTTGCCCTTGTAGAGGTTCATGGCAACTTCTCTTGTATTTCTACCCATGGCAGAAATAATACCGGTTCCGGTAATCAATATCTTTTTATCCATTTTTATTTCATTTTTTATGTTATAAAACATATTTTACCTTTTTACTTTTTTACCTTTTTACCTTTATAAAGCATATACCGTTAACTCAACCTCGCCCATTCCCGTCTTGGCATCGATGGTGGTATTCACCTTGTCTATGAGGCATTTCATACCGCCTATGTTCCACCATTCCTGCCAGTGGTTCGGTATATCGGCCACTTGCGCTATGGTGGTGGTGCATCTTACCATAAACTTCTTTCTGTTTAAGAGGAAATAGGCGTAGGGAATGATGAAGGTATCAAATAAGCCGCGGGAACGGACCTTCTTAACCACCTTACCATTTTTATCTACCTCATCTTTATCACAAAGTACTACATTTTGATACTTCGGATTACTTAACCACGATGGTTCCTTGAAAGCACGTATCTTGAGTGAGAATTTTTCACCTTCGCCCGTTCCTTCCTGAATACCATTATAGTCAAATTCATTACCCATCATATCCAGTGAATCGCATGCCAGGGCATACTTACCAGATACGGTACGCCATTTGGACGTTCCGAAGTGGTCGTAATTATAATCGTAAGACTGACGGGTAGCATCGCTACCACCACCTCGCATCAAAGCAACCGCATATCCCCAGCGTGAATTATCTTGCAACGGAGAGTTGCCATCATCGGTGCTCGACGGGTCGTAGCTTTCTACGAGTGATAGTGTCTGCTGCATGTAGAAATCACAGAAAGCAGTAGAGATAGTCTGATTGATAATCTGCTCCACAAACTCATGCTCCATATCCTCATCTACATAAGCACAGAGGATAGGCTGACCGTCAGCGATAGTTACACCATATTTCTTGCCGTTGTAGGAGTCGATTGCCTCGTGAGAGCCATAGGCAGCTTCTATCTCTTTAAAATAGTTCACGTCATTAAACGGAACAGGAGTAAAATCTACCGAAATATCGTGAACGAAATCTTCGTTCTCATCACTGCAATCTCCATATTCTACACCTTTGAACTGACCTACTTCAAAGAGCACAGGCTTCAAGTCGGCTGTCGTGGTAGCATTACTATTCACTTTTACGCGATAAGCGTTGCCAGTCTTGCGGTCGATATAGCAGTGCTTATCTCCACTACTCAGATTATGGAAGAAATCTATGTAGTCGAGATTGTAAACCGTGGAATTATCGCCACTATCGGGCGCAGGGTAATCGATGTAGTCGTAATCGGTAGAATAACCCATGTTCTTGTTTCTACGGCTATCGAGTACATTCTGACGCTGATCTTTTGTATCACTCTCTGCAGAATAACGCATACGCACACCTGTAATTTTCTCTGTCATCGGAGTCACTGAATGAATATTGGCATGAAATGTTCTTGCCTTATCGCCACTCTTGCGCAGCACATCACGGGTGAGATAGGCTGTTACCTTCTTTTGTTCGTAATCATACGAAAACTTGATACCAAAGGCGCTTTCCAGCGAAGAGATAACGGTGCTTACACTCTCATCGGGGAAATTTCCGCTGTTGGCTACCATATTGAGCACGTTCGCCTGAACATTGAACTTGCTGATTTTAGCTTCGATGCTGATACCGGTTACCTTGCCGCCATCATCGCGTACTTCACCTACCTGCACATGCTCGGTTGTACCTTCTGGTGTGCGAAGAGTCAATTCCTGCACATCCTTATCCTCGGCTTTCACGATATTAATCTTTCCACCGCAACCACGGCTTTCCAGCCATGAATTGATATGCTCCTGGCTTTGGAAATAACCCGTCTTGATTTCACCAGCTTTCTTCTTCTTAGCGATGACTTCCGCATCGGTTTTTCGATAATAAGTGCCATGGTGTGGGTGAAGATTAGGTTGTTTTGCGCCTGTAGGATCGTCCTCGTCATACTGATAGCTGACGGTATCGTAGCTACATACGGTCGTGAAGAAGCAGAGATGCTTCAAATCCTCTATCTGCATTAAGGCTCGCTTATCGAAAGTTACACCAAGATAGTCAAAGAGACAATCGAGGAAATAAAGCACATAGAAGCAGATTCCCGACTGCGGACGTTTGGCATCCAATACCCAATAAGGGTAAAGGTCTTCGTTCGTCCAGGTACAATCTTTCATACTAATAACACCGCTCGCCGTCTTCTTGTCATCATCAAGACCATGATGTTTGTAACAGATACGGGCGTTGCAGTAAGCGGCTGCCCTGCCCGCGCCATCGGTTTCGCCATAGGCAGCAGCGGTGTTTATATAGTTGCCGTTACTTGTGATGACAGGCTCATTTACTATATGGTTCTGCGGATAGGAACGCTCTGAGAGTTTGTACGCATCGCCTTTATAATGCTGGGTAGATGTGCTTGTATATTCCTTGCAACTTGCAGGATAAGAGAAACCGAGTGCTTGCGGTTCGAGAACCTTGCTTACGCTTACGTGGGCAGCTCTGATTTCATGGGTTTCCGTCTTGTCATCCTTATGCTTACCTCCGGTAACAAAAACATTTACCTTTACCACAGGGTCGCTTTCTATATCCACCCTCACATTACCGATTTTCTCGCCGATGATAATCTGGTCCTTGACCGGAACATCACGACACTGCAGGTCGCTGATAAGCTCGCTGAAGCTCTGGGTGCTGGCATCAATGTTCATAGAGAGTGAATTGGTTATCTCTTCATCGTCCTGCATGACCAGGGTACCGCTGCGGAATGGCAGTCCATCGGCATGAATGCGGGTAGGAAGGTGCTCCATGTTTACGGCTTTTACCGCTGCATGCACGTCTTCTATATTCTTTACCAGCCAGCGGTTGCCATCTAGCGGAATAGAGAAAGGATAGGAGAACATTTCCGTATCATTGAACACAGGGTTCTGGTCCTCTATATCTATAGAGAAATCATCGGGGATCGCTACCGGCTTATCATTGATTAATATCGTAAGATGCGAATTCATATTCTGATTTCTATTTTCTGATGTTTACTTTCTGATTTCTATCCTGGCGCTGTCATATAAATCTATGAGGCGATTGGTGAAGGTGTCGATGACTGCCGTACCAAAAGCATTGATTTTCTGGTGCCCATGGTCGTGAAGCGTGCCATCGGTAATGAAGACTACACTCTGGTCATAGCTTTCTGCCTCGCTGCCCGTTACCAGGTGGGCATAGTTCCGGGCGATACCGTAACCTGCCTTGATGGTTGCCTTGCTGCCATCCAATAACTCTATCTTGCAGCCTTCATTCATTACGAGGGCGGTAGCGGCATTATGGAGAATGACGTGCGCCTTGCCTAAGACGTATATCTTTCGGGAAGAGTAGAGGTGGATTTCCTCGTCTGTATCGCCTACGAGGACAGTACCGGTAGGCGAATCCTCGTTATAGAAGATGCCACCCTGGTTTATATCTGCCTTGAACTCCGGATATACGGCTTTGAAGGCATCGATTACCTGCTGCGGTACCTCGGTGATTAAGCCATGCCAGTACTTGCGCCACGCCTCGCACATATCCGGAATGCTCTGCGTGCTTTTGAAAGCATGCTGGGATTCCTGGCAGTTGCCGCTCTGGGCGAGGATATTGACGCAAAGGGTTTTAAACCGCTGCGTGCGCTGTTCTGGGGTTTCTTTATTCTTTGCCATATTTTTGCTTCTTTATTTATTTATATGGCAAAGATAGGGGGTTTTTTCTTATTAGGGGGGACATGAAAAAAAGAACCCAGCGATTGAATCGCTGGGGACGGGGGCGAGATGGAATTATGCTTCGGGATCCTCTTTGGCTTCTTCTATAGTCTTTGTGAGAATAGCTTCATAGCCGGAAAGCTCCTCTTCGGTCACGATGTCAGAGTAATCCTGGCGAAGTTGGTCTATGCGCTCCTTGATGCCTTTCACTCTCGTCTGGGTAGATGGCTTATCCTTGCGAAGGATATACTTGATGCGGGCATCGGCTTCTGCCTTGTGCTTGGCGGCTGCATCACGGGCTGCCTTTACTTCCGGACGATCGTTGGCTATCTTCTCGGCTACCTGCTCGGCAAAATGAGGGTCACGAGACTGCGCCTTCTCATAGAACGGCTTGAACTGGGTGCGGAGGGTCTGAGGGTCGATAGTGAAGGCTTTCTTTGCATAGGCGATGTATTCAGGATCACCTGTCTTCTCGCTCAGTCGCAGGTAACACTCACCCATCTCTCTATCTACTGCCTTAAAGATTTCCGGAAGAATATCGCTCTCGATTTCTACGGCTCTTGTGGCGAGAGCGGCAATCTCGCCTTCGGTATAGATAGCGCTCTTGCCTTGTGCGATAGCTTTCTCGTTGGCTTCTGCCATGGTCTTAGCCTGCTCTGCGTTGCTTGCCATCTCGCTACGGAGGTCACGCACGGTGTTCACCTGCTCCTGAAGGGCGGTAGAGAGGAACGGACGCAACTGCATCAGGTTTGGCATGGTGGCAGCGATACTTTCGCCGTTTGGGTTGGCTACGATGCCGTTGTAGGTGAGCGGCTGTAAAGTGGTGTCCGGTTTCAGCATAGGGAAGAGAGACTGCTTCGCCTCTTCCATGGCTTTCTTTTTCTGAAGTTCGGCATACTCAGCCTGTTCCTGCTTGGTAGGTCGGCCAACACGTCGCTTATCGGTAGCAGATGATGCAGCGTTGGCTTGAGAGTTGCTGTAGCTGTTGAGATAGGCTATCATCTGTCGGGTACGGCGATGGTAATCTTTAAACTTACGTGAGTTCTCAATAAATGAGCGTGCGTTACTTGCACCTTCCAGTAGAGACAATCCCTGCTCATAGGCATCCTTCTGTTCCTGGGTAAGCATTCTTGCGCCGATAGCTGGCTTCAAAATACTGATGATTTCTTGTAATTCCATAAAACCTTATTTTTTAATGTTTAACATAATATTGGGGTGACGAAAATGCGTGAACCTTCCTGATTGTTATCGTAGCCTTCGCTGCCACCCTTGTCATTCGATGATGAAACACTGGAGGCGTTACTCGTCGCAGATGATGAGGAACTGTCTTCTGCAGCACTCTCAGCTTTGGCTGCATCGAGTTTGGCTTGCTTCTCGGCTTCCTCTTTCTTCAGCAACCGATGAATGCTTTCCCTTACGGTGATGGCATCATTGTGCGCCGTGGATCGGGTCAACTTATCAAAATTGATAACTGATGTACGCTCCTTAAGATAGGCGGCTACAAGCTGACGTGCCTTCTTCAGCATCTTATCGTTCTCATCGGCTTGCAGGAGACGAGGAATGAAGTCTTCGCCAAATGCTTCTTCCAGGTATTCGCTCTGGATAAAAAGCATATCTGGGATAAGACGCACAAACTTATCTCTGTTGCCGTAAATATCGAGATACGGCTGCAAAGACTCGCAGGTAGGGAAAAGCAAATCACGATGGTAGTAGTAGTACTTACTTTCCTGCCAGAGGGTTACGATTTCCTCTATCGCCTCATACTGCTTCTTCTCGGTTTCGGCTGCATCATCTTTGCCGCTATCGATTCCTTCATCTGTTCCTTCAGATGAGGAACCCTGGTTACTGTCATCTGAAGGGGTGCTGCCTTCTGCACCATCGCCCGCTGTATCGATAGGCATAGAAGTGTTCACTTCCTTTGCCCATCCCTCCAAGAGGGAAAGCAGGTTATTGAGCGAGGTCATAGCCGACTGGCGGTAGCTTTCCTTGCCTTGAGCAATCTGCTTGTCGGTGGCTACGGCATAGTCGTTGCTGGAGGCTACGTTGATACCGGAGCCATTCACAGAAAGGGCTTGCTTCTCGATGTTCTGCGCCATCGCATCATTCACAATCATGCGCTGAGCATAAAGCAGAAGCTCATTCCATGGGTCGTTGACGTAGGTACCATCACCAACAGCTTCGCAGAAAATTAAAGGTTCTATGCTCGCATATTGCTTGCAGAGACGGTCGTATAGGGATGCTCCCAAGCGAGGCTTCAAGAAGTCCTTTTCGCTGTTGTCGAGCATACCCTGCAGGTTGGCTACATCGTCCACGGCATTACTGGGGAGGTGGAGCCTGAGTTCTTGATTCGTAAAGAGTATCATTTTTTTTGCTTTTACGTTATTATATATGGACCAGCGATAGAATCGCTGGGAACGGGGACGAGTTAAGAGGCTTCTTGCTTTGCTACTCCGGTCTTCGAGTTATCGAGGGTAGTCAATACCTCCCGATCAATCTGCCATACCAGGTGCTCGTCCCAATCGTTAAAGCGGCTCAAAACTTCCAGCGGGCGTATCATCAACTGCTGCAAGGGGGCAAACTGAATCTGCTTGACCAGGAAACGCTCTCTCAGGTCGGTACCGCCAGATGATGCTGTATCACCAGGTGTGTTGCCGATGAGCTTTGCATCAAGACCCATGGCAAAGAAGATAATGCTGCTTATTTCCTGCAGCTCGGTCTTATCGGCATTCGCCTGATCATTTGCCTTGGTTTCGATTTCTACGATTTCCCAGGCCTTGTGCTCCTTCCCGTCGCTGCCCGTGAAAGCAGAGGAGATGAGCGCCTGACCTGCGTTATCGGGGTTAGAGAGCCAGGTATTGATAGAGGTAAAGATTTCGTTCTGAATCTCACCCTGGGTTTTCTTTTTCTTCTCGCCCTGCTGCTGATAGAGCCTGCTGATATAGTCCTGGTGGATATAGATGACGCGACCGATGATGTTGCTGTTGCGCTTTCGGGTGAGGCGGTCATCTACGATGGTGAAAGCATATTCAAAGATGCTGCCGGCAAAGATGGAGTGCCAAAGGGCATCGGCATAGTACGGACCACCGAAATCACGTGGCGACATGATGAAGCGGGTAGGGCGTTTCTTGCGGCTTACGTTTTTCTGACGTGCCTCACGGATATTGCGCTGCAAATCCTTTACGGCTGATGTAGTAGGGAGATAGGGGATAGCGGCTATCTTGCGGTCTTCCTCTTTCTGTACACCGACGTATTGTGTAGGGTCGAGCCACTGGTTGCTGACGTAGGCATAGTTGATGCGGTAGTTCTCGTCCATACGCTCCAGTCGGGTAGTAAATATGCTGCGATGCTTCAGACCGATTACCTTCGGGGTCCACTGGGCAGTAGGAACAGCCTTTCCGTTTTCGTCGAGGGAACGCTGATTAAGCTGAAGTTCTACAAAGCATTGTGACATCAGAGCCATATCTCCTGCCAGGTCGAGGAAGGTCTGCATCAGGTCGTTGTTCTCTATGAAATCACGAAGCTGGGCATTGGTTTCTTCCCATTTGTGGAGTGCTTCTTTCAGAGATTTCATTTCCTCACTATCCTCTTTATCGGAGGATAAGACCTGCGATTGAACCGCAGAGAGCGGTGACACTTCTTGCTGAGACTGCCCGTTTTGGCTCTGCTGCTCGTTCTGACGCTTGGCTTCGGCGGCTGCCTCTTCCTTGGCTTTCAGGTCGGCTATCTGACCACGGAGCAGAACTCCTGCACTCTCGTAGGGGATATATTTCTCCGTGATGTTGCCGCCTACATACTGGGTATAGTGATACTTTGGGGCGGGACCGCGACCTACCAGTATCTTCTTGATGTAATCAACTCCAGCTGCCGTAAAGGGCGACATACGGGAGAGCATCCAGATAAGGTTTGGCAGTCGGTTGGACATACCCCATTCCATAAAGCCTAAGCCTTCGGTACCGACGTCTTTCGGTTTACCCATGTTCTCGCCGCCACTCGATGCAAAGATAGTGGAAACCTGCTGTCGTGCTGCAGAACCGCTTGCGTCGCCACCGCTTGCCGACATACCGGCTGTGGTCAGGAGCATGCTGTGGACGTAGTCGTTCCAGGAGAAGACTTTACCGCCACCATTCTTAAGCGGCGTAAAGGCATCCGGGCGAACGGCTACATAGCCTGCATCTTTCAGTTCCTCACTACGCTGTTGGAGCTGCTGCAGGTTGGTTACTTTGTTTCTGTTTTTGCTTGCCATTTTTTGCGTTTTTTTATGTTATCCTGAATGTGATGGAAGAGAGAAGGGTGGCGATATACGCGCGCCCGCTTTTTTCTCCTTGTTTCTGAGTGTAAAGTTAGGGCTTTTTATAGTTTTGGTAGGGACAAAGAGGGGAGGGGACCAGCGATAGAATCGCTGGGAACGAAGGCTAGAGGGGGATGAGGATATAGGCTACATTACCGGAAATGATGGAATAGGCGGGATAGGATGGAGTATTGATTACCATTTCGCTTACACCTCGCTTATCGGGCACATCGCGGTAAAAGCGGATAGTATCATCCTCTCTCCACTTCATTCTTATTAAGTCCTTTCTGTTGCTTTTTTTTCTACTCATAATTGATAACGATCATGAAATCCTTGGCGATGGAGGAGATGGCGTTACTGATACCCCCCCGATTTCTAGCCTTTGGGCGTGAGGATTGGAGTACCAATCTCCATCGGCTCTGCCTCTGCTTGCGCAGGTTCTTATTCGTATTGTTGGCATAAAAGATTATCTTTTGTTACGGTGGAAATGCAGTTACTCCAGGGGTATGGGCTTGGGCGATGATACTTATCCTGATAACGGCAACCGCCTCTGTCGCCGTGTATCTTGCGATATGCCTTCGCTTCCTCGGTGCGATAGTGGGTAATGATGGCTTGCTTAATCATACTCCACAAATATTTTGGGCTGAAGTCCACCCCCCCCCACATGTATTACAAGCAGGGGCTATGCCTTTTACCGCATACACTCGTTTTGCCAGTTGAAAGCGCTTGTCAAAGGGAGGCGTATTCAGCAAGCCTACTACTATCGTATGTATTTCGTTCATAACTTTTCTTTATTCATATCTGAAGGCAAGAAGATTATCCTTCGTGTGGAAGGTACCGATGCACTGCATCAGGAAGCTGTCACGGAAGAAGATGGCTTTATCACGATAATCGTTGGTGCCAGTCTGCTTGCGTACTTCCTTGGCGTGCTCTGTTCTTGCCTCGTGAATGGCTAATATCTTAATCATATTCTATTAATACAAGGGGTGGCATATCATTAGAATCCTCCTCCTCTTCAAGAGAAGGAATGCTACCTTTATCTATTATAACCTTATTCATACTCTAATAATATTTTCGGTTTATCAACATCATGCCCTTTGCCCCCCCCACAAAGGCATAAGGAGATACCTTTCGGATGCACGATAATGCCGTTTTGGGATGGGCTATAAGAACCGAGGATGATGGGACGATTACAAATCATTTCTTCTCCAAAAACTGATGATACATACTTTCCAACTTAGGATTTGCAAACTTGCCGTTCTCTTTCCAGTCATTGAACAGCTGCATGATGTCCTCGTGAGCAGAAGAAATCTTCTCCTGCAGTTCTTTTGGAGTGTGGTACCAAAGATGCGCCTCTTCTATATAAAGAGTGAGGATGGCTTTCAAAGCCATAGCATTCTCGTGGCTCGGCTCTATCTCGAACTGATGGAAGACGCAGATGTCTTTATCGTTTGCCTGGAGGAATTTGCTGACGGCTTCATCTTTCAGGAAGAACCTTGTATCTACTTCTTCCTGCAACACATCTTCCAGCTTTCTCTTCAGCGGAATAGGGTCGGGGAACTGGTAATCGAAGGCTACATCCTTTCGCATGGAGAGGCTGAAAACTCGGTCTCTATTTTGAGGTACACCGTAATCTTTAGCATTGAGTCGTGCCCATCGGCTTACATAGCCTAATGATGAGAGCTTATCAAGCCACTTCTGGAAATCGGGCAAAAACTTCTCGCTTACCAGGGCTGCCACGTTCTCTTGAAGGAGATATTTAGGCCGCAATACTTCCACGGCATCGGCTACTCGCCACAATAATGCCGAGCGGGTGTCGGAACCTTCCTTCAGACCCATCTGCTTGCCGGCTTGCGATATATCCTGACAAGGTGAGGAATAGGTGAAGAGGTCGATTTCTTGCCCCCCCACATGAGTCTTTACCTGTTGCCAGTCGATTTTGGTTATATCGCCCAAGGCTTTGTCGGCAAACTGCGGAAAGATGAGGTTGTGCATCTGACAGGCATACTTATCTATATCGCTCCAGCCTACGCACGTCCATCGGAAATCAGGATGTTGCTGGGCGAGTACATCGGCTGCCATGAGCTGCGAGTCGTAACCGGAGAAGGTGGTGAGGATAAGTTTCTCACCATGGTTCTTATCTACCGGATAGGTAGGGAGTTGGTCTTCTGGGAAGAAATCGGCAAAGAATGAGGTCTGTGCCTCACGCTTTGGCTCTTTCGGATACCAGAGTTGCTGATAGATGGCTGCGAGCACATCTACCACGATGGAGTTGCCCGCCTGCTTGTATTGCTGACTGGCTGATACCGCCATATCTTCAGGTTTGCCCTTGCCCTTGTAGTTGGCGATGCGTTCGGCTGCCTGGGCATTGGTACTCTGCATGGTTTGTATCACATCATCACGCACACCCATCAATCTGAAACACTCGAAAGGTGTCAGCTTTCGGATGGCATAAGACTTAATGGTCTTATCCTTGAAATTGAATTTTGTTATCATCTTGTTTTTTACTCTATAAATCTTTTCTTTGTTTATAATTCTACGAATACAAACGGATTGCTACTGGCAGCCGTGAGTGCATTCACCAATTTACCCCCACCTACCGTGCGGCTACGTCTTAGGGCAGAAGTGGGGTAGTTTAAATCGGCTACACCGAAGACTGGGCAATCGGTATAGCCTAATTCTGTAGCCTGACGGATGCGCAGGAAGGCTTCTCCTTCTATATCCACGATTTCAAGAAACGGACGGTCGGAGGTGGAGTATATCCGATAGAGAGAACCATCGGGATAAAAGCCATATCTCTTTCCGTTCTTGATAATCGTTCCTCGCTTGTATTGAGGTTGGGTGTTATTACTCATATTTCTTTATCAGAAAAACATTCTGCTCCCACGCATTGATGGTAATGGTGGGGCAAAGATCCGTATCTAGAATACCGCCCTTATTCTCGCCTCGTGGATATTGGTAAAAACGATGGTTATTCATACTCTATTAATATACCTGTATCAAACTTTTCAGCTCGCAAACATCGGCTATAATTCCATAATACCGATTTACCGAATAATGGAGAATCCTGCGGATTTACCCCCCCACATTCGGGAAATGGTAATCTAACTTCATCATTTTCCTCTCCTCATTTTTTCCATTTCCTCATTCTCTTTCGACAACCTTTCGAGGTGTTCTAGAACTAGAGAGTAGGACTGGGTGTTGACCTGATCTTCTGTTAGGCCGGCATACTTCTGCATGGTGGCGGTGGTGGCGGTGTAGATTTCCATCGGGGTTTGCGGCTTGGTGTTGTTAACCTTCTGTACCTTGAACACGTGAGGGTAGCGATGAGCTAGGGTGTGCATGATGCCCGTCCACCAGAAGAGGATGACCTGCCAGTTTGCCTCTGGGTAATTGACGAAATAATTTGCGTTCTCGGTGAACTGCTTCGACTCGTAATGAAAATCGTATTTCGTGATGCCTGTTGTCGGATCAACGTACTGGGTGGTAGTGTTGAAGATGGTGGCTAGGAACATGTTTCTGGCGCTGGCTACACTCTGGGCTTGCGTCTGGAGTTGTTCCTCGGTGAACTTATTCATCTGCTTCATCTTTACCAGATTATTGCTTAACTTAGTGTAGGTCTGCATCATATCGCTGGCAAAACGGTATTGCTGCCAGGAAAAGCCATCGAGGTCTGTACTCGGACCACGGAAGGCTTTTGCACGACGATACCACTTGGCTTTCTGCCCGATAATCGGATAGGGGAAGCGGGTGAGGAAATTGCCGCTATCTGCATCCATCCAGTCGAGAAGACCTGCGCCCTGAGCGATATACTCAGGGGAGGTTTTATCCTTGGTCTTGGGTTTCGGAGAGAGCCAATAGTTGAGCTGCCAAAGATAGAGGGGGAAGGGGCTGCCGGACTGCGGACCAGCGATAGAATCGCTGGGAACGGGGGCGCAGAGGGAGAGGAGCTTCTTCAGAAGGCTCTTCTTCTGCGGCTCTATGCTTACCAGGTAGTGCTGCTCATTGATAGGCATGCGAGGGTCGGGATAGGCATTGATGCCTATTCCGGCAAAAAGGAAGAAAACGGCTATCTTCACCTTCTGCATATCGAAGGGATGATAGCGGTCTGCCTTGGCTATCTGCTCCTGCATGATGAGGGCAATCTGCTCCAGCTGATTAGGGGTGCATTGGTTCCAGCCGTGGGGGATGGTGAGGTTTATCTGTTCTTTCATATTCTTACTTTTTTAGACCAGCGATAGAATCGCTGGGAACGGGGGCGCTTTTACCCCCTTCTAGAAGCTTATTTTCTTGCCGCCATTGGCGATGAGGGAGCCGTAATTGATGGCTTCTAATCTGCGGAGCCAGCCTTTCTCAAATACCTTCTGACTAGGGTGCTTGGCGATGATGCCGGAGATGTATTGCTTGCGGCGTACCTTGATGCGGGCGAAGAACTGCTTAGGGTTCTGACTATTGAGCGCCTTGAGGGTTTTGTTGCCTACAATACCATCGGCTCTTACGCCCAGCATGGCCTGTACGAGGGTTACGCCTGGTGTGCCGCTGCTCCATACCCAATCTACCAGAATGTTGGCGATGCTCTGGTCTTTGATGCTATCGGCTTTCCATCGGTTCCAATAACAGCGGCGAAGGATGGCAGTGGCATCGGCTTTGGTGATAAGCTTTACATCCTTTGCATCGATGCGGCCATCATGGTTCTTGTCGTAACCTTGGGTTTGCCAGGTTTTCAGCGTTACGCCCATGTTGGTAGGACCGCCCTTGTCGTTTGGGTGGTTTACGTAACCTCCCTCGAAGGAGAGGATGAAATCTGCAAGAGGTTGAATCTTTGCCATATCTTTTCTGTTTTATCGTTTTTTATTCTGATGGCAAAGATAGCAAATGCTAAAAAGATGGTGGGGACAAAAGAAAGCCTCCCTGCGGCTTTCACAGTCGCAAAGAGGCTTCAAAAAATGTTATCCCAATCTTTTTACTTTAAAAACTTGCACTCGCTAGTGCGAAATCCAGATTACCTAGTTCAAAACAAACTACATCGTAGCGTGAGCGGACATATAGTCCCATATTTTAGTACAATCGTCTTCTTCTGGTTGCCAGTCTGCATCCTGGAAATAGAAGAGATAAGCTGCCTTGATGATTTCATCTTCTGTCATATCGCTGCACAGGTCAGCATACATGGCATTGAAGGCAACATACTTATCCCAATCGTTCACCTTATCATGGAACTTCATGCCCTTGGTAGCATTCGCTATCTGCGATTTGGTCCAGTGTGCGCCGCTTCCTATCAATTCGCCATTCTCACCTTTCTTGCTATACACAAGATGGCAGACATCATGGTTGGCCATTTTCTCGCTGTAATGACGGTCATAGAACACAGCGTGCTGGTGACGGAGAACGCACCAGTACAATTCCGGATTTGTTTCCTCTAAGGAGGCGAGGTCGCAGCTCAACTGTTCCATCGCCTCCATCATCTTCTTCTCGGTAGCCACGCCGTGAGCGCGGGCTTGATCTATCAACTGAATATACTTCATCGTTTCTTACCTTTCCTTTTGTTGGTGGATAGTCATGCGATGGCGAATCTTACCGTCGAGATACTGAGTTACCTCTACCAACTTCTTGTCGGCATAGTTCTCGCTCTTTAGGATAGCAAGTTCCGTCTTCAATGTAGAGTTCTCCTGCATAAGGTTGGTCTTACCCTTGGTTACAAAGCGTGAATCCGAGTCACCTGGGTTGGCTGCCATGCCATTGTTGCCTCTACCGAGGTTAAACAAGGATGCGCCGCCACCCAGCAAACTGGTAGCCAAACCTGCGATACCAAGTCCAAGGGCGGTATTACCCAATCCCTTGCTGGCAACATCATAGTTGCCATCATTCGTTTTTACCTGCATAGTTTTTTGTGTTTAAATTCTTCCAATATCGGAATCGTATGCAAAGGTAATAGGAATGAAGTAAACAGAAAAGCCCCGGTATCTTTCCTTATCTTACTAAGGCTCAATACCGAGGCTTTGATTTATAGAGTAAATTGCCAATGAAACTCATTGGATAGGGGAGCGATTATTCATCGTTTTCGCCGGGCGTAGAGGTTTCATCATTAACAGATGCTACCTTCTTGCTCCGCTTAGATGACTGCCGTGAAGCGGAACTGGTATCGCTCTTTTCAGTTCCGCTTACTCTCCCCCCCCCGCTGTGCCTACACCGTTAAGGAGAGAATCCCAGCCACTTTCTGGTGCGGCAATCTCATAGCGGCCATACATGGTCGGACTGAGGGAACCGCTCAGTGTCACTGTACGTTCATCCTCAGGTTTTTTGCCCGTGTCTCCCTTAATATTACCGGAGTCGTACTTGAAGTCGTGCTGCTTGTCATAAACGATGATAGATTTATCACCATCCTCAATGATGTAACCACACTTGAGGTTATTGAGACCACGACCCACAAAAGCAGTGTTGGCGTTTACGCTCTCAAGAACGTAGTCCAAGGTCTGCTTGAAACCCTTCTTGAAACCGAGGTTCTCCCAGGTGTGACCCTGACCGCCATCCTGGCACTCAAACTTGTAGAGACCCTTACCTTTCTTGAAGGACGCAGTAGTCAGCGCTGCATAGGTATTCTTACCTGCCTCTGGTGCGAGAGGTGCAGCAAGATCACTCTTGATAAAGACATATACGTTTACGCCAAGACCGCCGAAGTTTTCCAAGCAATCGTTCTCGGAAAGCAGATCCTTGATCTCTGGGCATGTTACTGTTTCTGCCATAATTGTATCTTTTTTGATGATTAAACGAAATGGCGGCGGAAGCCATATTCCGCCAGGTCAGGCGACCGCCGCCGAGGATTTATAGAGGGAATACCTTTTCTGCCTGTTGGACCAGTGATGGAATCGCTGGGAACTGGGGCGAGAGGGATGGTTAATCTTTCTTCTTGAAGAAGGCGGTAACACCCATACTCATACCGCTGGCGATTACCTGGATCTTCTTCTCCTTGCTACCGGTATTCCAGTGAGAGAAGACGAAACTGGTTGCGCCATCTACGGCTTCGAGAGTGAGAACATCGTTAGCGTTGGTATCAACTGGCTTGTCATAAGGAGTACCGTTAATCTTTACGCTACCATCAATTTCACCCGCATCTTCAGTGTTAGCCTTGGCGAGAGTGACGGTAAGGTTAGAGTTGGTGTAATCACCAGCCTTGTAACCTGGGTTATCGAGCTTACCTTTGCTGACGCAGAGAGAGCTAGCGAATGGTACCAAGATACCTGCTCCCTGAATACTCTGAATCTGAAAAGATACGTCTCTGTGGTCGGTGTCAGAGCCTACACGAACGCTGACGAAAGTCTTGTCGTTGAGTGTATCAACACCGTAAACAAAGTTACCCTCTACGGTAGCATACATACGAGTACCAGTACCAAAGTCTGATACAGGGCAGATAGTTACCTTAGAGTAACCTGGCAACTTGAAGTTGTCGCCTGCCTCAGTCTCTACCTTGAAGTTGCCGTGATACTTGTTAGCGTAACCGGCTGCGATGTTGCGGGCAGTAGATTCACTCATATAAACCTTTACCTTCTGCTTGCGCAGACGTGCATCCCACTTGAAGTACCAGTCGATGAAGTTATCGAATGGAGTAGAGTCGTTGTTGTCGGCTGGCTCCTCGATAACATCACACTCGATAAGGTTGCCGTTCGCCTCAGAGATAAGACCATCCTCGATGTCGTGCTTGATGCAAGTATGATAGCCATCATACAATGCAAGAGCCTGATCCTTTGCAGGAACATCGTCGTCGCCGTTATCGAGGTCAATATCACCGAACCACAAACAAGCTGTAAGGTTATCAGCGTAATCCTTCAGGGTTGCCTCTACTGCCTGGGTAGAGAGAGGGTACTGACCCTGTGCGTCTGTACCGAAAGGTGTCTCGCAGTACTTATCGATGTTATCGTCAAAGTGGTCCCAAGCGAGCTTCACTGTCAAGGTACGTTCCTTGAGATAACCTGCCTGGCTGCTCACTTTAGTGTGAACATCCTTACGGCGGGTGGTACCACCCTTACGGAGGAAGATGTTGAAGGTGCGCTTAAACTGCACACCGCTGATAACCTGAATGCCGAGGCGATCTATTTCCTCTGCATCGGTGTAGCCTGGACCCATAAGGATTTCCTTGCTCACCTGCTCGGCTACATGCTCAAGAGCTGATGTGCCGATAAAATCTTTAGGAAGATTTGCCATAATAATTAAAATTTAAATAAGATGAAATGAAATTAAATGAAAAATGAAGATTACTCCTCGCCACGCATAAAGCGCTCGAAAGCAGCCTTGCGCTCGGCATTGGTCTTATACTTCGATGGGTCGAACTCACGGAGACCCTGAGCCTGTGCGCCCTCACCGTTGTTCTGAGGTGCTGCACCCTGTGCTGGCTCCTCACCTGGGTTCTCGTTCAGCTCGGCAATCTGAGCGTCCTTGTCGGCGATGGTTTGCTGGGCAGTAGCAAGTGAAGCCTGTGCGGTCTTCAACTCCTCATCTACCTTTGCCTTCTCCTCATCAGCCTTTGCCTTTGCCTCTTTCAGGTTCTTGATTTCCTCGTTCTTCTGGGCGATGGTTTCAGCGAGTGCGTCGTGCTTTGCCTGAAGGTCAGCAAGACTCTGCTCTGCTGTAGTGGCTTTCTGCTTTGCATCAGCCACAGCCTGCTCCTGCGATGCGAGATGAGCTTCGAGGGTATCGAGCAATGGGGCATTCATGAATGTGCCTTCCTCCTTCACCTCAATCTGCTGACCATTCTGCATACCGCAAGCGGCATTGATCTTTGGATAATTTGCCATATTGATTTGATTTTTGGTGTTTGTATGTTGATGATTTTCTTGTGCAATAGATGCAGATGCCTGCTCCGGCTCGTTCTCCTCTGGCTCTGGCTTCTGGATAGAAGCCTCTCGATTGATAGGCTCGGCTGTGCCGTTGTAGAGAGCGAAGCAACGCTGAACGCAACCAATAAAGGTAGACTGGTCGTCCATAAGGATTCCCCTCACGTCTTGAGCATTGAATACCTTACCTTTCAGATGAACATCCTCGATAGCGTTAGGACAGGCTTTCTTTACATCGGCTCTGAACTCCACGCCCAACTCGGAAAGCTCTTTGATAAGCTCCTTGTTGTCATTCTTGTTGGCGATGTCACGGTAAGCCTTATTCTTGTCGAAAGACTCTGGATCGTACTCCTCGTGATAAGTCTCATCGGTATATTTATCCTTTGAGCCATTAGCCAAAGTATAGAAGGCTGCCATCACGCCGATGCAACCAACCTGGTCTTTCGGATTCAAATAATAGCGCTCATCACAGAGAGAAGCGAGATACATACCTGCACTGGCACACATGCCATCTACCAGGGCGATGACCTTCTGACCCTTGGAGTGGGCATAGTCGATAGCAAGTGCATAATCGTTTTTAGCCCAAGCTGAACCGCCAGGAGTATTAATGATAAAAAGATGACCTCGGCAAAGCGGATGGTCAGCTGCACGCATCATCATATCGCGATGGTCGATAGAACCATAAGAGCAATATCCACCATTTCGAGTGATAGGACCATCTACGGTGAGAACCGAAACAAACGGGAAGTTCTGCGCCCGCTCGTCCCCTTCCGGATAGTCGAGCTGATAGTTAGCTCTCACCTGCTTACCATCCTCAGAAATCTGATATTCCTCCGGATAATAGATGTTGCCTTTATCATCCTCCGCAGTGACGAATCCACAAGTCTTTTCCGGTTTGATAAACGCGGTATGAGTATTTAGGTTCTGCTCAATCGATTTGCGAATGCCATGCACAAAATCGGGGTTCACCATCCACTTCTTCTCGGTCAGAATTTCATAAAGACCTTTCATGTGGGTAATAAATTTTTAAAAATAAATGTATGTTATCGTTATCCTGAATACAAATCTCCTTACCTTATTTAGCAAAAGAAGACCTTTCAATATTTCTGACGGCAAAGGTAAAGGAAATACATGGGCATATAGGGACAAAATAAAGGTAAAAAGGTGAAAAAGTAAAAAGGTAAAAACAAAAAACCCTGCGATCCTCACGGACAGCAGGGTAAGCAAATAAATTTAATTTTTGATACTATGAAATATATGTTTACTAAAACTAGAAGATAATTAAGTACTATAAATTTATGATTGATTAAGCAATCGTTATCGGAATAAACTCTGACATCGCCTGACAGGTAGCCGTTATGCTACGGCTCTCTGCATCCATCTGGATAGTTACCGATGGAGCGATACTGAAGGTACCAGGTATCGTATGGCACAGATAAAGCGAATCATCCTGCTTGCGCAAGACTATATAATAGTCCTTTCCGTGCATATTCTTGATGATTTCGGGTATATTCGCCTTTCCGTCACTGATATTTGCGGTAATCTCGAACTTGAAGACGGTACCATTGCCTCCCTCTGAAGAGGTCTCTTTGGCAGTGATGCTGTCAGATATTACATAATTGTCGCCTTCGCTGGTGGCAAGATGGAGTGCTTCGCCGGCAAAGTGGCAGCCGTTTATCTGCACTAGCATCGGTATGCTGAAGGGAATAGGAACAGAACTGTCTCTTACTGCATATAAATAAGCATCGGTTACTCCATCCAGAAATAACTCTCTGCAACTATCAGGTAATTTCATGTCTTTTCCTTGATTTATCTATTATTTAACTTTTGTTTATACATGAATTAACACTTATTATATAAGGTGTAAAATCATAGCCATTGCACTTCATCGATGCGGTTAGGCTTATCGCGGCTATCCTTATACTGCATATCCACACAGGAATAGCTCTTGAAGAAGCAGTGCTCCGTGCGGAACCATCTGCCGATGATGCGTCGCAATACGTCTTTCTCTTCCTCGCTGACTTCTATACCGTAGCGCATTAAATAACGCTCCAGCATGGCGTTATGGGAACGGGCGATAACCATTCCTTTGGAGGTACAGAAGTCGAAGGTGGAGAGTGCCCATTCTACCAGACTGCGCTTGAAATCGTTGTTGAGTGAGACCGCCAGCGCCCTCATGCCGTGCGTATCCAGTGTAAAGGTAGGCTTTACCGGATAAACGGTATCGACAACTTCTACCTCGCTCGGCAAGCGGATGCAGAGGTAATCATCATGTGAACCCTTGCCGTCGGTAAGGCGGCCATTGAGCTGCTGCACCTCCTGAAAGGTGAGCCAGCTTCCGGCATCACGGCGCATCACTACCTTGCCTCCTGCAGGGTGCTTGCCAGACAGCATATTGCACCATTGCTGCTGCGAGAAACAGCCGAGGTCGATACGGCTGCTGCGGGCGGTGGCATTGATGAGGGAGTTGCGCATAATGAAATGCTCGTGAGAGTAGTTGCTGAACACCACCGGCTCATCCTTGGCCAGGGTGAACTTAGGGTCGCGGTGCCGGAAAAACTGGCAGCGGGAGGTGGGGAGACGGAGATAGATATTTGGCATTTTTTACCTTTTTACTTTTTTACTTTTTTACCTTTAAATGGTAATTTAGCATGATGGCATCGGTGATGTAGAGGAAGTATTTCTGCATGCTGTTTCCTTCCTTCGGACGGGGTACCAGCTTATTGAGCTTGGCAGTCTGCTCCTCGTTGAGATTAGGGATGAGTTTCATGCCGTCGATATAGCAGCCACCTGATTCCGTCTTGGCGATGAAGCTCTCATTGAACTTATCTTTCTCTCCGAAGAAGAGATTGATAGCCTCTACCATCTGTTCCTGCGTGAAACCGGGAAGGGTAGGATGCAGCTTGCGGTATTTTGCCGAATAGGTCTGCATCCGCTTATCCATATAGGCATTGATGCTGTCGGCATACTCATAGTAGAGGGCGTAATCTTTCGATTTCTCGTCTTTCTTACGGGCAAAATCGAAGAAACCGCTTAACTGACGGAGGCTCGCCATCACGCCGTCAAACTGCTGAAACTCGCTGGCACCTTTGAAGATTTCCAGCATATCTCCCTTCACCTGGGTAAGCAGATTTTCGAGGATTTCGGAGAGGAACGTGATCTTATCGAGATTGGTATTCAGCTGGTCTACCTTCTCCTGTATGCCCGGACGGCTGTAGTCTACGTAGTAACGTATCAGATGGCCGAAGTTAAGGAAGTCGTAACTTACTTCGCTGTGCAGATTTGCCTGTACTAGCAGGGCGTAGATGGCATTGGCCAGTTTATTATCTTTTTCCTGTATAGCCTTGATGAGGGGCATCATCTGAGGCGCGCCCTGCGGTATGCGGTTGGCAGCGCGTACCAGTTCGTTGCGATTGCGCACGGCATCGACAAACTTCGGATCAGCGAAGAGTGTCTCCAGGGTTTTGGTGTATACATCAGCAGGCACATCCTTGAAGTTGAAGGTGTAGATGGTAGGGAGGTTTCTTATTTGCGCCTCACGCTTGGCCATCGCCTGCTGCTGGTGTTTCTTGTTTTTTGTTCCCATTGCTTTTTACTTTTTTGCTTACGGACCAGCGATAGAATCGCTGGGAACGGAAGCTCTATTTATCATAATGAGCGTTAGCGATAGCGAGGAGAGGGGAGCGATTATCGCTCATCACCCTCACCAGCTATCACATGGCGTTCCTTGCGGGAGGCGAGCTTTGCCAGGTTCTCCTCGGCTACTTCTTCGAGGCTTACACCCATCACGTGGGCGAGACCTGCGGTCTGCCAGAGAATATCGCCGATTTCGGAAAGCATCAGCTTGCGCTCTTCATCGGTTACATTCCAGATTTGGGTATGGCAGATTTTACCATCCTCGTCACGCTCGGTGGTGGTGATATGGAGCTTGCCTTTACGCATGTGCTTGCCAGCCTTGCCAGCAAATTCGCCTACTTCGCCACAAAGGTTGGCAAGCATATAGAAGAGATTATCACTCTCAGGAAGGCAGGTTGTCATTGCCTTCTGCTGATATTCGTTTAATGTCATTTTTACCATATTCTTTTGAAGGGTAAAAAGGTAAAAGAGTAAAAAGGTAAAAAGAACCTTAACCGCTCTTTTGCCTTTTACCAACTTTTTTTTACCTTTTTACTTTTTTACCTTTTTACTTTTAATTAAATTTCAAACTCTTTATCATATTCCATCATTCTCTCGGTAATGATGCGATGAATCAGATAGCCTATTTCCTTGGCGTTAGGATGCGCCTTGCCGGTACTTTCATGGAAGCGGAGGTCCAGGATATGTTTCCACTCCTTGAGGGTATAGGTATAGGCTACCACCGTATAGGTATCGAGAGGAAGAATGCCGCGGGCATCCTGCGGCTTCATGCCCGAATTCAGCAAACGGCGATAGAGCCAGTCGGCTATCTTGCATCCGGCAAGATAGAGGAACTTCTGCCATCGGGTGCCTTCATGCAACCAATGCGGACGGGCAATCTGCACGCCACCTTTCTTCTCCAGGTTCACATAACGGGTACTTTGCTCGCTGATACTGTTAGGCGATGTGCGGTTCAGCTCACGGCTGGTACTGATTTGCGTGGTAACAACCATGGTCATACGGAGGAGATAGAGAGCCTTTTTGCAATCATACTTCAGTGCCTTCTCAATGAACTCATCTTCCTTTACATCGTATGGGGTGAGGATGTCGAGGATTTCGTCATGCTCGGCAAGGAACTGCATGTTGCTGCTGATCCATACCTTCTTATCCTTCACCGCATAATTGATGTAAGGTGAAGCCACGAGGAGAGACCAGAGAGACCTCGGCAGCTTATTGTCGTTCTTGACGAAGAAATAGATGGTACCATGACGGAGCATAGAGCGATGACCGCTCTCCCAGAAACGGTTAACCATCTTTACTGCCTGTTCTTCCCGAAACTCCTCTTTCTTTTCTTCAGAAAGTTTTTCGTCAGGCTGCTTGGCTTTGCTCTTGTAGCAGATTCTGCCTACACGGGCAACCTGTTGAGTGCCGGTCTTCTGAGGCCACCACTCAACACCAGGAATTATCATTTTCATATCAAATATAAACTATCAGTTATTAATTATCTTTCAATGCTGCCTTTATATATTCGGAAAATTTCGAGTTTTCCTGCTTTTCCAGACTATAGTTCGTTATCTGCAGAGACGTTGTGATTACTGACTGCAGCAGAGCGTAGAGCGAAGAATTGTTGGTGATGACGTAATCAAAACTGTTTATATCCATTGTTACCCGATATTCGTCACGCTTCATTCTTTCTGGAGCGATGCCACGAGCTTTCAGAGTTTCGGGCTTAGCAGCTACGTAGATATTCACCAGTTCAATATCAGGGAATCGCTCGCAAATATTCATGATGCCCTTTTCGTCGATTACGTAGATGGCGACATCTTTTATCTGGTCGAGTTCCGTCCAATACATGTAGCCACCATACTCAGTATAGGCAAGCATATTTTCTCTTGGGATATTGCACTCTTTTACGAAGACGTGCTCTCTGCCGTTTACCTCGCCTTCACGCATAGGTCGAGTGGTATAGGAGCAAAGGATGGGCACATGGAGTGTCATCCGCATCAGCTGGGCAACCGTATCTTTTCCGGAGCCAGCCTGACCTACTATTGCAATAATCTTCTGTTTCTTATCTTTCATTTTGTAAAGTTTTTTATATATAAATAGAGGGATAAACGAACAACACCGAAACAATCGCAAAACATTCCCAAAACATTCATAAGACTCTCGTGAGACTCTCGCAAAATTTTTGCAAAAGCGTAAAACCTTTATTATCGGCCACTTACGAAAAGTATAAATTTTAACTTTCAGGGTTCTGCCGAACCGATTTGTAAATTTATTTCATCCTCATAAAACCTTGTTTCCCGTAGGGTAAAACGTAAGGTTCCTCAGGCGCTCCAGCGAAGGATATTGCTGATTTACTCTATCTCTGAAATCGATCATATCGCCCATATCTACCGTATATTTTCCCAATGTCATATCAAAGTTCACCGGGAACACCATCACTATCTGCCGGAGGAATTTACCCCCCCCCCAATCATCACATCGAATGCGACTTTCATCCATCGCTGACCTTTCTGGTCGAGCCATGACCCCTTCGGGATTTCTACTTTTCTCTTTGCCATAATCTTTAATCTTTATTGTATTAAAAAGCTTTTGCCCTTACAGGGCGACTTGCTGATTGCTATTATACCCAGGGTGTTGCCCTGGGCTAGGAGCTTCTGCCCTTTCAGGGCGTGTGGGGTTAAGGTTCTTTTTACCTTTTTACCTTTAAACGCCCCTTTCCCGCCATACTTGCTGCAGAATAGAGTGATATTCTCCTTCGCCCAAATTCACCTTGAAGGCGTGGATGAGGTAATGATAGCTCACGGTATGGCTGCTGCCTAACTGCCGCCACTTCTGTGAAGCCTGGGAAGCGTTGTACTTACGGCTGCATGCCGAAAGCTCGTGAAACAGACGTTCGCCATAAGGGTGTGCCTTCAATGCCCAACCTGCCTTTGTCCACTCATCGTAGCTTTCCGTGATGTTGATATTCCGGCTCACTAGGGCTTTTACGATAAGCTCGATGATGCGGTCTTGCGTGCGAGGATCATTCCAGAAGGCTGAGTTATCGCTGCCATTGCCATAAGCGCTGGAGGCGTTACTCGGCGGTTGCCGATACATCGGTCGTGCCTGCGGTATCACCTGCGGTTCGTCCATCTGCAAGCCTTGGTAAGGCTGCACATTGTTATTAATATATATATGGTCGGCATCATCCCATGAGGCGAAACGCACACGACCGATATTGCCACATTGCTTGTCGAGCACAATACCCAGGGCGGCATATTCCTTGAGGATAGCCTTAAACTGCTCCTTATGCCTGTCGGGATAAGCCAGGCGAACCAAACCGAAATATCCGGTACCAGAACAGGAACGCATCAGCAAGCCTATCTCCGGACGGAAGCGAGCCACCATGCGGATATTCTCAAAGCTGGTAAGCTGCTGGTTGTCCTGAAGGTCGATGTCGATAGCGAGCCATCCGGTATGCTGATAAAGATGTGTTTCACGGCGTGAAACCATCACACGCTGGCCTGGGTGGGTCAAACTATCGTCTTCATAAAGACTGAAGAGACCGCTCAGTGTGGCACCAGGAAGCATCTTCTTCGTGTCGATATACTCCGGCATCTTCTTCGCCTTGCTGCCATACTGCTGTCGCATGGCTCTCAGCTTCTCTACATACGGCTTCCATCTGTCCGTCAGACAAAACTCACGGATAGACATCTGCGTGATGCACTCGCCAGTCTCCATATCGATGAAGTCACCGTGGGCATCCGTAGCAGACTTGTAGATGGAACATATCTCTTCAAACATACCTTACATATATTATTTATTCATTTTCGCTGCAAAGATACAAAAATAAATCGAAAAAAGTATAGGTGAGCTGTATTATATTTGAAATAAGTTATATTTTTAACATTTAATATATAAAAAGTAAAAAGGTAAAAGGGTAAAAAGGTAAAAAAAAGCATTAGCCACCTTCTGCCTTTTCTTCTCGGACCAGCGATGGAATTACTGGGAACGGAGGCGAGAATGGAGCCACGCAACCCCAGCCAGGCTCTTTTTACCTTTTTTGGACCATTCTTCCCAAAAAGTCCAAAAACGGTTCAAAAAGTCCAAAAATTAAAGGAGAAACAGGAAAATGGCTTGGACCATGTTTTGTTAACAAATATAAATTGACCATACGCAGACCTGTTATAGTCCGTTAAAAGGTGAATTTCTATTTTTGCATAACTTATGCTGAATCAGCCGATTTGCTGCATTTAGACCAAAAATTTATTGATTTTCTTCTACTTTATATATAAGAAATGGTGAAAAAAAATATTAAAAAAGAGAATTGTACACATTTTTCTTGTATAATATAGGGATTTTCCACGCTCAGTTGCCCCTCATTTCCACTATCTAAGTACCTATCAGTCTAGAGTTTACGGCAAAGCCGTTGATGCTACCAACTTCTTTTTAGGGTTAAAGGGTTTTTACTTTTTAGGAGAAATAAAAAAACACAAAAAACTTGTAAGGTAGTAGTGAAAACGTAGATATTTTTGGACTTTTTGCCCTAATTCACCGCTAAAAGTCCAAAAATCAATGAATTAGAGAGAAAAACACTTCAGACAGGAAAATACGTAAAAAAAAGGCTGCCTCGCTTCACAGCGAAACAGCCTAGAATGAAAATAATAATAAACTTAAAAACTAACAACTATATAAATAATCAACAAAAAACCTTCATCTATTTATTCTTCATAAACTGGTTAGCCTTATTCAGACTATCATGCAGTCCATCACGACCGTACATGTTAATCTTGGCGTTGATAGGCTGGTTTAAACGCTGAATGAGCGCATTCACGGCTTGCAGGAGCGCCGCATTGCTTGCAGCGCTGGCTGCTAATAGTCCGTCTGCCGCTGACGCGCCAGGCGAAAGATTACCATTGCTCCCTTGCGTGCCTGCTGCAAGAACATCACCCACATTGCCATTATCAAATGCCCTTCTTGCTGAGTTTCTTCCTGAATAATTGCGGTCGTAGTTCACCAGGGCTTTCAGCAAGCCAGGGTTATTCATCATCATCGCATGGGTAGTTTCCCTACCAATCACGATTTCCGGTCCTTTCTCGGCTACGAGAGATGGCTGCCCGTTCACGGTAGTAGCGGTTGGAGATGTAAGCATCTTTACGCCCTGCATCTGCTTGCCGTCATCCTCCTTCGCCCAATATACTTCGCCATTATCAGCCACAAATGGCTTCAAGTCCTGCACATTACCATTATCGTAGGTAAGCATACCGGTTACGAGCTTGGTGTTGGTGGAAGATGCGTTACTCTTCTTCTTGCCACTGCTGAAGGCAGAGTTGAGTGCCCACTGGAGCAAGCCCATGAGGGTAGCCATCACACCTGCGGCTGCAATAGGACCAGCAATAGGACCCAGGAAATCAAAACACTTAGCCATCGCGCCCGCGATAGATAAGGTCGTTCCTGCTTGCGTGCGGTCAGCATCCGATGCGATAATGGCTTCGTTATTGGCTTGCGTTTTGGCAAGGTTGGTAGTGAGCGCCGTTTCCGTCATAGCCATACCCGCGTTCAAAGCCACCTTAGTGCCCTCACTCTGCTCCTTGTTTCCGGCAGCAGTTACATCCGTGATGTTCTGAACACCCTGGGTAGTTACCTTCTCACGATCCTTATTGCCCTTCTGTACCTCTTTGCTCAGTTCCTTCTGGTGTTTCTTCTCCTTCTTCAACTGGTTGGCTTTCTCCTTATCTTCCTTAGATTTTTTGCCGCCAGTCTTAAACTCGGTGTTCATCAAACCACCGATGAATGAACCACCGATACCTGCTGCGACATCAGCGAAGGAACTACCACCTGCGATAGCATCGGCTGCTGCTGTACCCGTTTGCGTGGCGGCATCATTGTAGAACGCATTCGCATTGTCTCTGTTGCGATGTTCCCACGCATGAGGAGCGCCATTGCCCTCTGCTTGCTTATTTGCCTGCTCAGGAGTAGCAGGTGGCGCATAAGGAGGCACAATAGCCGGACTGTTAGGATTGATAGGTGTACCATCAGGATTCCAACCGAGAGGCTGCTGCGGACGCAGATTCTCGAAGTTAGACTGCGGCTGCTGGGTGAGATAAGATGCACCCTCCTCTACCAGTCGCACATACATCGGATTAGCCTTTGTACCGAGCTTCGAGAAGTCTTCCTTCACGGCATTGGCTTTAGCGTTGGCTCTCACTTTATCAATATCAGGCTGGGCTTTCTTCTTAGCTCGCTTGGCACCAGCATCATTGATAGCCTTCCACATCTGCGTATTCACGTCGTTGAGTGCCATGTTACCCCATGATTCGAGCATAGACTTCAGGGCATTCTTAATAGCTTCCTGTGCGCTGCTTACATCGTTGCGCATTTCGGCAAACGCCTTACCTACTTCCGCACCGAAAGTTTCAATAGGCTTTACGAGCTGCTGCATCTGAGAGAGGCGGTTCTTCATCGCCGCTGCCATCTGATTGACGTATGCAAGTTCTGCCTCCTGACGAGCCTTGTCTGCTTCATCGAGGAGCTGCTTGTTCTTTGAGTTCTTGAATACAAAGGCATAGTAATCTTCTGCCATCTGCATCTTCATCTTCATCAGCTCCACCTCTGGGTCAGCGGTGAGATTACCAAGACCGAGGTTCGACCACATATTGGTTCGCTTGCCGAAGAGCGCGCTTTCCTGCTGCATCTTGCGCAGGGTTTCCTGGTTGGCGAGATTGCGCTTATTCACCTTCCACATCTGCTCGGCAATCTTCTTTGCCTGGTCGTAGGTCTTCTTCTGAGCCTCGGTATATTCATCAGAATACTGGATGAGCTTGCTATAGAACACATGCCAGTCTTCCGCATTATCGCCCAACATATTCTGAATGCGGGCACCAAGCGCATAAGGATCATCACCAAAGAGTACCTGCATCAGCAATCCCCTACCCTCTTTACTGCTGACATCAACAGTATAAAGGTTAGCGATCTGCTTTCTTGCCTGCTCGTACATGGCAATGATGTGTTTCTTGCGTCTTTCAAATGATTCCTTATCAGCTAACTCAAAATCGGTTGGGTTAGCAAAGCCCATCTGATTGAAATCATCGTACATGTTCTGCTGCACGGCTCCCGTGTAATTGTTCTCCTGGGCTATCTTCCGTCGGGCTTCTGCCTGTTGAGTCTCCAGCGTTATATTATTCTGCTGATTCTTGGTAGCCTTGGCCAAGATTTCTGCCGTGATGGAGTTCATCGGGCGGTTCAGACTATTACCCAACTGAGCCATCTTCTCACGCAGAGCATCGACGTTATTCTTTTGGATAGAAGCGAGGAGGTTTTGAGAAAGATTTTCTCCAGTCTCATCGGTCTTCTCGACAAGATCATTATCCATCGTCTTCTTGAACTCCTCCCAGTAGTTAGCCTGGCCAGCGATAGCAAGGCGCACCTGAGCAAGAGCTTCTTCCATACGTCGCTTTACAGGCTCTACAAACAAATCCTGCTCCGTCTTATCCATTCCGAGGCTTACCGCCTGGGATAGCTTCTCGTTAATCTGACGCTCATAGAAGTTGCGGACGTTATCCATGATGGCACTTGCCTCGTCCTGCTTCTGCTTCAGTTCATCACGCCAGGAACGCTGCTGGCCGCGCAATGCCTGTTTATGTTCACGTGCCTCCCGCTTTGCAGCACTGATAGCATCATTATCAGGTGCATCATTTTCAAGTGTACCAGGCTCATCCTCTACCCAAGGAGTGTAACCATCAAGATTAACTACCTGATTGAAGTAGTCATTGATTTCCTTATCTTTAGATGTTTCACGCTTGGTTGCGTTCTGGAAATGAACGAGCGAAGACAACAGACCTTTATAGCCCGTAGGATTGGCCTTAACGATTTTGCCGTTATTATCAGTATAAGTATAGTTTCCGGTTTTCATATTGAAACGGAAACTACCCTGCTTGGCATCTTTTACGTTCGCCTCGATAATCTTCTGCCATATCCAACCTGCACCCGCACCCTTGTTGAACATATCCATCACGTTCTTCTGGGTAAAACCGCCCGCATACAGACCAAGCTTATCAAGTTCTTTCTTGATACGATTAGCCGCATTCAGACGGTCCATCTGATAAGAAGGCATTACACTCTGCTTGGCTTCCTCACGGAGACGATAATAAGTAGCGCGCTGGATTTCCTGTGCCAACTCTGAATAATGCTTCTTCAAATCGCTCACGCTCTTGATTTCGATACCCAACTTAGAGATATATTGACGGAAATCACGATTAAATCGAGCTATCTGCGTATTTCGAGCATTCTGCGATACATTAAGGGCTTCGAGCGTAGTTTTGTAAGAGTGGAGTTTGCGGGTAAGAGTATCAGTCTGAGATTGCGCCTCCTTCAACTTATCTTTCCACGCATTAGCTTTACGTACTGCCTCTGCTTCCGCAGCAGCAGCCTCTCTGTTCGCTTCCGCAAAAGACCATACCACTCCTACAGCGGTGAGAATCGCACTTGCAATAGCTACATAAGGATTTACCTTGGCTGCTGAATTAAACAAAGTTTGCGCAGCTGCCGCAGCTTTTAAAGCCTTGCCTAATTCCCAAAGAAACGAAACGGTTTTATAGACACCCAGAGCAGCAAAATAATTTAAAATAAGAGGAAGAAGAGCTATAAAAACCTTGCAGGCAGTAATCACGCTCCACAGGGCTGCCAGAAGCGTATTCTTGAACACCGGACTTTGCAAGATCATCTGCGACATATCGTACCAGGCTTCCGCCATAGCCTTTACACTCTCCACGCCATCAGGATTGACAAACGCCTTCTCCCAAAGGTTATTAGCTCTATCCAATATACCTGCTGCAGACTGCTGCTGCATAGTGTACTCATTGGTTACAGCCGTCGCCTCCTCGAATGCCTCCTTAGACTCATAAAGATGATCCTTCAGCACGTCCACGTTCTTAGACATAGTTACCATGGCGGTAATGAGTCGCTGACCATCGGAGCCAAGGTCTTTAAAGATACTGCCAAGGGCATTCATATTGCCCTTATCACGCATCTTCTCCAATACAAGAACAATGGCATCCATCGCATGCCCGGCAGCATACATGTTCTTGATGGTACCCTGCTGAATACCCAAATCCTTTTCGATAAGGTTGTGGTTCTTCTGCAAGGCTACGATGAATTTAGACATCGCCGTAGCACTCACCTCTGGCATCAGGAAGAGAGAGTCGGATGCAGAACCGAGAGCCAACAGCTGGTCAGCAGTGATACCTGCAGTACGGCTCACACCGGTCAATCGCTTGGCAAACTCTACGATATTGGTAGATGTAGAGGTAGAAGTAGAAGACAGTTTAAACATAGCCGAACCCGTAGCAAGCATCGCTTTTTCGATACCCATCTTCGGGATAAGACCCATCGTTTCCACCATCTTAGAAAGAGCCGGGAGCGCTTCTTCTCCCATTTCCTCACCGATAGCTACATTAATCTTATCAGCGGCTTTAACAAACTGAGCCATACCATCCACGCCATACTTATCCATACCGAGTTTTGCGCCCTCGTAGGCAAGTTGAGCCAGGCCATCAATAGAAGTACGGGTGTCTATCTTAGCTAACTCCTCAGACAGTTTGTTGACATCCTGCATCGTGAGTCCGGACACCTTACGAATATCCGTCAAAGAAGAAGAATATTCAAAGTTCTTCTTGATAGCAGAAGTAACTGTATCTTTGATAGCATTGAAAGCCTGAAAGAGACCTGCGTATGCCGTAAGGTTCTTCAATGCAGTTTTCCAGGAATTGCTCTGCTTGTTGGCTGCACCGGTTACATTATCAATCCCTTTTTTAAGGTCTTTAAGGGCCTTTTGTTTATTCTTAAATTCCTCGTCACCGGTATTGATTTTATTCAACTCGGCTTGCAACTGCTGATAGGCTTTTTTAAGTTCCTCGATGGAAGTCTTGCCTTTTTTGCTGCGGGCGATGACATCGTTTACATCTACCACATCATCCTCTACCTGCTTGATTTCCTTATCCAGGGCTTGCAACTGCTGCTTCACCTGCTTGGCTGCATCGGAAGACGGAGCCAACTTGCCGAGCTGCTTATTCAGTTCGGCAGACGCGGCTTTCAAATCATCGAGAGATGCAGTCTTCATATTGCCAAGAACCTCATTCAGTCTCTCGGCAGACATGGCAGACTTATCAGCATTATCTCTGAACACACTGAGGCGTTCGTCCAGCATACCGAGAGCTTCCTTTATTTCCGCTATCTTGATGGTCTCCAAAGGAGAAGTGTTGCCCAATTCCTTCTGAAGGTAACTCTTAGACCATTCCAGGTCATTTTTAGTCGGACTGCGAAGGTAGCCCTCTTTATCCAGCAATCCATCCTGACGAGCCATCTTCTGAGCGGTATCATAGTTACGCTCGAAAGGTGAGTTACTGGCAACATCTGCCATTCGGTTCTTCACGCTGTCGATTTTCGCAGCCAAGTCTTCCCATTCCTTAGAGAACGGCTGCATTGAAACTTTGGCTTCCTGGAGGACTCTGAGCATATCCTGCAGACTTTGCTCCGACTGCTCGCCCAGCGTTTTCATCCGGTCATTCACTTCTGTAAGAGAAAGCTCTTCCTTTACCTCCTTCGCCTTACCCGTGAGTTTAGACAGGCTCTCCTCTGCATCGGCAATGGAAATAGCGTATTTTTTCCATTCCTCGCTACCGATATGCGTCTGCGCCTGAAGAAGTCTGAGGGTATTGATAGCCTCACGAACCTCACCTTCGGTATGGCTATCCATAAAGGTAATGGTGTCCTTGGCATCCTTTTCGGACATTACCTGCTTCACCTCCTTCACCTTGCCTGCAAGCGATGCAAGCCGCTCCTCTGCCTTGGCTATCTCATCAGCATACTGTTTCCACTCACTGCCACCGATATTACTCTGACCTTGTGCCTGTTTCAGGGTATTAATGGCAGTCTGGATCTCAGTCTGCGAATGGTTCTTCATCGTGTCGGTAGAAGAGAGCATCTGTCTTGACGATGCCACCTGCTGCTTGAACTGAGCCTGACGCTTGGCAGTAGCTTCGGCAGAAATGGCTGCATTGCGCTTATTCTGCTCGGCGGTGAGCATCTGCATAACCTGCTCCTGCTCCTTGTATTCCTTCGTACCGCGTCGGGTATAGTCCATAAGGTCTTTCTGCTGTGCGATAGCCTTACTGAGCCATTGGTCGCTCTGCGTACCAATGCTTGCCAATCCCTCGCGTATCTTCACGTATTTTCCTTCCAGCAGACGTATCTGGTCGCCTACTGTCTTCATCATCGCACGGATAGCGTTTGCCTGCTCCATTTCTGCCTCCGACAAGCCTTCGAGCTGGCGCTTTCCGTCGCCCAACGCACGGCGCAGATTGCGGAGTGAAGTATTACTAAGTTGGTCCACTACACTCTGCAAACGTTCATTGGCAGCTATATCTTTAATCTGCGCAGAAGCCAGCAAATCATACTGATTCTTCAAATCTTTAATGGTTGCATCGAGGGCTTTGTATGGGTCAGTGTTCGGCTTCAGGTTTTTCAACTTTTCCTGAGCCGCATCTATCTGCTCGGATATACCAGCAGCTGCCTCCTGCAACTGCTTCAATACCTGGAGCGGCTGCTGACCGTTAAGCGTGATGATAGCCTCTGTTTTATTCTTTGCCATTGCTTTTTATTTTTAATGTTTATTTTTGGGGGATATGAGAACGGCGATTGAATCGCCGGAAACGGGAGCGAGAGGGGTTACTCGTCTTTGCCTTCCAGGGCGTTCATTATCTGCAACAAGCCTTGATAGCCGTAGTAATCTGCAAGATGATTCTCGTATCTCGTTTTCAGTCTTCTCACCGTGCGCATGATGGCAGGGCGGTGAGATTTACCAGCCCTTCTATCCCATTTGCCGATATATCGGATTTTGAACTTGGCTTTCTTCGAGCGGTCCACCTTATCGGCAGTAATATGGGCTGCAGGGTCACGAGGATCACCCGTCAAACCTACACCAATATCCACATAGCGGAGATAATCGTTATAGCGGATTCCTACCATCAGATTACCCGTCTTTTCATCAGCCTGATATACCGTACCCTCAAAGGATTTCTTACCTTCACCCGTAGAGTACCACATGCCGTGTTCCTCGCGGTATTTGTTTACCTTCTCGTAGCCACGATATACTTCTACCGGATAAATCTTCTGGGTATTGAAGTTGACTTCTATATCAAGAAGGGCTTGTTTCAGATATACACCTGCCACCTCTTTCAGGGGCGCAAAGGGCGACTTGATAGGTTGGGTTCTGATAGACATGTCTTATTCCTCCTTTCCGTCTTCTGTTGATGCAGGAATGATGTATTTCTGTTCCTTCCCGCATTGGAAATTATAGAGCGGACGGATGGTCTGCCAATAGCAATCGGCAAGAAGCCAGCTCGGTCCACGGAAAAGAGGGTTTACACCAAAGGCAAAACTCTCTATATCGATGGATGATAACTCTACGCCTAACCTGGGATCCTCTTTCTTGAAGTTTCTGCCCGTGATAGGACAGATACCCGTACGGCGAAGCTGAGTGAGATAGGAGGCGAGGTCTTCACAATACTCCATCAGATCATCCGATGCAGCCTGCAATTTGCTGCCATCATATCTGCCCAACGTAGCAGAGGAATCTTTCAGTCGGGTAAGGAAGCATACCTGATAGGTAATCAGGGCTTGCTTATCCGATTTCAGCTCTCCGGAGTTCACTACACGATAGAGCATACAGGGAGAGTGAATGATATTGGCGTTGCGGGAAAAGATATTTTCCTCGTCAATATCACGGATGCGGAAGAAACTCTGTTCTTCCAGCTTCTTGCTTGTCGGGTTATGGGATAAGGGCTTATATATCGTAGCCCAATGCTCCAAAACATTTGATATTGTCATAATTCAAATGGGTTTTAACACATTATTAACTGATAGCGTACAGAAATTAAGAGTTGTTGGCACATCATACATCATAGTCGTCGCCAGCCCCTTTCTGCGGAATCCACTCATCTTTATCTGCACCATTATCCGGCTTGGCTGCATTATCTACATCTGCCTTACCCTTTACCTCTTCTTTCTCGCTGTCCTCCTCTTCCTCTTTCATCAAGTCTTTCAGCTTCACGTTGAAGTGCCTTTCGGTTTTATCGGCTACAATCTTCTGCATCACTCTTGCCCAGGGTGCCCCATTGCAGGTACTCTCGTTTTCGAGAATACTCACGAGCTGCACGCCACAATAAATAGCGGCAAGATAGTTGGCGAGATGGAGAGGGTTCTGAAAATCGAGTATGACGGTATCTACCATCGTAGCCAGAAATATCGCAAGGATGAGGACGGAGAAATCTTTCACCATCTTTGCCATTTTCTTGGATTTCAGTTTCCCGTCGATTTTGCATCGAGGGTCTTTTTTGATGACCTCCCGATAGCGGGAATAGATGCGGCAGTTGCACCGCCACGCCGTATAGCAATCGCAAATGAGGGCGAAGAAGCATACGGCGATGTAGTTAAGAGATGGTTCCAGGGTACACCACACTAAGCCAATGATGGCTACAAGAAACCTCGTAAGAGTTGGAATTAAACTTTGCATTTCTTTTTTCTTTTTAATGTTATCCTATGTTGTCTTAATACTATTGCAAAGGTATCTGTTTTTTATTGATAGGTGGGGACAAAAGGATTTTCTTGTCCCTATCGATTAGGGGCTTTTTTGTAATTTTGCAATCAAGATGTACGGATGGTAGATAGCCTTCCGGGGGGGCGGTGTTTTTGAACACGAATAAAACGAATTTCGGGTTTCGATACCCCACCAAGTTAACATTTAACATTTAACATTCAAAAAGAGATGAGCCAATTAACACAGAACACCCTGCAGAGGATAGACAAGTGGCTATCCAATGGTCTCAGCATGGAGACGATGTTCCCCAAACTGGAACAGCGGTACCGCATGCAGATTTGTGCTGAGTTCTACAAGCGATGGGTGCAAAACAACGATATAGACCCTCGTACCACCTGCCGCAATATCGCACGGCGAGATTATACACTCTTCGTAAGTCAGGCAGGACAGGGCAACAAAGAGGCACAGGATATGGTGATGGCGCTGCATATTGATATTGACGAGGAAGGCAATATAAAACCCCGCACGGTTACGGAACTGAATAATGATGTGGCGGTATGCAACCATATCATCCGTTTCTTCCAGACCGACGAAAGCCCCCGCCACAAGGCGATGTATCTGAGCAGCGCTGAATGGCTCATCCGCACGGGCAAGCAGCAGAACAACGACCGTGCGGTGGATAAGGGTATGCAGGCGCTGGCTAATGTATATGGTAACTTCGTGGAGGATAAGGATGCTACGGACGAAATGCCGGATATGAGCCGCATTGCCATTACCCAGGATGTAAGCATCGTGAAGCACGACCGCATCAACTATACCGATGAATACAAGCGCAAGATGGCTCGAAAGTATGGTCTTACGGTGAAGGATATGCAGCAGATAGCCGATGAGGAGAGCTTGAATGCTACTCCGGAGAAAGCTCCTGATTACTTCGACTATATGGAAGAGGTGATGGAAGAGAAGGAGGCTGATAAACAGGCTAAGGAAATGAAGGAGGAACCAGCCGATGAGTAAGCGATACGGAAATCATCATCCCAACAAAATTCCTCCCTTCCGTCCTGATCCGGAACACTGGACGAGGAAAAGCAGTCACGGATGGAAAGCCAAGGTTACCTACGAGAGCGAGGATGAAGCCTGCGAGTTTCTGAAACTGCACCCTAAAATCATGGCTGCAGGATATACGGCATACCAGTGCAAGGTGTGCTCGAAATGGCATATTGGGAAGTTAAGATAGTTAATAATTTATAGTTAATAGTTTATAGAGGAAGATATGAAATACGGATTGCCCTATAAGGGAAGTAAAAACAAACTGGCAGAGAGGATTGTGAGCCTTCTGCCTAAACGAACACACCTGATAGATTTATTCTGCGGTGGTTGTGCGGTGAGCCATGCGGCATTATTGAGAAACAAGTATGAGCATATCCATATTAATGATATAAACTGGATGTGCCCTACTCTATTCATTGATGCGCTGAATGGCAAATATCAGAACGAGACAAGATGGATAAGTAGAGAGGATTTCTTCAGACTGAAAGATACCGATCCATACGTGGCGGTGGTCTGGTCATTTGGAAACAATCTGCGAGATTATCTTTATTCTAAGGAAATCGAGCCTTTGAAGAAGGCTATCCATTATGCAATATTCTTTCGTGATTACTCTCTTGGAAAAGACCTTGGCTATGATTTGTCTTTCATTGATCCTATCAGCGACATTCAGCGCAGATATGCGGCAGTAAAAAGATATTTCAGCCAGTTCGGTCACTTCCAGCAACAATCATTTGAGGGGGGGCAGAGAGTAGCCACCAACTGCAAGTTGAACACGTCACGAGGGGGGGGCAGAATCATCGAGATTGCAGAGCACAGAGGCCTACGAACGGCTCAATACCAACCTCCAGTCTTACGGGGGGGCGAAACGTATCAGTCAGATTGGAAACAATCGAGAGGCTTACAAACGTCCATCAGAACTTCAACATCAAGAATGCCGCAGCCGAGTCTGTGGGATTCAAAAAAAAAAAATCGACAGGGCGAACTCTGCAACGGAGAACGAGCCAACTGCATTGCACAGATTGCAATACAGGGAGCGACAACTATCCCTACCGAGAAAATCGGGGGGGGCGATTTTCAAACATCACATCAAGTGTGCTTAATTATGCCAAGGTCGAAATCCCAAAAGATAGCGTAATCTACTGCGATATTCCCTACGAAGACACCAACGTATATAACAAAGCTGAAGGTTTCGACTACGAACGATTCTACGATTGGTGCGAGCATCAGACACAACCCGTTTTCATATCTTCCTATCAGATGCCTGATGATCGCTTCGACTGCATCGAAGAGTTCTCTCATCGCTCTACCCTATCAGCTACGGCTAATAATCTCGTAACGGAACGCATCTATGTTCCAAAACATCAGAAGGAGCGAGGCAATAGAGCTATTCAGCTATCATTATTTTAAATCTTCGAAATTATGGCAAAGATTATTTATTTCGGAACAAATGGGTGTTCAGGTCACTACCCTATCGGTATTGATATGACACTGACAGGAGAAGAGTATGATAAATGGAACGAGTGTGATAATGCAGTCTGGATAGAAAACATCCAGAAAAACCCAGGTCGCCACCTGATTCAACATCACGGCGAAACCTATACCAACTACGGTGTACCTTTCTCTGTAGATGAAGACAGAGTTGGAGACCATACCGAACTCTTCTGGGAGGGAGTACACTCGGAAGGAGAAATAGTAGAACTTATACAGAATAACCCATTCTTGAAACGACAATTTAAAATGTAAGCAACAATGATAGTAATAAAAATCAAAACATGGAAAGACTGGAAACAGGACTTTCTTAAATGGGTGCAAGCACCTCGCCGCAGTACTTGCAAGGAGTACGTAGATTATATGGAGGCTTTACAAAATCAGGTTCTCTACAAAATAATAAACGACACTTGCGATAAATACGGCAATATGCGTGAGGATCAAATTCAAGACATCACCGAGGCAGTCGAGAGATGCGTGGCAGAGTGTGCCAAAGAAACACGCAAGTTAATCGATGATTCCCAGCCCGCAAAATTTCTCTAAGACTGTAAAAAATACCTGGCACGTCCGTTAGTCGTTTCGTCGGATTTAAAACCAGCAGTAACGCCTAGCGGACCCTATTCTGTTTCGCCATCGCGTCTGCCGCCTTTATGATGATTATACGGATGGCAAACTTGGCAAAGGCTTTTTCGTCGTTTCATCCCTATTGGAGATTGAGTCCATGTTGCCCCACAATCAGGACAGCGCCAATAGAAAAATAATGCCGAATAAGCATTCACTTTTTCAGGTGTTACCCCACCATTAGCCTCTTCGTCCCAATATGGAACTAATTGAGGGGAAATCTCCGATATAGAATTACGAATAGCTTCGGGGTAAAGAAGTTTGTATATATCAGCAGTATCTTTACTTAAATCTACCGAGACCTTTTCTATCGACAACATATCGCACAAGGTATTCATTAGTCCTTGAAGATCAGCCTTGTTGTAGTCATAAAATATTGTAGAGTCGTTATAGCTATCGTTCTGCCACTCCTGTACCCGAATCAGCCTTATACCTTGTCTTTTTAATATTTCAGACTTCCTGGAATCTCTTTTATTTGCTTTCCTATTATTATGATACCGAACACCATCATACTCTATTCCAACCTTGAGTTGTGGAATATAAATATCTATAGACTGTCTCGTACCTTTAATCTGTTTCCATTGATCTATATCTATGACTTTTCGCAGATAAAAGGCAATGGCCATTTCTATGAAAGATGAATGTATTGTAGGTCGGCATATAGGACAAAAACGTCTCGATTTCATACTGCTTGCCGTTGCCGAAAATACATGATTATTCGGACATCTCCAATAGTATGTCTTGCCTGAACTTGGAGCTATATCATACGGAGTCAAAGATCCATTTAACGTAGGATGCCACCAGTCAACAAACCTATATACCGTATCACCGAAAGATTTGTGCTGGTCAACAAGAAAATCTTGATTTCTCTGCTCGTCTCTTTTATGAATCATACTTCTAATTGCGCACAATCGACACATCGGTTTCTTTCCCTTTCTTTGAAAAACCTTCGTTTTCCACTTAGAACCACATATAGGGCACTTACAATTTATCACATATCGGCTGCCAGACGGAACCTTGCTTGGGTCAAGATCATTTTGAGAAAAATCCCACACTTCCATTATTTCAGGATAATCCTTACAAGATCCCGTTTTCTCTATCATGGCTGCTTGATATTTTTCTGCCCGTCGTTTAGACGCACACTCCTTACAATAGAAAGCATGATTACGATATATATCAATTACAGGATGGCTCGTCATCTTACCACAATCTGCACATCTTATATTAACTTTCACTTTATCTGTCTTGTGTAACGTCCGAGGGTCCGGATTATCATCACACCATAAAGCCATTATTTCTGGAACATCTGCTAAACTACCATATCGGATAAAAGATTCTTTATTCTGACCCAATTTATTCTTTTCTTCAATATAGCAGCTCCTACACATACCATTGCGAGATATAACCGTCTTACCCTTAGCAATAAAAGGGGTATTGCATTTTGCACATCTCCATTGCAAAGAGCGTCCGTAAGACCCACCGATATTATGCGGATCTAATCTATTGTTCGCTTCATAATCCCAGCAACCTATTAAGATAGGGTTATCTGCTATAGTTGATTTTCTCTGTGGCATATTGACTTTTTATTTTTATTAGTGCAAAGATAACAAAAAATATCCGTAAACAGAAAAACAAATGTTTTATTTTTAAATAATTAACCTACTTCTCATATTAACATCATCCTTAGCTACAACTAATTGTCCTTACCCTTTATTCTGAAATATATAACTTTGCTGCAAAATTAAAATTAAAGAATATGCAGCAACCACATCAAATATATTTAAACAGATTCCAGCAAGAACTCTTTTATATGGGGGCGAAAGATGAAATCGTCATAGCTGGACGACGCACAGGTAAAACTGATGGTTTGGTAGCGCCACGCGTATGGGCAGTGTCGGACTCTATGCCAGGCATGCTGGGCGCTTGGCTTGCTATTTCCAGACAACAAGCATTCTCTAAAACTATCCCTGGTACTATGGCAGCAATGGAACGAATGTTTGGTTTCACAATAGGCATTCACATGGGATGGGGAAGACCACCGAAACACGCCCGCCCTGCAATTTTTAAGCCAAAGAACTATGATAATATTATCTGGTTTGCAAACGGTGCACAATGGGCTTCTATATCCCTTGCACAGACTGCATCGGCAAACTCTTATACATTCTCACATGCTATTTTGGATGAGGGTAGATTTGCGAACAAAAAGAAAATCGACGAGGAATTTATGCCTTCTCTATCAGGACAAACTCACCCATTAGGTAACATTGAGTTCTCGGAATACAATCCTTATTATAGAGGTAGGCTTTTTGTTACAGATGCTTCCTTGACGGCGAAGGGGAGTTGGCTGGAACGAGAAGACGAAAAATTGGAGCTTATCATAGAATCCGGTCCTTTCAAAGGAAAGACATATCAATGGGTGCAAGATAAACTTGAAGAGTACGCTCGAAAAGTAATACGTTATAATGATTTACTCTATAACTCAAAAAAAACAGGTCATACGCCACACGTAGTACCAATAGAAGTAAGAAGTATGATTCGAGCTATTGCGCTCAAAATGATTAAACATGAAGGTCAATTCAAAATATTACCTAATCACGGAAAGCAGCTCTCTAAAAACATGGTCGATATGGCTGTGAATTATCATCTGGTAAGTACAGATGATGCAGAACTGATATTCGATTATGAGTACCTGCTTACTCCTGAAGAGTATTGGGAAATGCAAATGTTTGACAAATCGGATAAATTCAGAGACGGTTATCTTCGAGAATTAAGAAAGGTTGGATTTGTAGTTAAGCGCGCATCAACATTAGAAAATATTGACATTCTTGGTGAGGATTACATCAAACAGTTAAAGCGAGATCTTCCTGCATATACCTTCGCTGTTTCTATACTCAACGTGAAAATCAAGAAATCTAATGATGGCTTCTACTCAAATTTAGACATAGACAGAGTGCATGGGTACGTTAATGATAATGAGATAGATCCCCTTTCGGTTGCCAACTGGAGCACCCAGAAGGCTACGGGTATCATCGGCGGCAAGAAGATTACGTCAGAAAGCTATCAGCCGGATTTGAAGGAACTATCCGAGAGAAACGACTGCCGTATGGATGCTGACTGCGTAAACGACCTTCCTCTCTATCTCGCATTTGACTATAACGCCAATATCAACACCCTGGTGGTAGGTCAGGTATATCAGCGCGACGGAATGGAGGCAGTGAATGTTATCAAGAGTTTCTACGTGAAGAACGAGCGCAAGCTGCGTGAACTGGTAGATGATTTCTCGCATTACTATGCTCCGAAGAGAGCCGTCAACCGTGACGTGGTTTACTTCTATGATTCCACCGCCAAGCAGGGTGCATCGTATGCGCTGACCGATGAGCGCTTCTACCAGGCTGTCATTAAAGAGTTGGAGCGTAATGGCTGGAATGTGACGGCGATAGATATGGGTGTGCCGGAGAAGCACGAGGTGAAGCATCGCATCATCAATAATGCCCTTGCCGGCATAGAATATCCTGCTATCCGTATCAATCAGACTCAGAACCCCGATTTGATTATCGCCATGCAGCTCTGTGAAGTGAGCATAGGCTACCAGGGATTCCGCAAGGATAAGAGTCAGGAGAAGAAATCGGAGACGGAAGACAACCTGCCGTTGCAGCAGAGAACAGACTTCACTGATGCCTTCGACTCTCTATATTTGGGATGTAAGTTCTGGCGAGGAAATATCGGCTGGTTTGTACTGCCGGACGGAAGGAACGTATAACTAAATGTTGAATGCTAAATGTTGAATTAGGAATGAGGGGCGGGTGTCATCGCGACAGCCGCCCCTCTTGTTACTATAACCATAAACTAAAAACTAAGTTCAAAATTTTAATTCAAATGAGAACTAATTAATGAAGAAAATAAAATTCCCGCGTTTCACAACGAAGGAACTAAGACTTTAACAACTCAAAAAACTTGAATAAAATAATTGTAACTAAATACGTTTAGCATATTTTGATAAAACACTAGAAGAATCTTTTCTTTACACACACATTAGAATTAATGAAGAAATTAGAACCCCGCGTTTCACAACGAAGGGAACTAAGCGATTTTCGATAAGTAAAAAATAATCGTTTAACTTATAAAATATATCTGACAAAACATTAGAAGAATAAAAATTCTATTTATCTTAATGGCGATTTTCGCACTGTTCATCGAAGGCTGCAATGCAGTCATCTTTCTTATCTTTGCTCAGTGCATCCCATCGCTCCTGCCATTTGATTTCTTGGGTGTAGGCGGAAATGTAACAGATGGAACTGATAGGAATCACCATCTGCGTATAGTCTGTCTCTGAGTCTATGTATGTAACTCCTATCACCGTATCCTTCGACGTAGCATCAATCTCATCGCCTATATATGAATCCTGCACCAAAGTCTCAAAGGCTTGATTGTGGAGAGTGATGTATCTGCCATTATTAAAATGGATTTCAATAATGACCTCATAGAAATCACCCGAATCCTGATTCAGACTCTTTATCTGCTCTTCGAGCGATCCATACTCCTTTACATCGAAATTAGGTGCGCTATTTTCCATCCATTCTGCAAGGTCTTTCAACTCCCCCAGAAAATCATCTTGTTCCATTCCTGTCATATTTTTCTTGTTTGCAAAGTTAATTATTTAATTTGAAATAGTGGGGACAAAGGTAGTGACTAATCACTATCCATTAATCAATAATCACTATCCAATAATTACTATTCATTAATCACTAAAACTAAAGTTCCTTTACCAGCAACAGACGGCCATTTTCATTCCTTGCCTTTATCCGATAGCCAAGGCGCTTATACCACTCTAGGACAAAAGGCTTACTGCCTTTATCATCCCACTCTAGCTGTGCCGACTTGCAGGCCAGTTTCTTAGCTTCCCGCTCTGCGGTCTCTATCAGGAGGCGAGCCGTTCCTTGCTTGCGGTACTTCTCATCTACCCAAAGGCAAAAGATGGCGCAATCGGCATACTGATAATACTCGTCTTTATAAGGTCCAGGCTTCGGTACCTCCACCTGTACGGTGCCGTGATGATTTTCATCCACGACAACAATCTTTTGAGATGACTCCCAATCTTGAATCTGTATCATAATATATTCTTTTTTATAAATCCTTAAAGTCACTTGCTCTACTTGAAACGAATGGCTATCTTGCAATCAGAAAAGCCTACCAGCCTATGATGCCTGTTGAAAACACGACTGCGCGCTATGCTAAAGCCACACCATCTTCGGAGTACTCGCGTGGATGGGGTGTCCTTGTACCAAAGCTGTACGTAATCGTACTGCCTAAACAGATACTCTTTTTCACCGCTAGCAGTTCGTCTTTCATCGAGAACTATAGATTTCTTCAATTCGGAATCATAAGATACGAACACTACGCTTATCTTATTTTCCATAATTGCATTGAACTCGGCTTGATTTACGTGTACCTGCAGAACCCTTTCCATATCGCTGGGAGGGGTAAATTTAGCTATGCTCATACGCTACAAACTTTCCTTTTCTAAGGTTGTTATAAAATTCCTTTGGGCACATACAGTCCCAGAAGTTATCTGCTGGCGCATTGTATCTGTCGCCAAAGAAATCACAGGCACAGTTTACGCTTGTCTGATTGAAAGCGATTGCCTCTATATCATTTACGCTGTGAACCTTAATAAAGGCACTCAGTTTTTCGTATTGTTGTGGATATATACCTCCACACTCATCAGCGACAACCTTTAAGCATTCAAGATAAACTGGTATATCTTCGCCTAGAACCTTTGCATAATCAAAGGTAGATCTGAACACCATCATTTCCTCATAAGTTAAGCGGAAATCATTCTGTAGGTCTTCGATTTTCTTTTTGGATGAAGAATAGATCCATCGGCTTACATATTCACCTTTTGCCAATGTTTCCTTCACCCCTTCCAGTTCCAGCGGTTTCCCATCAGCTCCTACCGGTACGTAAGACGGAAGGTATTTCTTCTCCAGATACATCCAGAGGTGAGGCATTCCACCCCAAGCATTGGGAACCTCTATAGCGAGTTTCCAGCACTTCTTTTTCTTCATTTTTACGTATATCTCAAACATGATAAAGCTTAGTTAATGATTAAATGAATCTCATCTTCGTAGTCCTTGATAATCTCTATCGGACGGAAATGCTTATCCAGGTACTTCTCGGGAACTTCATTCATCGGACCCTCAAATAAGGTCTGAATTTTGCGGGTATCGGGAAGAATAACATCAATGCTTACCTGACAGAACTCATCGATGATAGTGCCTACAAGGTCGCCTATCTTCAATGGAGAAGGATGCAGCTTCTTCTCCTCTTTCTTGCTGAGAGGAGGAACGAATGGCTTCTGCTTCTCGCAAATCACGTAAGGGGTCACGATACTCTTCTGCTTGGAAGCATCATCTGTAAAATCATTATACTTGATAGTAACAGCGTTAAAATTGCCGAGATAGTTAACAGGGCAAGCCTGGATAACCTCTGCAAGGCTCGGTTTGAACAAAGCCGGTGAGCCGAAAGTATGCACTGCTTCAAAACTAGGCAGTACGCTTTTCACTTCCTTGGGGTGTTCCTTATTATATGAAGGCTCATCCCAGATGCAGGAGTCAAAAAACACATCTTTAGGCTTTGGATATTCTAAAAGCACAAACTCTTTTGCCTTAGGGTCATGCCGGAAACAGAAAACGCTGATACCTTCAGCTATCTTCTCTATCTGCTCCCTGGTTAATTCTATCTTTTCCATAATCTATAAATCTTTTAATCATTAAAATACGTCTTTAATATCACATCCGGCTACTGCCTTGTATTCTGCCTTGAGGAAAGCAATCTCATCCTTCAGGCGCTTGATTTCTGAGGTAAGCTGATTACGCTCTACACACTTTTTCCAGTTGCGGTAGGCATAATAAAACTTATCGCATAGCTTCAGTTCCTCATCGGTGTACTTTTGCAGATGCAGACAGTGTACCTGTTTTATCTCATTCAGTTTACCATCCGCTTTAAGTACAATCAACCCGGCATAATCAGGAAGGAGAGGATATACTTTCGCACTAAGGTACCATGGTACGCAATAGTAGAAGTAGTTCGGACGGCGATGTGCTCTTTTTGATACCTCCTGACTCTCACGGTAGATATTCCAGGCCTTACCTACCTTCTCTATATGATAATCATGGAATGGCTCATATTTCGACAAGGCTTTCTCATCCGTTTCTCTACAAACAAAAGTAAGAGAGTGCCACTCCCCTGTCTTCAGTAATTCATGCTTCTGCCGCTTATTCTTGAAATCGTTTTTAAAATCAGCGAAAGAGATTTTACATTCCACCTCATACCAATATCCGCTTCGGTTCTTGATGAGTATATCACTCTCCCAGTCGAACACATAAAGGTTTTCTACGATATACGTAGGGTTCGATTTCCAGCCGCGCAAATACTGCTGAAGAAGCTGCTCTGACACCTGCTCCTTGGTAAGGAGGGTTTGTTTACGCTTTGTTCCCATTAAGCTTTGTCATATCTCCGTTTTTAAATTCATAGCCTATCTCTCGCAGTTTTTTCTCTAACATCTTAACTTGTGACTGAGATGGCTGAAAGATGTAAAAATCATCAAAATGATTGATGGAGAGATTGGAACCGATAACATTAGCAAAGCCATAAGACGGCTCGCTGTGACATTCATCCACATTAGGGTCGCACACCCTAAGAAGCCTACAAACGCCATCACTTTCCCAAAAGAAATGTAAGAATACATTCTTATTTTCCTGCCACAGATTAAGTTTTACACAAATAAAGCCTTTGCTCGTATTAAAGTGATCCTTACTTTGCAAAAAATAGATTCTATCCTCTTGAAGGGATTCGGGGGAAACAACTACAGAGCCAACATCCTCACCATACACGTTAGATTTGACACGATATACGCAGTTCTTGGTGTCTATATCGCAAGTGAATGGATCGAAGTCTTGCCATGAGAGTTTTTCGTTCAGATACATTACCGGTCGCCCCTCTTTGATGGCTTGCAGCACCTCCAGCAAGCCATCAACATCAAACAAATAATTCTTTTCCATAACTATTTTTTATTACCTTTTTCATGTCGCCATGAGATAGTTAACTTATACTCACCACCAACCCCACACCAGGTTTCATAACCGAGTTCATCTAGATATAACCTTACGATACTTCTGTCTTCGTCACTCTCGAAGGTCACAGTATCTTCGAACTTTAACTCTTCACAAGCAAGATCGATGATTGCGTCTATCAATTCGAGATTGTCTTGATATTTTACCTTGATAGCGTTAAGGGTTTTTCTTCTTGCCTCTTCTGCTGTTGTCATAAGCTACTATATCTATTGATGTCTATTTTTATAAATATGAATATATTTAGTAGAAAGCGCCCCGTAATTTGCATAGCCTTTTTCTATATGCCACTTATCAGGATCCTTACTAGCCATACTTTCTACCATCTCGTCATAACTTATGCTTTGAGGTGACTTAGTGCCGACAACAATAAGGCTAGACTCTTCGTCGTAACCGGCTATAAAAATCTTACCAGCTAAAAAGTCTATCTCACGTCCTTTATATAGTTCCCAAATCTCCTTAACCGTCAGTCCGGAAATATCCTCATACACGGAATCCTCAGATGCAGGTGAGTCCGTCTGCTCCGTTCTCTCCTCGTTAGGATTCATTTTTACGACAACACGTACTCCTAATTCATCGAACTCATTTTTAATTTTTAGGCCACTGAGCTTTGACTTTCGCCAGTTATCAGCCCAAGAAAGGAGCCAGAAACCTACAAAGAAACCAGCCAACACAACGATCATTGCCCACAGGCAGCAATCGTATATCTCCTGAGATATAACATAAGGGTTGGTGTAAATATTCTTCAGCTTGCCGATACCATAGATAAGGATAACGGCAAGGATAGGTACCAATGCTGCCAACAGGTTAACACCGATAACCTGGGCATAATACTTCAATTTACTTTTCATCATTTTCTTTTTGTTTTGATTCATAAATCTTTTTTATTTCATCAAGATTTCTGATACACAAATCTCGATAAACACCTCCAAAAGTTTCTGCCTGTTTATACATGCTGTCCTTTACCATAAAACGGCAATCAAGACCGCGTGCCAGGGTTTTAACCGCAATAATAAAACCGACAAACTCATTGGGATCATATCGGTTTTTCTTGATAGGTGACTGGGCTCCGATACGTATCTCGTCCGTAATCTTGTATGTTTTCTTAATTACTTCCGATGCAGCATGAATACTCGTTATCGGCTCTAGAGATACAAAAGTCTTAATCTTGTATTCATCGTGCAATTTGCGTAAAGCTTCGATGCGCTTCTCTGTAGAAGGAGCATTAGGCTCCAGCTCATCTTTACCGGTGATAGTGAAACCAATGGTGAGGCAGTGGGGTAAATTTTCCACATATTCAGGCCAGACTTTATGAGAACGAGTCAACGCCAGCTCCCAGCCTTCCGTGTATAACCAATCTACATTTTTTGTAAGAATCGTAACAGGAATCTGGCTTGTCACTAACGTATGAAGCATCCATTGGGTTATATTATTATTATTAGCTAAATAGCTATCAAACGGATCGCAAGTAAACGAAAAGAATATACCTCCATCCTTGCGAATCTTATCCTCTCCGATTTTTGCAAGATCTGCCAGTATAAGACGTTGTGCAGCTAAGACTGCATGCATAAAAGCTTCTGATGGATAGATATTTTCACGTGCAGTTATACCTCTATCTTTCATATACATTTTTAATAGCTTTTCTCGCAGCCTGATGATAGGTGCTGCCAGTTCCGACTTATCGCCGAAGACGTGGCTCAACACTCCTCTGCGGTTATAACAATATGTGCAGCCATTAGAGCAACAATGGTAAAGATTGATTGCCCACTTAGCATATTCACCAGCCGCACCCTGCGGCTGGTAAATTAATGCTCCCTTTACAGGAGTTTTTTCTTTATCTTGCATAATCTTCTTCTTTTATTTTTTCTGTAATTGCGATATTTCCGTCTGAGTCAATATCAACGCTGTATTCTCCCGTTTCATGCCAGCCTTTTGGGTATTGAAAGGTTAAAACTTTATCTCCCCTAGAGTGGCGAAAAGAAAGATTTGCCAACAGACGTTTTTTGCTAATCAGCGGTTCAAATGAGTGGAAACGAATGTAATCTCTAGTTTGATTCTTCTTAGGAACTGTAACATATCTTATCCATGGACCGCCATCGAACCATGCTACAAAATAGATAAAAGCATCGTCTCTCGCCTTCTGAAAGACAGAGTTAGATAACAACTCATGTTTTGTCATACGTTATTCTTTTTTCTTGTTATCTTCTTCCATTAGGAAATCGATACCGGAATGGATGTTACCCAACTTGCGAAATCTCTTAGATAATGTCAAGACGTACTGACTGAAAGACTCTTCGCTAATATCCAACTCGAAATCTTCATCCTCATCTGGCTCATGATGTCTTACATACCCCTTGCCAGGAGTATAGACGAGGCGATGATAAACACCAGCATGGCAAAGATATAGACCACATTCTTTACGACAAGAGAAAATACTGTCAGGATTCTCCAAGTAGCAGAGAAGCACGTCGCCATCATAAATAGGGATGTAAATCCTTCTATTGTCATCGACTCCATCGTACTTTGTATTTTCTATCTCGTCTGCCTGTCGTGACATACCGACAATCTCGAAGCCGCTATTCATCATATCAGTGACAGCTGGAAAGGTTTTCGGGTCTGTTATATTGAACTCCTGTTGAACCAACTTTTCGCCTGGTTTGCGAAAACTTACAAGAATATGCTTGTATCTTGTTTCAGGGGAGTGTAGCTCTACATAAAAATCAACACGTTCATGCTTGTAGGTAACATAGGCTTCCTCGGCGATAGCCAAGACGCGCTCCAAGGCTGCCGAGTCTTTATAGTTCACCATGTAATACTCCTTCTTCATCTTCTGAAGAACAGAATACATGTTCATGGCTTCGTTCTCATCAATACCATACTTTTGGCAGATGTACTTGTATTTGTCAGGGCGGACCCCATCTGTCAACTGCTCTAGATTATACATAGTCTTCATTGCGGCTAGGTACTCTTTTGCTTTTACAAGATAATCGTTATTCTTTGCCATATCTTTTTCTATTAATTTCTTTGTTACTGATTATTACTCTTCTTTTTTTTATCTTCTAAATCCTCACTCTGTTCAAAGTTCTCGTTCCAACAGATAATGGTGCCTTTTTCAGGTATTCTACATACGAAACCTGGGCAGCACCAGCATTCAGTGGAATCTGTTCTGACAGGGCAATCGTTTTCTTCATATTTTTCTCCGTGAGGGCACGGGATGTTCTTAGGGTACTCCGTAGCTACGACTTTCACAGCATCATAAATAGAGTGAAGTCTGTAATTTAAAGCGCTGATCCTTTCATGCAGCTTACTATTTGCCTTTTCTAAAGCGTTGTTGCGTTTATACTGATGAAAATAGGAATCATCCTTCAATCGTTCGTACTGCTTACGGAAGCGATGGTTGGTGTACTTACGGAAGAATTTAGACTTACTGCCCGATTCTATGATAAGATCAAAGATAAAGCCTGCTATCTTCTCCTTCACCTGTTTCATATTTATCTTCATACGATTATCCTTCTTTATCACTATTAATAAGATCCTCATATTCACCAATCGTGATTTCCGTGAAATCAGGATTCTTCTTCTCGGCTCGGATGCTATCATCGAAGAAGGCAAAGTAACGGTCATTGCAGCGAAGAAGCTGAGTGATGGAGAAAGCACCAACTTTGCCGATGCTTACACCAAGTTCCTTCAATATATCGAAATGGCTGGTGACAGCCTTGTAGGAGGCAAGAACTGCAGCGATAGCCTTACCCTGCTTGCAACGCTTGTTTGGCTTTATTGCTACGTAATGACCATCCTCAAACATTCGGCTATCTATCTTTCTCCATGCCTTTTCATCCAATGTGTCGAAACGCTCAGATGGTACCCAGATGGCGGTTATCAGATACTCTCGCAGCAGACTGCTGTTAGGTTGATAACCTTGCCACTTCTCAAACTTGAAGCCAACGGCTTCATCCACTCTCTTCATGTAGGCCTGGTATTCTTTTTCTTCAGTTTCAAGAATACCCTTAATGTATTCGTAAGCTTTTGTCCCTTGTTTTGCTTCGTATAACATATCTTCTTCTTTTTTTAGTTCTTACTCTTAATCTGCGACGGAATCGCTGAGGACGGGGGTGAGAGGGAGGCGGCGGTGGCGGGATATTCGGCGGCTTTATAGGCTCATGCCCACCTTCAAATATTCCGGAAAACAACACCAGGAAGAATATCGCAAATACCCAAAGCATGGTTACGATGATCTTTTCCTCCGTCGATAACTCTAACGTCATTTCTTTCTTCTCCTATTACGTTTATTCTGTAGATACTGCCAAAAGTCTTTTGGGGTAGGAATCATCATAAATGATTTATCCATCATCGAGACTTGTGGATGATAATAATAATCTCTAAGAATTTCTTTCATACGCTTATTTTTTAAAATGATTACTACAAATACTGCCACATGACGTTTCTTCCTGATTGCCGATGCACCAGCCTTGACCGTAGGCATCTTCGTTGTCGAACCAGTAGCAGTTACCGCAACATTTCTTTTCTTTCTTTGCCATAAGCTATTTGAACTTAATGATGAAAACATCCTTGTTTAACCACTCTTCCGGACCCATTCCTTTCTGCGGCTTGCCGATGGAGATGCTTTCGATGTTCTTTTCTACTACCTGGCGATCCTTGGCGTAACCTGCGTAAAAGAGAACGTGAGTGAAGGGCTTATATTCCGGCTCACCTAGTACACGGCAATAGCCGCCGAACTCATCAAACAATACCTCGCCGCTTTCGGCTTTCTGGTTTACTAATCGGGAAGCCCAATAGGGCTTGATTTCCCGATACTCTTCTGTCTTCTCTCCAGAAACAATTTTCTTGAACCATTTCTTTTCGAGGACGAGGGATAATATTTTCTTTTCTGCCATATTACTTACTTTTTAACCAGCGATGGAATAGGGGGGATTGGGATAAATCGTAATTGAAAAACTGCTGCACCGCTTCTAGCTTTTTGAACAACTGTTCTTCTTCTTCTGATTTCTTTCGGAAGAAAGAAGAAGAATAGATGTTTCCCATTGCTGAATAGAAGAAATTATGAGGGTTTCGGTATAGCTTAGTGTAGCCATCACGCAGTTGGAATGGGGTATGAGGCATAGTGATGGATAGCATAGACTTACTGAATACCGGCAACACCGTTACTGCTAACATCTGCGCTTCGTAGCGTGCTTCCTCTTCATCTACCAACGTAAGGGGCACAATGAAACTGCGAGGTTTTTCCTCGCTCACTTCCTCCCCTACGATCCAATTACCGAAGTCAGAGACTGTACTGTCATCAACTATAGAAATTTTGTGCCACAGGGAAGGATTATCGAAATCTTCTTTCTTAAAGACGAAGACTTCTTTACCTAAACCAGCATATTCTTCTGTCGGTTCTTTCTTTGATTCTTCTTTCTTTGCCATAAGCTATTTACCTTTATAATCGATACCATTCTTTTTCAGATACTCTTCGACTGCCTCTTGGCTGTCAAACTTCATGGGGCGGCCAAACATATCTTTCATATATTTATATCTCTACCACCAATGCTTTTTATACATGATGAAAAACTTCATTTTATCTGCAAAAGCAGAGAGTCTATCCCCGTTAAAGAAACTGGGAAAATATAACGAAACAATTTTTATCTTCATACTACTATTTCTTTTTAACTTACTACCTCTACATACTTCAATTTTGCAAATCGGTATGAGGTGTATACTCCGTCGAGCGTTTTATTGACTCTGGCCGTAAATCTCAGGATGCAGCCTGTATAATCGTGAAACCCTAAGATGATATACTTCTCACCGACATACCCTGCTACGTATGCGCCAATATCCTTTCCCTTATAAAGGGCTGGCTTCCCCCGATACGAATCAAAAAAGGCTTTATTTGTCATGCGCTATTTGCTATAATATACCCGCTCATCCTTGAAACCGATGAGGCGCTTGGCATCCTCCTCAGTTATCAATTCCAAATCATCGTTGTTACCATTATCCTTGATAACCAAATCATCGGTAAGGACGAAATAATACTTACCATCATGGGTGAAAAGATTAGTAGGACGGAAAGGGATGCAGGAAACGATGGCACGCAGCCCTAACTTCTTCAGAATATCATCGTGATTGGTAACTGGAGGATATGAAGACATCACTTTTTTAATAGCCCTACCCTCTTCATTATTCAGATTAGGAGTTATCCAAAGCTGATTATCATCATGATAAGTCTTGCTCCAGACTTCCTTATCCAATGTTTCGTACTCCTCGGGAGTAACAACAAACTCGTAGATTTCCAACTTTCGGGAAAAGGTTGAGTTTACATAAGAGGCAATGACTCGGGTTAACTGGAAGGGTACCGCCCTGCGGATGCGACCACAATACTCTGCGCTTTGCTTTCGCTCCTTATCTATCACGTCCTTCACCCACTCCAAAGACTTAGAACCTTCTTTTAATTTAAATATGTGCATAGTGCTATTACTTTAAATGATTCTTCTTAGGACCAGCGATAGAATCGCTGGGAACGGGGGCGCTCTTTTGCTTTTTGACTTGACAGGAGCAGGAGGCTGAGTGAATGCAGCAGGTGTAGCCTCTGGCGGTCTCAAAGATGATATACTCGTGACCTTTTGATGTTACGGTGATACTGCTGCCTTTTATCCGGTCGCCTTCTCTGTAATCGGTAATGAGCGCATGAATAAGCAGATAGAGCATGCTAAACATAAAGAGTGTAAATATCACATCTGAGGTCGTTGCTTTCAACTCATGAAAGAGTTTCTTTAACTTTGTTTTATCCATATCGTTTTGTTTTTACTTAATCTTCTAATAAAGACTGAGGAGCCTTCAGTTCCTCGCAACCGCAAAGACGGAGAAAATGCTGCAGGTCGTGAATGCTTACTATCTGCATAACTCCTGTGGATTTGCCATAGTCTTTATCTTTTTTTTATTTACCATACTTCCGTTTCAAACTCTCAATGCTATCCTCTATGATTTTCTTTGTCAGTTCTTCGGGGAAACATTCAATATCCATGCCCTGATTGAATACATATCGTTTGAGTACTCCGGGATAGAAATCCTTAATCTCATCACGCTCGAAATCCTCATACGCAATAAAATCAATATTCTCGACAGCAAACAGCTCACCATCCTTAAAGTTACATCTGACGACATTAATGCCTCCAGGATATACCGTTAAGGCATAATTGCCGAAAGGAATCAGCTTGCTTACGTTTACAGCAGCTAGAGCAAGCTCTTGTGCTATCTGTAATTCAGTAAGACGTTTATATCCCCATATCGACGGAAGATAAACGTTCGGAAAGTTGGGGTGGAAACGCATTCTTGAACAATAAAATGACCAGTAGCCGTTTTTTGCCTTAACCAGCATATCAGCCTCTACCCTACCATCAGCATAATGATACACCACGGCATAAAGACTGCCAGCATCATTGCGAATTACGAACTCCACATCAACTTCTGTACGCTCCACCTCTCTAGGCTCTGACATACGCTTAACGGCATTGTTGAATTTTAAATATGCCGTATCATCTGCGTTTCCTCCTCTATAGAAGGTAGGTGCCAAAGTGATAGGGTCTTTATCGTTTCCTTTCGGTAATGGCAGCTGAATATCAATTATTCTATGATCCATACGCCTTTCTACTTATTGTAATCTACCACGATGTTGTACTTTGCGAGGACGGGTACCAGACCGGTCATTACACCCTTGCCAAGAAGTGGAACGGCATCGAGCACGCTATATGGGATAACCTTCTTCTTAGGAAGCTGTTCGCGGGTGGCTTCCTCTTCGAGTATTTTCTTGTAGGTTTCCAACTCCTTGTCGGCATCATCGCGCTCATCGAGAGCCTTCTTGTATTTGGCATTCAGCTCATCATATTGCTTCTGAGCCTCCTTAGCCTCCTGTTTCTGCTTGGCAATATAGTCACTGGCTTTGAGCATGGTGGAATTGGCTTCATCAGCTTCTTTTCGCAGGTCTGTTATTTCCTGCTGATGCTGGGCTTTCATATCCTCCATCTGATGTTGTAAATCGGATAGTTTCTGGCGCAAGGCATCGGTATCGGTGGCGGTATGCACAAAATCGAATAGGCGCTCTATGTTCTGCTTTAACTGGGCGCAGGTTTCGGCGGTGGAACCGATGAGGGTTACAGCTTCTTCGGCGGTGAGGGTATAGCCTGGGGTGGCTTCCTTTTTGCCAGCGATAGAATCGCTGGGAACGGGGACGAGAGAGGATTTTTTATCAGGTGCTCCAGTGAAGGGCATTGCAGCTTTAGCTTCCTCGGCTTTCTTCTCCTCGGCTTGCTGCTGTTCCTGCACAAATTCGATAGCGGAAGGCATATCTCCCAGCTTATCGTAGTAATTATCTTCCTGGGCATCGAGTGCAAGGCGACCTTCGTACACTTCCCACAGACCGTTGTCGATGAGATAGTAGATAGCAGAAAGCACGATGCGCTCGCCGTATTCGTCGATGTAAGCATTGAGCGGTTTCACCCAGGCTTTTTCTACTACGTCCTTGAGCCATTCCTTATAGACGATACCCATCAGCTTCTCTTTATCCCCTTCCACAGCATAGCAGGAAGCGATGCGAGGGATGATGTAGAGAGGTTCCGTCTTCTGTAGGAAGTTCTCGTAGTTGATACCGAGAGCCTGGCGAACCATATTGCTCACGCTTTTAAACTTATACTTCTTCAATAAAGATCGAAGTATGTTTTGCTGTTTGTTGTTCATACAGATCCAGTTTTATAATCGTTGTTTATTGTTTGTTACTGCCCAACGATGGAATCGCAGGGAACGGGGGCTTAATCTTCTCCTTCGATAATCTCGAAACCATGCTTTCTGGCGGTTGCCTCGCTGCGTTCCGAGCGATTGGTTTCGCTATCGTATGCTAACCACCATGGGTGACCGGGAACAGAGAAGTAATTGAAGCGATGCGTCATCATGTTCTTGAACGATGCAGCCGCGCCTTTCATTGGTCGCTGCGGAATGTTTAACTTCGTCTTGCGCTCCAAGCCATATTCTTCTCGCAAACGTTCCTTCCGAAAGAGTTCCTTGCGAGCTTCTGACCGACGGAGAAGATAAGCCTTATATCGACGAGGATTTTTCTTCTTGAGTTCCTTTAATGGACAAAAGCCGGATGCTCGCAATCGGCGAGTACCTTCCCTGCAAGCTTCACTTGTCGGTTTACCCCGGAGGGAATCGTACCAACCGTTCTCCTCGCAGGTTTTCTTAACGTCCATTGTCTGCTGACGGCGTATAGCTTTCATATCCTTTTTCAGTCCGAGTTCATTTTTAAACCTCTGGACAGTAGAAAAGGAGATACCGAACCATTCCATCATTCTGTGGTTAGAGTTCTTCGGGAAGAGTTTAATGAACTTCTTCTTCAGCTCACCTTCGAGCACATAGGTTTTCACACCGTTGCTTTCGGGTGTTGCCCTCATCGGTATCTGATACTTCGCCTCGCCAGTTGGCTTGCGTGGAGTTTTCGTGTTCCCGAAACTCATTCTTCAACCTCCGGTTCTGGTTCTTCCGGCCAGCCGTACTCCTGATAACCCGCCTCATGTTTCTCTGCTGATTTCTCACGGAAATTGTCATAATATACAGGCTGCTCGCCTGCGGCTACTCGCTCCTTATTGTACTCAGCATAGGCAATGGCTAACTTATCCATAAACTCCTCGTTGGCACGGCGTTTAGCAATCTTGTAGTCTTGGGTAGCTTTCTGATATTGGGCATGAGCTTCGGCACGATCGGCATCTTGCCGAACGAAGAAAGATTTCTTTTCCAAAGTTTGCTTGCCGAGAAATTCTTTCAGGCTAGACTTCTGACGCTCCTTGAACTCAACTTCTTTATCCAGGAGTTCCTTCTTACGTTTCGCAAAAGCCTCGCCGCCATCGGTCTTGATTTTCAAAGCAACTTCATGCTTTTCGTCTCTCTCCTTACGCAACGGCGCAAGGACTTCTTTCTGAAATTCTTCTAATGTTCTCATAATCTCTATCAATCTTTAATTGTATTATAAAACTTTTCTTAGTCGAAGAGGGAAGGCTGGCGTGCCTTCAGTTCCTCTTCTTTTGCGACCTTCTCCGCTTTCTCTTCCAGAACTGCAGCAGATAGTATCTGCTTCAGTCCCTTGCGGGAGGCTAGAGGTTCCCTTGATACGAGGGAAATAAACTTATCTCTGCCAAGTTTACGGTAGAAAGGAAGGAATTCCTTATCTACCAAATCGGCAGGGGCGCTAGGGATCAGTTTGCCCTGGTAAGGCTGGCCTTTCCCATCTACTACCAGGAAATGGCGTGTGCCATTTTCCTCATCTGATATATAAATGCCTCCGGAATATTTGGCTATACTGAGTTGACTGCACAGCCAAGCCTCCTTGGCTATCACGATTGTTTTCATTTGGCAATTATTCTATAATGGGATAGAATTGATACTATGGCGAAGTTCTACCAGTTCCATTCTTGATAGCCACAAATCCTTATCGCCTATATAGACGTGATAGCGGTCGCCTTCCTTCAATATCTTGATATTCATATCTTATTTTTCAGCATTTAAATCGTTCTTGATTTCATCCCACATCGCCATTTCCACCTTTTTACCATCGAAGTGGCCAACGGCTACAAGCTCGCCACCTTCCTGGGTAGCATCAGCAGAAGAGATAGCACTACTGCGGATAATCATTATATCAAACTCATGGATAGCATCGAGGATGCTCTTCATATCGATGTGTTGCATATTCTCTCTAGCATTCAGACGTATGCGCTGAATATCAGCATCTGTCAGCTTACTGGACGTTTTCTCCTGCGCATCCTTCACTGCCTGCGTCTCGATAGTGATACGCTGCTGCTCATAAGCATCAGCGAGCAGTTCCGAGTTTTGTATCTGGGCAGCGATATTCAGAAACTTCTTGAACAATTTACTTCCACCAGCAAGCAGCGTGGTAGCTAAACTCTGCTCAATGAGAAGAGTCTTACCTTTTACCTGCCAGTAGATCAATCCAGCCTTCTCCCACTTCTTGATCGTGGCAATTACGCTGGTCAGACTATCCAATGTTTTGAGAGCTTTCTTTGCTCTATGTCTTTTTAACGGATTCCACATAATCTATATATTATTTAAAATGAATATTCCAGTTAAAAAAGCACCCTATGCTCACGCACCGGGGAGGTGCAGGGAAATGTGAATAGACAACCCTACATTGCTTTTGCTTGTAGTTATTGTAAATAAATACGGAACATCCTTTCGCTAAAGGTGTCTGCTATGAAGCATTTACAATTCAATAATTTAACAGTTAGAGCTTTAAAAATCTTCGATAAACTATATTGAATCTTAAAACATGAATTACCATATTAATGCGTGATGAACCTTGTGCCATCTACTTCGAGTACCAGTATATCGTTAACCACGCGGATTTCTCCACTGTTTACGAACTGCACTTTTCTCTGATGACGCATAACATCCACCTTCAGGCAGACGCATTCACCTTCATCTACATGCCCAGTCTTGGTGAGGAACTTGATGTAGAACGATTTTCGCATTACGTTTCTCGCGGTCTGCGGATGCACATAGCCAGTTACCTGCTGTCCGCTGCGTGGGTCTATCCACTGCCACTTCTCACAGAACTGACGGAGGTTCTGATAAGATTGATGATATTTTGCCATAACTCTTATTTATTGTTTATACGAAGCCACCGAAATCATAATAATCACGAGGACCATCCTGCTCCTTATCCTCTTCGTAAGGAGGGAGCTTTGCTTGCAGGAATCGGTTCAGGATGATACTGTCAACCTTCCGTTTCTCCTTGGCTACCCTTTGCCGATGCCGCAATATATCAGGAAACAGGATGTTCTTGAGCGGGTTCGACCAATCGGCTGCGTCATTGCATGCCGAATAGTCGGGGTGCAGCACCATCGAATAATGCGATAACTTACCGTTGGGGGTATCGAGCATCGGACCAGCCAACGTAAAGGCTTTCTCCTCGTTATAAATAACCATGTGCGAAGTCTGTAGGGTCACATCATTATGGTTCTGATACAAGATTCTATCTCTGTATTCCATCAGATGAATATCTATCCAATCTTCTACACTCTTATCGGTTGAGAGCACCAGGTGGGTTATCCAACCCCTCTCAAAGCAAGTATGAAGGTAGTTGATGATATATCCGGTGGCAGATGTTCTGCTTACGGTCATCGCCAACACCATCACACAGAAATGCTTTTTCTGTGCCCGGTTAAGGTTTACATCAGCCATATATCCGATAGCATGGAAGAATTTATCTATCAGTACATCGCCGTGAGTATAGAAGCTCAATGCCCTCCGTGGGGCTTGTATGATTGCGCTTGGCAGTTTTTTATCCACGCAACAAGGGGGGATAAAGAGCAAAGTATCGTCCATAATCTTATCTCTATCTTATTCGTTCGATGTAAGTTTATTCTTCAATAATCATCGGCATGAGCAGCGTCAATGCTCGTGGTGATGACTCATTGGCTGTGATGACACCAGCGCGGCTCGGGTCGCCCAGATGCAGACAGATGGTATCGCTAGGGATAGGTGCCAGTGAGTCGAGTAGACTGCTTGCCTTGAAAGCGATGCGATGGTCTTCCGGACAAGTGCTATCCGTGATAATTACCTGGTCGTTGGCTTCCATATTGAAGTCGAGGTCTCGCGCTGCCACATCGAGGAACATACCTTCCCTATTGAGCACAATCATGTTGGTGCTTTCACTTGCAAACAGAGCTACACGTTTTACAACATTTGCCAACTCCCGTTTGTCAACTACCACTTTGTAAGGGTTATTCTTCGGGATAACGGAGTTGTAGTTAGGATACTGGCCTGACACCTTCTTACAGATGAAGGTAATATCGCCCGAAGTAAAGCGAACCATGGTTTCGTTTGCCTCAATATCGATGTCCTCACAATCCTCGAAAACGGAAAGGGTTTTGAAGTAGGCGTTATGTACGAGAATCTTACCTGGTGTACCCTCACGGAAGAAATCGCTGCCACCAGTCTCAGGATTGTTGGTATGAATGAGTTTGATGAGTCGGTGGCCATCCGATGCCACAAAAGTCACATCACTTCGGTCCTCGGCTACATCGATGCAGAGGCACCTCATAATCGGTCGCAACTCAGAATCGGAAACAAACTTTCCGGCATGAGCGAGCACGTTCTTGAAGGTTGCCATCGGAAGGGCGATATGAATATCAGCATTGTTAGGCTGCTGCGCACGAGGAAAATCCTCTGCACTGAAATAAACCAGACTTACGTTACCCTTCTTTACATTCTCGCCGTTCTGAGTGCAATACTCGATATTCATATTGCGTTCCTTATCCTGCAAGAGGTCGAGAGTAATCACACAATCAGGGAGCGTAGAGAGGAGCGAAAGCAGATTGCCGATAGGTAGAACTACATCTTCCTTGAAGCTGCCATCTACGATACTGAGAGGCGCAGGGATAATGAGTTCCGAATCAGTGGTTCCGGCTACGAAGAAGAACTTACCATCCTCCTTACGCTGGGTAAGGAGCACGTTGCTGAGTGCTACTATGGTTGACTTGCTGTCAATACACTTCGCTGCTTTCTGCAGAGCCTGGCGAAGCAATATAGATGATTGAGCTTGTATTTTCATTTTTATTTATTCTTTATTTTTGTTATTACGGACCAGCGATGGAATCGCTGGGAACGGAGTTTAGAACGGCAGATCGTCTTCGTTCGGCATATCTGGGTAGCCCTGACCGTCAGCTGGCGGTACATAGGCTGTGGCGTTGCCGGCAGAGCCATAGGCTTGCTGCGGATATGGCTGCTGATTAGCAGTTAACTGCGGCTGGAAGAGAGAGGCGATTCGCTTATTCATGCGGGTACGGATAGCCTTAAAGAGGTGGCTATTTTCATCGTTGAAGTCCTGATTCACAATGTCAGGGTCTTTTTCTTTTCCAGCTTCCTTCACCTGCTCTACGAGCTTTGGGAATCTCTGGGCTACAGCCTTGACGTAATCAACCGAATAAGAAATCTTCATCTCGTGGGTAGGCACACTCTTGTTGGTGTCTCCACGCTCGGCATTGCTCTGACGTATCTTATTCTTATACGCGTCATTGAAAGGGTCGATGATAACTCTCATCTTAGCCACCTGCTTACTTGCATCATTTTTAGATGCCTCTACTCTAATCTCGTTCACATCTAACGGAATGCAAACGTAAGGACGTTGTGCATTCTTCTCGTCGAGACCAATCAGAACCTTCGCTCCGTTCAGGGAGAGAAGGTCAATATTACCGGAAAAACTTGCCATATACTTATTATATTCTATAAAAATTCGATTTCTTTGTTTCTTCTTTCTTTGCTTTAACTTAAAGATGACCAGCGATAGAATCGCTGGAAACGGAGACGCAAAGGGGTTAAGGTTCTTTTTACCTTTTTACCCTTTTACCTTTAAAAAGGCAGGGTATCTTTATCTATGCTATCTACCGTAGCTTCGGTGCTGCTGTTCTGCGCATTCTGTGCAGACGCGAACCTGCCCTGCTTGCGCTTCTGATAGGCATTCCAGCGGTCTTCCTCTTCCTGCGTGAGCTGCACGATGTTGCCATCATCATCACGGTATGGTAATGGGTCTGGGGCTTCGGCAAACTCCTTGGCTATGCGCTTCAGTTCGGCATAATCGGTAGGGATGGTATCTCTGCCTGGCCGATAGAAGAAGAACACATGCTTAGAGGTTTGAATGTAACGGATGAACTTCGGTTCTATCGTGTTATCATTCTCCCACTCCCTGCCTACGAAGTACTCCTGCGTTACCCATGCCTTCATCTTGAAGCAATTGCGTTGCTTGTCGCTCACGTTCTCGAAGAGATGTTCTGGGTTGCACTTGATATTCGTCGATTCACAATACTTATGAATTTTCTTCTTGAAGGTGGCTCGGCTATACTCCTTGCTTTTGCCCTCACTGGCATCAGCCCAATCACGGATAAACTCATTGAACATTTCATCGGCACAAATCGGAACACCGTAAACTTCTTTCCTAGAGAAGAAGAACTCGAAGTAGCGCACGCAACTCTCCGTAATCTCCGAAATCATATTACGTCTTCGCAGGTTCAACTGAGGAGCCTTGCTTACTACGTGATAGCGCATCATAAACTGCACAGCTAGTGCCGTGATGTAGACAGCCTGATTTCTCGCTATATCGGGTAACTTTTCGGGATCTGGATTGAAACCCTTCAATATATCACCAGGCGAACGAGCCATCTTGCGCTTCAATGTATTTTCTCGGGCGAAGCGGTTAGAGAAGGCTATCTGCGGAAAACGTCCTGCCGTAGAATCTACTCCACCATCATAAGGAAAGTTGGATGATACGATATGCAGAGGCGAATCCTTCAGACTGAGCGTTTTTATATCCGCTCCCTTACACTCCAACGTAACACCAGTGGTTGCCATCACGTAAAAATAGTCCATCGGAAAAGATTTCGGGCGGTCCTCCCAGTGTATCGCTCGATACATGCCAGGGTTATGCTGTATCTCGCCCAGACTGAAACGGGCATCGGCAGTGGTGATGAATCGCTTCATATCGATGTTCAGTACATTGACTGCCGAACCTACAAACACACGCACCACCATGGATTTACCCGAACCACCCGAAGCCTGCTTCTCGTCTTCAATCTGATCTTCCAGCAGATAAGGGATGCTCTGACTATCGGTACCCGACAAATCTCTGTAACATACCCTACCTATACCGGAAACCATATTCACGAAATGGGCATTGATGATTGACTTGTCTTCTTCCGATAGCTCATGCTTGCTTCTGTCGGCTTCCATCTCCTCCTGCCAAAGCACATTGGAGCAACCGCGCAGAATACGGAGCATAGGCCACAATTCTCTATCTTTCTTACCTCGCCAGTCAACATCCCACCTGTAAACGGTACCCCACTCTCGCAGGTCGTTTTTCATCTGACTGATTTCAAAGATGCTGAATACTGGCGAACCGTCCTCATTCTTCTGCGCTTCCTTCTGCGCTATCTCGTTTTCCCTACGGGTATATTCATCACTTTGCTTAATGATGAACGGCGGGTCGAAATGACGCATGGTGAAGTCGTATGGCTTTCGGGCAGTAGCAGGGATGAAAAAGTTGCACTGGTCGTAACTGATAGGAGTGATATACTCCGGTGTTATCTTCAATGCCACGTTGCGGAAATAGAAATATTCTACATTCTCGCTGTAACCTTCCGTAAAATCGATGACGATACTCTGCAATCCTCCGGCAGATTTCTCTGAGAAATTCTTGTCTATCAGATTGGCGCAATCGCTCATCAACTTCTGTTCCTGCTCATTGTGCCTCCAACTCTGCTCGCAGAACTCCAAAAGCTTTTCCTTCGTTGCCTGAATGATGCTCTTTCCGTCGATGTATTCGACAAAGCATCGGTCGAGGTGGATAAACTGACCTACGAGGTCATTGCTTTCTGGGTCGATTTTGCGGTAATATCCGTGACTCGTCATAAAAAGCCACACCTTGGTAGGCGAAATCTTGCAGGTGCATGGTTTCGGCTTACCGCTGCGGGGGTCTCTCGGATATTCAATCTCGAAAGGGTCAGTGTTCTTGGCTCCCCGAAGTTTGGAGAATAATGGCAGACGAATATCATGATCGAATCGGAAGTTATCCTCATCGGTCATCCGATAGGTGAGCATGTAATCTCTTACGCTCCTCGGTGTGCAACCGTAGAGCCATTGCCAGCGCTGGTTATATCGCACACGGAAAGACTCAGGCAGCATGGCATAGCAAATATCACTGAACTTGGTAGCGATGGCTCCGCAGTTGCGCTGGGATGTAATATCATTGGGATAGATCATAATGACCCTTTCGGCAAATCGCTTCATTTTCTGATATTGCACGCCGCTGAAATCCAGCTTTTCCTGTCTCCACTCCCCTCTTTCTATATACCAGAAGTTACCTCTACCTATAGAGAAGGCTACGTGGAACCAGCTATTCTTTTCAAAGAACTTGTCTCCAGCCTTATCCTTCCGTAAGGATTTCATAGCGTAATAGACGCTCAGAGCATCTTCGGGCGTTCGGCAGAACACGATGTTCTGCGCCTTGATTTCATTGACCGGAATATCCACCTTTTCGGTGTGGAATGTTCCTTTCGGCTGGTCATCCTTATCCAGATTCTCTACCCATATTTCTTTTTCTTCTGTATAGACCTCGTCAGGCTGATATTTCTTGATAGCCGCATAAACGGCGGTATTTTCAGCCGTTCTGTTTTCGGCTGCATGAACAAACACAGGGTCCCCCATCAGCCATTTGCTCACCTTTCTTACGCTATGCTCCTCACAGGTGGAGAAGACGATAGGGTCTTGCTGTATGGCTGGACGGAAGAAGCAGCCGCAACTGCCTTGTGGCGCTATCACGTCTGTAGCAAAGCAGACGAAGAGAGGGTTCCAGGGTGTGCCGTAAATCACTTCACTTACCAGTTGTCCGTTTCTCACTACGTTAGGCAGCGTTACCTGGTCCACGGCATAGATGCGGAAATCTTCGTTCAACATCTTGGTATTGAAGTCCTTTCCGAAGCCGTACTGCGGAATGCCTTTTACAAATGTGACTTCGCACCCCAGGGCTGCAAGCTCCTGGGGATTAAAATCTGTTTTTGGCATAAATGAGAAAGTTTCTATCGTTTTTTGAGCGATTGTGCGATAGTCCATTTTTGCAAAGAGCATCGGCCATTTGGCTCTCGTCTTCTCGTTGTCGCCATATACCCTCACGATAAGGTCATGGCACAGACGCAGCAGACTGGCTCCGTGCATCGGAAGTTTGCGCATGGCAGCATAAAGCTCTAAGGCTCCATAGCCATACTTGCCGGTCTTGGTACACATCCAGCGCAGGGCACCATGCTCTGCCTTGGAATTGTCTTCCACTCCTACACCGTTATACATACCGCCTCGCTCATTATTGTATATAATGAGGTGAGGAGTCTGCTTTGCCTTGCTCTGCTCGCCATCGTCCGCCTCTTCCTTCTGGCAGAGCGGACAGAAACAGGCTGTCTGTCCCTCGATGCGCTGCTCATCGGCAGGTTTTACGAGGAAAGCCATGTCGAGGTTGGCAATCTGGTTCAATATCGGGTGGAATAACATATCTTACAGTAAGAGTATTTATATAGTTAAAAGAGAAGGGAAGGCACCACTCTTGACCATTGACCAGCGATGGAGTCACTGGGAACGGGGGCGAAGGGTAGGCCAAACTTCAAGTGTTTACATCTCGTCGGACAAAAGATGCAGTGTACAGCATAGTCGTGGAGCATTGCTGCTTCCACTACCCTTGCATAAGAGCGTTTCCAAAATGCCTCCCCTATTCTCTTTTTATCAATATTTTCAAAGAAAGAAGACCTTTCAGGCGATACGCCAAGTTTTCAGAGACTATCGCAGTTACCGTCCGATGGGGCTCCCAGGCTTTTTAATCAAACTTTCCCCTTCTTTTTGAAGCTGCGGTTTTTGAGATATGTGATGAATGTTTCCAAGTTCACCTATCGCCCGTCCGGTCTTCCTGCCATTTATAACCGATGGCTCGGTTGTCTAAAAAATAAAAATCGGAAACGAAGTGTATATCGCACCGAAGTTGCATGATGTCATGCAGAATATCTTTTATTTCTTCATATCTTCACGTTTTATAAATTCAGAAATGTTTCCAGGCGATAATGCCTGATTTTGCAGTTACAGATGGTTTCCATACGGTGTACTATCATCTGCGAGAGACTTTCCATCGTGAGGAATTCGGTATTTAGACCGATAATCTGCACCTCCTGCCTCCAGTATATCTTGCCGTTCTTGCGGCGACAACTGTGCGAAGGCGTGATAATCATATCTTCCACGCTGCCCGTCATCATCCTGCACAGATACTCACAGGTATCTTTCAGCAGGGCAAAAGGCGCATAGAAGAGAAGAGTCGGAATATCATCCTTCAGTCCGCTCATCGTCTCGGTATAGGCGAAACGATGCAGCATTCGGTATCGTGACAGGTTCCTATGCCTCTGCTGTATGCCCTTCCGGTTAGGGATATAGGGCAAATCAAACAGTCTTGGCATAGCCTTCTCTTATCTTTTTCATCATCTGCCAGGTGGAGTAGATACTTCGCTTGCAGTCGAAAATCGGGTCATGCGCCGCCCCTTCATCCGTGATGTCCTTATAGTCGGTAGTCAGAGTGTAAGCCTTGTCTAAGTCAAAACGTTCCTCGTTTGGCTCAGCTGCATCCCAGATGATTCTCGCAAGCTCAAGATAGAACGTGCGATGATCTCTCAATGAAGTATGCTTTATCTCGAACTTGATGCCAAACTTCCAGCAGATATATCTCAAGACAGCCACATCGAAGTCAGTACCCTGTGCCCAAAGGCAGATTTCATCATCACCGAGTTTCTTCTTAATATAGGCTATCCAGCCGAAGAGGTCGTTCACGACCACATCTATTGGCTGGCAAGGTGCCTCGTCGCTGTCATTTCCGAGCAAGGAAGCTTTTGCCTCGTCACTCTGCTTAGACCACCACTCTGCCGTACTCTTGTCAAATGCGAACCCGTTAATGAACATGCTTCGCAAATCAACGTGTGCAGAGAAAGTGGAATTTCTCAGCACACCATCACCTTCATCAAAGAAAGGTGATTCTTTCCCGTATCGCTTCCACGCCACCGCACCGAGACTCATCACGGCTGCGGTGGGCGAGAGCGAACAGGATTCCCAATCAAAGGTTACATCTATCATTATATATGGTTACGAATTTACCTTTTTACTTTTTTACCTTTAAAAGCAAGAGTGCTTTAATTCCTTCCTGCTCCCATGGTTTCCAGTCATCAGCGGTAAAACGCTTGATGATGGTCGTGCGGCTCATGCCTCGCTCCTCCATGAAGGCAAAGAACTTCATGCAGAGACCATTGTTAGCCTTCTTCAGACAGGTGTAGAACACACCCGGCTCGTCGCTCATGGCAGCCTCCAGCAAATATCCCTTCTTACTAATCTCGTTGCCCAGGGCATCGGTCTCCACATACTCGGATAATAGGTTATCTACTTCCGGTATAGCTAAGAACTGCTTTTTGCAGTTTTTAATGCCTTGGATTTCCCAAGCGTCGAAACCTTTCTGAAAGAAACGGAGATAGAAAGTTGAGATTGTGAAGCCCTTATCCGATAAAAACTCAGCTAAGTTCTTCTTTTCGTCAGCAGAAATATCGTTTACATCTAGCGGAGTGTTATTCTGCGTAACTTTTTCTACATTTTCTTTTGTCATTTCAATTTTATTTCTTAATTTTGGTGCAAATTTAAAGAATAAAATTATAACTACCAAATGTTACCTATATTTTCTTTTAGAAATTAGGGGAATTTAACATAGGTTACATATATTAATTGGTTTTGAGATAAACATTTTAGAGTTATTCACCTTATAAATATAGTTGAGATATGAAGTACTTTTATAATTACAGCTTCCTCGACAAATGGATGGAAGCTAACAGAAAAATCACCAATAGAGAAATTATGAAGGCAATGGGTACTACGAGCAATGCGTGCCTGGATAGCTGGATACGCATGAAGTCGCCTCTTCCTACCATCGCCCTGCTTCGCTTCTGCAATGCGTTCCATATTCCGCTATCGGCTTTTATCGTAGATGCGGATAAGGACCAGCAAGGCAGTGAAGGCTGCTGCGAGGATGGGTATGTATGCCCTGGCATAGATGACCAGTTTGAACCTGATGGGGGATATATTGATAATGATGAGAAGCGCAAACAGGGGACGAGGGCGCTGCGCAATCCCCTCGATGTGGAGAGGATGGAGTCGGTGGTACCTGGGTGGACCAGCGTTGGAAACGCTGGGAACGGAGGCGCAAAGGAGCACAAGACAAGAGAAGAGAAGAACGAGGCTGCCGCTGCACCTATGAATGCTGCTGCGCCTACCCCGATGGCAGAGCCAGCTGCAAACGCAGAACCGGACATCAGCTTGAAGACCCTTAACCGCATGCTTGATATTATAGCCGAACAACAGAAGCAGATAGGCGATCAGCAAAAGCTCATCAGCGAACTCACCCACCGTCTGGAATCTCAGCAGCCTAGCTACAACATGGTGGCAGAAGAGATACATCGTAACGAGGAATAAATGAAAACAGCCAGCTATCCATCACGGACGGCTGGCTGCGAATGTTTCAGCTTTAACTACTTTAAACCAATAACCTTTTATAAAAATTTAGAAATAAACATATATATAAAATATAAAGAACGAAATATGATTAATACTCATTTACTGCTGCCGTCTTACGGCGAAGGAACTCCCTCTCCGTGATTGTCTGGCAATCCTCGCTTATGCTCTCGTAAGGTACATCGGTATAGAAGAAGCCATGATGCAGGAAGAGGATAGGTGTTGTATTGCCAAAGGAGAACGGAAGCTGCACCTCCTTGCCTTTCTTACCCTTCGCCATCTTAGGCTTGAACTGCAGGATAGCGATAAGAGCCGTTTCGTTTACGATAGGCAGTGCCATCATTTCCTTCTCCAGGTCACTGTTTTCATCAGGAACGAAGAGCGATGTGCTCTGCATTCCGTCCTTGGTAGGAGTTTGAATGTTCGTCCAGCCTTCCTTGCTGATCGTGTTTTTGAACTCTACCATCGCCACACCACCTGCAAAGCCTTCGGGCGATTCGTAGTAGGTATCGGCTCCCTGCTTCTCTGCCCAGGCTCTCGCCTTCTCGCTTGCTTCACTGCACTCGGCAAGGAATGCTTTCAGCTTCTTGCCTGTTCCACTCTCCTCAGCTATCTTCAGATAGTTGTGAGGTCTGTTTTCTTTTTCCATAAATCCGTCTTTTTACTTTTTTACCTTTTTACCTTTTTACCTTTAAAGCGCCCTGCAATAGATAACCGGCTCGCCACTCTCATCGTGCTGCATGTGGAAACCTTTATAGCCTAACTCTTGAAGATATAGGCTCAATGGGTCGCCAAGCGGACAGACTATCGCCTTGAAGTACTCACGCAGTCGGGCATCATTGAACACTTCGCAGTCTTCTGTCCAATGATTCAGCGGCTCAAACTGCTTACCGAAAGCTTCTATCTTTGCCGGGATAACGAAGTCCTGCAGCGTAACTTCTGCCTGCTCGTCATTATCCACGATGTCATAACCGTACTGCTTGTTTTTCTTAGATTTTCCCTTTCCCATTGTCGGTATGTTTCTTTATGGTAGTTAATAGCAGAACTACTACGAGTATCAGGAACATGGCAAGTACATTCTTTCTGGCTTTCTGAATCCACGTAGCCTTTCTTGTCTCTGCTGTATTCTTTTCCTGCGTATCTGATAGGCTGTCGGTGGCTGCCCAGTGGGTACACACATCATTTCGGCTGCTGACAGCCAGGCTATCGATGGTTTTCTGCATCTGATTGATTTCCTGCTGCTGCATCTGCAATCGCTCCTCATAAGAAGACTGGTTGCTATAACTGCCCTTGCGATGTGTTGTGCGGTTGGTGGTAGTCTGCTTATTGCCGGAGGAATCAGTGGTCTCGGTAATCTGCTCCTGGATAGTCTCCTCATATTCGCCCGCCTCCGTAGACGAAGAAGAAGTATGCTTATCCTCGCTCACCTTAATGGCTACGCTGTCATTCACCATTACCTGCTGATGCACGCTATCCTGCTGAATAGCCGATACGCTATCCTTCACTTCCTGGTGGTTATCGCTAACCACCCGCCGAGAGGCAGCACATGCCGTAAACATCATCGTCACTACTGCAATCAAGAGTAGTTGAATAATCTCTTTCCTTTTCATACGTTTTCATTTCTTTTAATGTTTCTGGTGCAAAGGTAAGAAAAGGGAAATAAATGAAGGGGACAAACTAAGAAAGGTAAAAAGGTAAAAAGAGCCTAACGGGATGGCGGCTTGCTTTTTACCTTTTTACCTTTAACTTCTGTAGAATACCGGAGCAAAAGACCCTTTGCAATTGAAAAACTCCTTCGCCTTCTCTTCGATACCCAGCTTTCGGATCATTTCGAAATCATCATCGCTGCACTCCACGCAGAACCTTCCGTTCTTCATGCCAATGAAGGAAATGCGGGAAAGCAGTGATTTCTCAGCATCGCCTATAACGAGCTTGCAGAATGCTTTCCACTTGTCGGTACCCTCGCCTACTTTCGTTTCTATCTTAGAGGAGGTAGGCTGCACGTTAGCAAACAGATCGAGTTGCTGCGGTTGTGCCTTTTTCGACTGCTGAACAGATGGATTTTCTGCCCAATGCTCAAGCAAATAAAAAATGAAGTCCTCGCCCGTTCCGTTCCAGCGATGCGGTTGTTCTACCATTTTCGGAATATAGCGATAAGCATACTCCTTAAACTCGCTCCATTTTTCTTCAGGAACACCGGAAAGGATAGTGTTCAATCTTTCCTTATCAAGTGTAGGATAGGAAGCAAGTAATGTATCGGCCAACTTCTTTTCTGAGTTCGCCCGATATTTGGCTGCACTCTTTTTCTCTGAGCCAACTTTCTTAAATTCCAGATAAGAAGGTTCACCGATTTTCTTGCCAGCAGGACGGATTTCTTTCATCTCAAAAAAGAAATCTATCTGCCCTGCCTCATATACACGTTTGATGTCATTTAACGCTGTATCTATCACACGAGCCTTGAAACGGCTGTAATGAGGATATTGCATTTTCACGATATTACCCTCAAAGTCTCTTACTATCATACCCAGATAGTCACGTATCTCTTCTACCGATACCTTTGCAGTTGCCTTTTTGAAATTCAGCATCTTATGACGGATAAAGTAATATATCAAAGGCATTTTATCTACTTTTCCGATACGGGCTATATCTACCGGGTGAGTAACATATCCCAGGTTCATGTTAAACATATCGTCGATGGCTTCCGGATTTAGAGTGATTTCTACATAACCACGTATGCGATCAACAAATACTTCGGTTAAATCATCGTCATCCTTCATCAGGCGTTTCTTTACTACCGTACCATGATCGGTAACAGGAATGCTTATTCTGTTAAACAAAGGCAGTATATTCATTACCGGTCTGCCTTCCTCGTCATATCCAGGACGTTCAACTTTCACATCAAGAATACCTGCCAAGGCCGTCCGTACACGGCTGTAAACATTTGATGCAATACCCAGCTCTGATAATCTGATACGTACAGGAGGTACATGCTCCTTCTCGTAAGAGTGCATCAGCGGCTTAGGGTCATCATTTGAAGCTAACAACTGAGGGTCATTGTAGAACTTCTCGATATACTTCTGAAGATGTGCCGATACCCTTACCATCACGTTCTGCTGGAGCAGAGTCAAACCGCTTTGGGTCTTCGTATAGGCAAAGGGAGTATTGATGTACCGGTTGTCTATTTGTTTATTTTCATCCATAATCGTACCTTATTATATATTATCACTACATTTATGGCTAGCTTTCACTACATTTATGGCCAACTTTCACTACATTTATGGCCAACTTTCACTACATTTATGGCTAACTTTATCACGTAAATTACTGATAATCAGCCAAATTATTATCTAAGAATATAGAATATTGAAAATAGAATCTTTGAATATTTATAAAGAAGAACTCTTATATATAAAATATTCCATATTCTATGTTCTATATTCCCGAAACAACAACTCACTATATTTCAGATAGTTAAGTTTCAAACTTAGCCACATTTGTAGTGAAACTTAGCCACATTTGTAGTGAAACTTAGCCACATTTGTAGTGAAACTTAGCCACATTTGTAGTGAAACTTAGCCACATTTGTAGTGAGTTGGTACCAAAAACTATACCCCTCGGTACTATTTCGGTACCTCGTCGAGGTAAACGAAAGTAAGAGGTAGAAGGTAAATAGGTTCAAAAACACTTTTCTGTTTACCTGCAAATCTGACTTTTCGTTTACCTAGATTATCCGTTCTTATGTCTATCCAGATACTCGATAACTGCCTGCAGAGCGATGTCCTTGATAGGCGTACCCGTCTCCATCTTCATCTGAAGAATCTGCATGTAATATTCCATCGGCACATAGATGGTGATACCGTTCTGAGTCTTCTTGCCAGTCTTTCTAGCTGTAGGCTCAGATACGGGCGCAGTGAGTACTGCCGGAGTAACGGCAGAAGCGGGAGAAGTGGAAGACGCAGAAGGGGCAGCGGCTTGTGGCTGCGGGGCGCTCTCTGCGGCTGCCTGTTCATCCTGCTGCTTCTCTATAGCCTCGGCAGCCCGCTTCTGGCGAGCTTCCTCATTAGCCTCATAAATTTTCTCTATACCTTGGATGGCTGGAGAGTCTTCCAGTCCTTTAAACTTGTTTACACTATTATTCTTTGCTTGTCTTGCCATAATCACTAAACATTAATCATTAATCACTAAAACACTAATCACTACTTCGGCATACTTGCCAATATCTCCTTTGTAAAGTTCTCATAGTCTTGCCCTACTCTACTGTAAGGCGAATAAGAAAATATATCCTGATTGATAGCCTGCGCCTCCACCATCTTCGTATCACGACGAGTATACGAGTCGAACATGTAGTCATCAAACTTATTGCCCAGATACTCCTTAAACTGCTTTGTGGCTCTCGTCTGATCATTACTCATTACCATAAGCAGACCACGAATATCAATATCAGGGTTCAAGTCTTCTCGCGTTTCCTGTACCGCATTCAGAATTTCGGCAATACCTTTTGTTGCCAACATTTCAAGCTGGATAGGTATCACTACACCCGATGCAACCGATAGGGCATTATGCGTGAGAAGTGACAAAGCTGGTGGGCAGTCTATCAATACATAGTCGAAAGCCTCCAGGATAGAAGATACTCCCTCATTTATCAGTTCATCACCCCGAACTTCGGTCAAAGGCTTGCCGAATAACTTAAACAAAGCCTTGCGTGGTACCGGCATCTGATTGAGGAATGGTTCGATATTGATAAGGCGATAAGATGCTGGAGCAAGATAGATGCCTTCCCTTACCTGGTAAACAGGCAAGCGTGATTGCTGTATCATCGCATCGTACATGGTAGGCTGCCCCATATTCTCTGCCTCACTCCATCCAAAGAGGAAGGAAAGGCTCGACTGCGGATCGAGGTCGATGAGCAAGATACGAGGCTTGCGCTCCTTGCCGTTTTCACCCTTGCCAAAGTAACCCTTGCCATAACGACGAAGACCAGTTGCTAAACTCTGTACGGTTGTTGTCTTACCAACTCCTCCCTTGTGATTTACGAAGGCGAGGATTTCTTTTAATCTTGTTTCTGCCATAATCTTAAAAGTATTAATTCTTTTATATATATTAATGTATTCATTTCTTTGTTGAAAGAAAGAAAACTATGTTTTTTCCTTTCAATAAACACACTAACGCATCCACGCATAAATACACATTTGTGCCTTTCTGTTTTTGTGGAAACATGCTTTTGTATTTTAATGCTGCAAAGTTAAAATTTTAATTTTAAACCGCCAAATGTTTTTAATATTTTTAATGCTTTTATGTATGGATTGATGTATTGAAAGGACTAAACTAACAAATCAATCAAGAAATAAACCAATGAACGAACAAAGGAACAAACAAATGAAGAAACGAAGAAAGAAATAAACCAATAAATACACAAACACATAAATACATAAACACACAAACGTGCGTTTATGTATGCTTTTATGGTTTTGTGCTTTTATGTATTTGCGTTTTTATGCTTTTCTGTTTTTTTTACCTTCTCATTTATCTTCTCAAAAGGAAAGGAAAAAGAAAACGTACCAAAGCACCGAAATACGATAGTACTAAGGTGCTTTGGTACGTTTTCTTTTTCAGTGTTGAATGTTGAGTGTTGAATGTTAAATTTGGCTAGCGCCCTTGAGCCTGGTGGGGGACCAGCGATAGAATCGCTGGGGACGGTGGCGATAGGAAGAAACGCAACCCCGCTAGACTAATTCAACATTCAATATTCAACACTCAACATCGAAATCAAAACTCCACCACGCTCTGTTCTTCCTCCCAAGCATCATTGAGCGATACCGAAAGAGTGGACTCGTGGTTATAGTAAGAGCCGCTTACTACCGTAACATGATTGCGCTGCAACTTAATGCCTGATAACTTAAATGATGTGTATGGCTCGGTGCTGCCCTTGCGGTTCATGGTGAAGGTGATGTCCGTAGTATAGCCATCCTTTGGCACCAGGAAATAGTAGAAGAGGGAAGAGGAGGTTTTGCCGGCATATCTCGTAACGTCAGCGATACGCAGGTTTGATACCTTGCCGGTGGCGGCAAAGGTCTGCCAGTCCCATTGTTTATATTCATCGAGCTGCAACTGCAGGGTACTGCAATCTTCCGGATATGTTCCGGTGTTCTTTACCGTCAGTTTCGCTACGATACGTTCCAGTTGGATATTGATACTCTGGTTCTGACCGGCGCTTATACTCACGTCCTGCACAGCGCCGAAGCTGTCAGAGTTCTTCGTGCTCGTAAGCACAGCAGGAAGGGCACCATCGGCAGACACCGAAAAGGCAGTATTATCTGCCAGACTCCATAACGAGCCATCAGCAGAGAGTAGGGTAGGGTTTTCGCTTCTCGTAGCTATCACCTTCAGCGTATGATCGCCGTAATCGAGACTCAGGGATGGTTCTGCGAAGTCCTCGGCATCAGCAGTCTGGTGCAACACCTGGAGCAGTTTGCCCCTTGCCTTGTCGTAATCGAAGATATAGAGGTCGGTCATCGCCTTGCCGTTGGCAGCCAGCTCGGCACGCGTGATAGGGTAGGCAAGTTGTCGGGCAGACTGGCTCACGCTCACGTCATCGCCTTCTGGCGAAGTAAACCGCAGTCTTACCGTAGTCTTGCCCGTCATAGGCCGGCTGCCTCCGTTCTCTACTGCATCTTCCACATACTCGGTGCATGAGATATTCATCATCATGCACGTTGCCATCATCGCAAAGGTGGTGGCAAACAAAAACTTCTTAGTTCTCATAAGCCAAAAATTTTAAAAGTTATTATAGATATATTTTAAAGCTCTGTTTTTTCAGCATCGGCGAAACTCAGTGATATTCCACCGATGCAATAACGTAGGGGAAAAACTATTCCATCAGGTTCGGGTCCTTGTCGTATTTGCTGGCGGCTTCCGCTCTCCACTCATCATGTTTCTTCTTATAGAGTTCCTTCTGATATTCTTCTTCCAAGAACTCGTTCCACTCCTTCTCAAATTTCTCCTTCACAAATTTCCTTATCGGTCCGAGATACTTCCTTTCTTCCTGGCAGATAATACGATTTTTTTCCTTGCGTCGGTCAGCATCACTCGAAGCTGATTTCCGGAAGAATATTCCGAATTCAACCTTTAACCCCATCTGCTTGCAATATTCTATCAGGAAAGAAACCAGATGGTCTTCCAACGTCCCTAGTATATTCTCTTTCTCATCCTTTAAACCGAGTTCTGTAAAGTACAGACTCTTAGCTAAAGACATAACTAATACGCCCTTATCGGTTTCTGCAGTCAGTTTATAGGACGAGTATTTTTGTTTGTCCCCGTCACGGTCTAGAAATACCTTCAAGGAACCGGTCATATTCGATTTATCTATATGAACGTCAAAACTCTTCAGGTCGGAAATAACCGATGGAATATATTGGGTATATCCAAAAACGTAACATAGATTTTCAAAAGGTATCGTTTCTCCACGATGAGCGACGATAGAAGTTCCAGTATATTCATCCACACCTTCAGGAATCTGCCAGGAACCCTCTCTGTCAATGTAATAAGACTCTTTAGAACCTTCTAAACTGTCCTTGTCTTTCTTCCATGCAAGACCAATGCGCTCATACAATATGCCATAATGATCAAGAAAGATAGCATGATCGTTGCAGGGGATAGTAACTACTACTTCATTATCTTTCATATTTTTAGTTTTAAAATTGTTCTTTATATATATCTAAGTAACGCAAGGGTTTCCGGAATTATTATATACCCTTACGTATTTTTTATTAAAATCTGCTCAAGCAGCACGCCCTGAAAGGGCAGAAGCTCCTAGCCCAGGGCAGCGCCCTGGGTAATCATAGGCGCGCCCCTCTCGCCTGTAAGGGCAAAAACTTTTTCTCGTTCCCCGGTGGTGGCATAGGCTGCGCAGCCACGCCTACCAGATAGTGGTTTTTCCTTGCGCCTACGTCCTTATCCCGCTCAAATGGTATAGTTGTAGGCGATGATGTAAAATAGCCGCATACAGGCTTAAAATCTCTGGTGTACGATGGTGATGCAAGCAACTCGGCAATATTCATCTTTATGATAGCCGCAGGAGCGGAAACGGAAAGGTGTTTTGTTTCTTTCTCGTCTTCCTCCTTATCCTGTGCCAAATCTGCATGCTCCTTAGCCTTCAGCGCCTCCTTGAACATCTTATCCAGCTTCACGCCCTTGTAGGCGAAGAAAGCGCAGCCACGATAACTGTTAGCCTTATTCCGTCTATCATCAGGCATGAACTCCTTGCAGAAGCCGGAAAGGGTGTAAACCTTGCCCTGGTATACCACCTTGTTATTATCTATCGTGATAACCCTCTGCCCACCATGGATAAAAGTAATGATGTCGCCAGGCTCGATGCCGACTGCCTCAAAAGTTAATTTGCGGCTTTCATCCACAGGCTTCTTTTTCTTCTCAGAAAATGATGCAACTTTCTTCTCTGAAGATGATACAACCTTCTTCTCAACAACCGCAGGGGCAGTGATTCCGCAGGTCTTCTGTAATAGCTTAACACCTTTGCCCGGTTTTCCCGCATCATATACGCCATCAGCCACCTTTTCGCCGATATAGGAATCTTTATCTGTATGAGGGCAAAGCAGATAAACGTTCCCGTTCTCACACTCAGCCATCTTCAGAGTCTTCTCATTGATACCCAGATAGAGAATATCCAACTGAGGGATAGAGAAAAGATGCTCTGCACTAAAACTGAGGGAAAAACTATGCTTCAACACCTCGTCGGTGGCAAAGGTGGCCACGTTCTCGCCCTTCTTTACCGTGATGACCTTTTCACCCTTCCTTCCGGAAAGAGAAACGTAATCCTCACCTGATACAGAATAGATCATCTTGCGGATAGCATCCCAGCTATCGCCCACATGAGCACAATATCCGTCGAAGATATTGCCAAAGCAAGATGCCCAGTCTACGAACCGACAAGTAGAAGGCTCATAAGAAGTCATGCCTTCAAACTCTATCACGGTAGCCTCTTCGCGATTATCCAGTTTCACGGCCACCAGGTCGTACACTTCGCCCGGCTTCATCTTTGCGCACATCTTCTTCCATGTCTTCGCATTGATAAGCATTTCGCGAGTATCTCCCGATTTCTGGGTGATGGTTACAGGCATAGCAAGCAACTTATAGGTATCAGTAGCCACCAGGCGGTTTTTCTCTGCATCTATAAATATACTGATTATCGCCACCATATCATGTTTTTTGCTGACGAAATCACAAAGTTCTGCCATCTCCCTAGTAGCCTGGAAACATACACACCCACGTTCCTTACTGTCCTCCTCCTGATAAGTAAACATGTGCGCATTCTTGCCGATACTGGCAAGCCCCTCGAACTTGGTAACAAGACGGAAGATATGTGTAGCAGCAAACTCGCAGCGGAAACTGCCTACCTCTATCTGGAATGACTGATCTTTATCTGCATCACCCCAATAGAAAATCTTACCCATGTTCTTTGCTATCTCGCTGGCACGAAAACAACCGTGGTCGTTTCTTACCATCTTCTGCCAAATCATTTCGGCTATCTCATACAGTTTGTTGAGAATAGCCATATTCTGTTCCTTATTTGTCATAGTCTTATAATCTTTAAAAAACGAAAGTATTAAAATTGATATATTTTATTTGAATGCTCCAGCCAGAAGTGGCAGGAAGAATACTGCTACGCCGATGGTAGAAAATAGCAGCACGGCTACACCTACCAGGGCGATGGCTGCAACGGAATATGTAATTACTTTTTTCATAATGCTATAATCTTTAAGAAGTGTTAAAATTGATGTTTATAATTTTGTTGCAGCATCGGTGAAGTTTCACCAATACTATAACGAAGGGTTTTCCTGCGCCTGTAAGGTCGTAGCCTTGATAGCTCGGAAAGTATCAGCAATATATTTGCTGCCTCCGTGCTTTTTTATCCAGTCATGAACGTCATCAGGCACCACATATTTATGAGCCTTACCCTCTGCTGCAGGTCTGCCTTTCTTATTCGTTGTTTTACTATTCTCCATATCTTTTGTGATTTTAAAAAGTTACTATAAAATGTTCTGTTTTTCCGAAATAGAAGTTTGGCCAAAGCCTTTTTATGTTCTATTCTTCCTCTTCTTCGATTTCAAAGTCTTCAGCTTCGATAATCTCGCTATCGCTGCCCATCGCCTCGGCTTGCTGCTCACGGGATAATCTGACAGGCCACCAAAGAACGTCCGTCGCCCAGTCTTCCAAGCTGATATAAGAATGCTTTTTATATTGATAATAATTATGCACCAGGCAAATTACTTCCATCGCCTCCTTTGCTGTGAGCATTGATACTGCACCGAGCAAATGAACAACCTCTTTATCATACTGGAACATACCTAAGCCTGGACCATCAAAAATAAATTCCCTTACCTGGTCAAGAAGGAACGCTGCTGCCTGATTCATATCTCCTATCTCCTTTCGGAAGTCAATCGCGCGCGCTATTGCTACCCAGTATCTTTTATCGTTCAGAAGCCAGATGGCGCGTGTGCGGGCAGGGATACAGCATACGGCAATATCTACAGCATTATCTCTTATCCAATCTGTAATACCGTTTACTGCATCTTCTCGTTCTGCATCCTTCTCCTCGCCCTGCAGATTTTCAGGGATGATCGTTTTATTATCCCCAAACAGACCTTCGTGGAAAGAGATGCTTACATTTGATTCATTATCTTTTATGAAGAACCATGTTGAATCGGTTTCGTCTACTCCTATGAAATATCTTTCTTTCATCTTGATTCCGCTTCACCGTGATGCGGTAGGGCTGAATGATTATATTACTTTTTCTTCTTTAACCAAGGAAAGGACCAAGAACCTTCCAAATATCGTCGCACCCTAAAGGCGTGCAATATCTTAAACATCTTTATTCTCCTCGTTGTGACCTTCCTCGTCATCCTCGTCGATTAATTCGTGCATTTCGCTGGCTGCTTCGTCCTGCTGCTCTTTAGTAAGCAATGAAGGCCACTGCGACAAATCCCATGCCCATTTTGTTATTCCTATCTGCCCGAAGTTCTTCCAGAAGGCATGAATGATACACACAACTTCCTGCGCCTCGGTATCAGATAATATCGAGATAGACTTTGACAGGTTGCTTTTCTCAAACTCATTCAGGATTTGATCACCCATCATCAAGTCATCTTTCATATCTACTTTCAGATACATAGCATACTTCTCAGGCTCCCAGTTTGCCAGTCGATCTTTCAGAGCCACGGCAAGTGCTGTCCAGTACTTTTCGTTAGCCAAAATCCAAATGGCACGGGCACGGGCTGAGATATTGCATGATACTAACTCATTATGATTTTCTGCCAGCCAATCAGCCATTTCTCGCAAGCGGGAAGTAAGCTTTGGAGATAGATTATCGTCGTCAAAGCGCTTTTTGAATTCAAACTTCTTGATTTTGTCAATATTTGTAAGGCCTTCACGAAACTTAAGCTTAAGACTTGTCAATCTATCACAAACAGACCACTTTGATCTTCCAATATAAGAAAGTGTAAATTTTTCTTTCTCCATAACTTCAAGTGATTTTAAAAAGTTACTATAATTACTTTTATTTATCTTCATTCTCTATCTGCTCCAGCTTCATATATACCAGCGCATTCTTGTCGTAATACTGACGAGGAGCGGCACAAGCATAGTACTGGTTCTCACCTTCCTTGATACATAGCGCTGCATCTACGATACGTTTACCGAAGCTTTTCAGGGCGTGAGTCTTGCCGATGATGGTGATACCAGACTGGTATACCTTACGAACCTCGACGGCAAAACGATGCAGGGCTGCCTTGGTATTCTTCTCCTCCTTCGTTACCTTCTCCAATACGTTCAGATGATCAGCATGACGTGGATTTCTGCGCAGCTCAACAACACCCTTTTTCTTGTAATTGATGCAGACGAAATACTCGCCAGGCTTCAATTTATCCAGGTGAGCCTCCAATATGTCGTAACGCTGGAGCACATCACGAGGAGTGATGCTGATACTATCTTTCGTGGCTGAAGATGATGCCTGATTCTTAATATCATCCATAACAATCCGCTTCACCGTGCTGCGATAGGGCTGAACATTATTCCTTAAAATTCTATAATAATTCGGGTAAAATGATACACCGTATTGTTTTATTTCTTAAATTTGCACCCGTCTTCGGAAGATTTCAATCGTACCTTTATGGAATGGAAAGAAACATAAAACTTCCGTTGACGGTCAGACTTTCAAAAGTCTGTGGATTTAAACGCTCTTAAAGAGCCAAATTTCTACTATCGTAGATTCGAGCCGGAAGGCTCGCGGTGCCCCGGCTTAGGTCGGGGCTTTTTCGTTTCGTGCATAAACGCCAATTTTATGAAACTCCAACGTTGTGTGGTTATCAGGATAGCTACAGTCCTCAAACATAACCCAAAACCCTTGCTTATCCAGGAATATCTGGCCGATTGAGCTTGCAATGTCCTTTGGTTCGCCTGCCAATCTATTGCATATTATCCTAGTCAGGTCTTTATAAGGCTGTCTTTGTTCGTCTATGATACGGAAAGAATATATATTCTTATCTCTTCCGGTAATCGTCAGCGTGGTTATTAAACCTTCGATCGTTCCAACTCTCTTGTACGTATCACCCTTACACACCAAAGACTCACCATTATCAAACAATCGTCTTGCAAGAAACGTTGTTGTATTGTTACAAATAATCTCCGACATAATTATTCCGCTTCGCCGTACTGCGGTAGGGCTTAACATAATCTATAAATCCAGTAATAAATCTCCGATACTATAACGAGTAAATATCATTACCGAGAAGACGGGGAATAATTTCAGCATCAAGAATGCTATCGTAATCCCAAAGGTGGGCACCGAAATCTTTCTTCAGCTTCGCTACTGCCATTTTATATGCCTCCTCGCCGTTCTCGGCATAAACTTCATATTCGTAATACTTATATGAGAAATTGACGGTTGCGTAAAGGCAAACAGTAAAGAAACCTTTCGGCATCGCTGCCAGCTTCTTGCGGCGCTCGTTGATTTCTCGGGCGATGCGCTGCTTTTCCTGAATCTCCTCATCCTGCTTGCGCTTGCGGTCTGCTTCCTCCTTCGCTATGATAGCCTTCTCGCACTCCTCTGTGGTATCAGCTAGGGCAGGATAGCAATAGATGAAGGATGAAGGGCTACAGCCTGTAGTCTGCAATTTTCTGCCCGCTTGCTCGTCCTGATAAATCTTCTTCAGAAGGGAATGAACGTTGTCGTTAACCTCCAGCTTTCTGCCGTCCGGCTCGTTCTTGTCGGTCAGGCTGTTAATAAACTCCTCGGCTTCTTCTGCTGAGTTGATGATAACTTTCTTGTCGAAATATACAAAAAACTTCTTCATGTTCCTGCGCTTAACCGTGATGCGCCTAGGGCTAAACTATAAATGTATTATTGATTATTGACTTTTGCCTCCAAAGCTATAACAGGCGTTCCGTCCGTCTTGTAGAGCATTCTTACTCGCACCCATACATATTGACCCTTCAGCCAGAAGGCTTCGTGTTCGTCCTGCCACTCTCCCGTATAGCCTCGGTTCTCCAAGGTGTCGCGAGTCTTGTCGGTGATATTGTCGAGGTCGTAGGCCAAAACACCCATCGCCTTCAATTCGACGGCAACCGCTACCTTTACCTCCTGCGGTGTTCGCGGGTAGTCCTGATCAGAACAATCATGTATGCCCATTAGCTTATCTATATTGATAATAGATGTAAGCAATGCCTTTATTTCTTCGAAATTCAAATTAAAGGAAATTGTTTTCATATTGCTTGCGCTTAACCGTGATGCGCCTAGGGCTTAGATGTGATTAATTATTTTCTTTATAGATGTTCTCCTGGTCCTTGATAGCCTTCTCCAGCGTCCAATCTGCCTTCGGGTAGATGCCTTCGCCCAGACCGGTATTGAAATCTACATAGAAATTCTCACCATCCTCACGAACCGTAATATCGGTGCCGTTGTGGCTGATGTCCTGTCCGTCATTAGGAAGAACCTCGAAGCCGTTGGAAGTCAGAGAAAGGATGTGCTCGCCATCGGTGGCGAAATCCTCATCATCATAACCGAGAGAAGAATCAGCGGTATAAATCCATCCGTTCTCCTGGCAGATACCACGAACCAACTCACAGCAATCATCCTCCGGATTTTCCTCCTGATAAGCTGTCAAAAATACCTTGAGATCATCTAATGTTTTAATGTCTTCTTTCTTCATACGTTCGTCGCTTAACCGTGATGCGCTAGGGCTAAAGTTATTATTAATAGTTATTATTATCTTCTTGTTTTATCTGATGCAAAGGTACGAAGAATTTTTGAAACTACCAAATAAAATGCACTTTAATTGAATATTTAGGTGCATTTTTAACGTTTTATTACGTTTCTGATGTTCAATACCCCGTTTATCAGTCATTTGTTCGCTGTGAAGTGTCGATCCTCACATCTTCTATAGATGTTGCCAGCCGTGGCAGCGATAAGCAAAGGCAAGGTGGCTAAGGCTTTTTTTACCTTTTTACCTTTTTACCCTTTTACCTTTAAAAATACTGCTGCTATCCTCACGGACCGCAGACAGCAGAGTAAAACTAAAACAAATGCGAACGCCTTCGCACATAAACATTTAATTTTTAAAGTTATTTAAAAGAATAATTGCACCCCGCCGTGGTGCTGATCCACGCTTGCCGGTCTGCCAGACGGGGTAGGGGAAGGTGCTCAGGCTTCCCCCTGATATGATGTGATAGGGCATTATCGGATAACCCCGATATATCTCATTCTATGCCTCCTTTGTATGCTTTATATTCTGCTTCTGTCATACCTATTGAGACAAGGAAAGCCTCCCAGTCTTCTTCTGCAATACAATACGCCTTCTCTTCCTCGAAGGTATGAGGTACACAGAGACCAGCAGTACCATGCGCCTCGCCTCGCAGTTCAATACCATCGCCTATCCACTGTCCTGATATGATGCGGTTCTCCTCGTCCGGGTCTACCTCGTCCTCCTCCATCTCCTCATCAAAATGCTCGATGGCGTACTTAATCATCGTGCGGATGTCCTTTGCCCAGGAACTGGTATCGTCTGGGCTGATATTACATTCCTGCTGCACCATCTTTACAAGCTCATCGATACCCATGCGGCTCTTGATGTAGGCATTGTGGTAGAAGTCGAAAGGGATAACGTGATCCAGCTTCCAGCCCTTTCCCTCATTGACCGATGGTCGGCCGTATGCCTTGCGGCTCTCTTCTGTCACCTGCACTTCGTTCTCTACATTCTCTATAACGTTCAAACCGTTCTTATTATTATTCTTTGCTTCCATAATTTCTAATTTTTTAATGTTGTTATAAATATGTGATTGATATATTGCCCTGTAATTGGGGAGATTTAGAAATCTCCCTCCATATAGACTTCGCCCTCCTGGGAGTAATCGCGATATAATTTCTTTTTGATAGTCATTCCAGATGTTTCTATCTTTGCAGGGATAAATAATCGAGAATCAATATCGCAGCAGTCGCAGAACCCCCACAGGCCGGAATCTTTTTCCTTTTCATACACCAGTATGCCAGCCGTTTTTCTAAAGGCTCTGGCTGCCGTAGCCATGCCGCACCTGGTTGTTACCATATCTTCCTCAGTCGACCACCAGCCTACAGCCACCGGCTTCACTACCTTGTTGCCGATAGTCAATATATAAGTATATTCTTTTCTCATAATTTCTAATTTTTTGTTGCTGCTATAATATTGCTATAATACCAAACTACTGCCTGCGCCATCGCATCTTTCAATGCTTCCAGATACTTGTCGATAGCTGCCGGCGTATCGGTATTGATATGCTTATCTGGATATTTGCCGCCCTGGTCGCCACTGCCCAGATGGATGATGCAGAAGGAGCGGTCCTTGTCGTGGGTAGCTACCATACCACGGCGCTTGCAAAGCGCCACCACCTTGTCGAAATATTGCGGCTCGAAAGTGATTACCTGGAGCACACTCCAGGGATATTCCTGGGCAGTCAGCAGGATTTTGCCCTGCTGCTGCGATATAGCGAAATTATATATAACTGATGATTTCTTCATTTTCTATCTGTTCTATAATGAGTGATTTCTAATTTTTCCGATGGGCTATAATAGGGCAGCGCTCAGGCTGCCTTATTATTGCCAGGGTACGTGATAAACTCGGTGATGCTCATCTGCTCGAAGATGTTGTAATAAGCCATCATCTCCAGGCGGTCGTCGCCGTTCTTAGCCCCGATTTCAGCCTTCACTATATAATACAGCATGTAGGCAAGATAGGCTTCCTGGCGGTCGCTCGTATGGTTGAATAAGGCTGCACGGTTCCAGTCTTTAATATCATTACTCAGAAAGGACCAGAAACCATCGCTGAAAGAGTGATTTTCCTTGATCCAGCCGGCTATCTCTTCACGGTGATTTCTTACCTTTGCTATAATTGCCTTCTTTGCCTCGCTAGATAGCCCGATTTTAACCTGGATGGTATCGGTACTGAAGTTATAAGCCAGTGGGTGCTGCACGCCTACGAAGGATAATTTAATATCTTTGCAAACATACTGCTGGAGCCAGCGTTCCCACTGCTTGGTGTATGCCTCGCAAACTGCCTTCTGGTAGCTGTCTTCACTGAAGGTGAAATCCTCATCCTCTACAACTTCGTTCCGGTACTCGTAATCTGATACCTCGAAAGAAGAATCCCAGATAGTCTGATAAAAGCCTTCGAAGCTTACCAGGTCGATGTTTGATACATCTAATTTCTTTTTCTTTTCCATAACCTTAAAAATTTAAATGTTCTATAATATGTTTCTTTTTGTTGCCAGGGAATCCTATTTTGCCGGATTCCCTGATTTGATACGCACGCTATAATAAGGCGTACTGAAAGGGTATCTTACTTCGTTTATGAAGTACTCGGCAGATGGTGTACTCTTTGCCAGGGTATCTTGGCAAATTACACGTCCATTCATACCATGCACCATCATGTTAAGTGCGCACATTTTACATACCAGCGGATCTGAGTCTTGAGCAATATACTGAAATGGTCGCCCGGCTGAATGGTCCAGTTTGATAGCCTCGATAAAATGAGCCAAGAGGAGTCTGCCACTGCCAGCTGCACAATCATTCACCGTGGTGCCTTCTATTTTCGCGCTGGTGGCTTCGTTTTTGCCAGAGCCTATAATAGAGCTCATCAGGTTAGAAACACTCTGAGGAGTGAAAAACTGCCCCGTTTTCGATGCCTTGCCAGCGGTTAAATACATATCCTCATACAACATACCGAAAACGTCGAGCCACCGGCCGCGGTCCATTGCCTGGCCAACATCATTCAACCAAGCCACAGCCAGAACGCCAAACTTTGGTTTTGTCTGAAGGCGCTGCTGCTGCCAGTTTTTAAAACCGTCCAGGGTACCGTCAAAAGCCTCCACGCTGAACAGGTCGAGCAGATAGTCACAAAAATCACTTAGCGCCGTTTCGTATGGTCGCCCGTCTGCCTTCGTCTGCTGGCTCAGATAATCAATATAAAATTTCTTGTTTATCATAAATCCTCAATATTTTAAACGTTCTATAATATAGTAAAAATTCACACGTTCTATAAAGGGTGCCCTGGGTGATACCCAGGGCTTTCCACGATATTATCTACACTTCCAAATACTGGTAACTGAAGGATACTGCTGCAGGTCGTGATCCATCGCGAAGCCTCGAACATATGGATCCTCGCGGCTGAGTTCCTCAATGAGCTTCTCTACTTTGCGCACCTTTGCCACGTACTTTGTATAGTTCTTTCGGGTACCCTGAATGCGTTTTATTTCCTTCTGTAAGACGTTTATCTTTATATCTATAATAGATACCGCCTTTTCCGCCTCCATGCGATCGCCTGGCTTCCACTGCCAGAAATTCTCCATTTCCTGATACCATCTATAATAGAGATAAACGTGGATTTCCTTATAAGGACCAGCATAGCTATATTTATGTAAGCTCATGCAGCCATCCTCAAAACAGCAGGTTAAGCCCGTGGCGGATTTTACAGCCTCATTGAAGCGCTTATTTATCACTTTGCCGTCGAAGGTACGACAAACGGATTTTAACGTCTCCAGGGCTTTTATTTGCTGCTGATAAGTATCTACTATCTTTGCAACATGTTCGGCGTATTGTTTAGCCTCCATCTTTGCGCGGTCGCGTTCCCAGTTTTTCACCGCCATCTGGTAATCTTTTTCCGTACCTATAATATAGGTAGTTTTAGATACGTAATCACCTAACCAACGGCGCAAACGTTCATTTTTCAATACTTCGTACTCCTTCGCGTTCTCCTCGCTGCTGAAGGTACGGGCTGAAGGTGGATTTTTCGTATCAAACTGCCATGCATACACGGTGCCCTTGTCTGCATGGAGTTCCTTATAGCGGCTCATTATTTTCTCCTTGTCCTCATTTGCCAAATTCTTAAAATTTATCTTTGCTTCCATAATTCCTAAAATTTAAAATGTTCTATAATATATATTTATTAATTCCTAGTGATATTTTACACCCGCTATAAAAGCGGCTTTTATCACCTTCTAAAAGGTGCCGGCGGTCCACGAGCCGCCTGGAGATCTCAAAATCTTTGCACCTTGATATTTAAAGTTTGAAAAAGAATATCTTTATAAAGATATTGATAACAACAGGCACACCGCCGCGGTAACCAGATTAATACTTATAATTTGCAGCCCGTTAACTGTCACGCCTTCGCCGTCGCTTGCAAAGTAAGTTTCAGGCTTAAAAAGCCACTGCCAGGCGGCTTTTATAGCCGCAAAGGTACTTTTATTAAGGCGCGCAAAAAGAAGGGCACACACCGCAAATAAAATACTTACCAGGTCCGCCGTACTGGTACGGCGTGAAATATTGATACTATTATTCATGATCCTAATATTTTAAAGTTTCTATAATATAGTTATTTTTCGGGCTTCCTGGAATATCCAGGGAACCGGGGTATTTTACGCACAACGGTAGAAGTTATCGAGATAATGGCGCGTTCCCTTAATGGTGATATAAGGACGTGGCCAACTGTCTTCTTTTTTAGGGCACGTATATTTTATTTTTTGCCAACGGGCGCAAAGTTCCTCCTTGTTGTTATAACATACCTTATATAAGGCGCGTTCCCCGTCTTCGTCGATCACCAGGGACCAGCCGCCATAACCTTCTTGTTCGAAGCATTCGCCGAATTTTGCCAATTCTTCGTACTGCTGTTTGATAGTCTTTTTTGCCATAACTCTAAAATTTTTAAATGTTCTATAATAGGGGGTACCGGGGGGGATGATCCCCCGCCAAGGCCTCAAACCTTTGCACCCTGGAATCTTTAAAATATATTATAGTACTGCCAACATAGCAACGGCCGCGTTTACGGTTTTAGCCTGGTTTATATTAATAATTTCCGGTGTATGTTCCTGTATAAATTTCTTTTGTTCAGTACTCAACGCCGCAAAGTTAGCCGCAAAAGCCTGGTAAAACGCCTCCGCCTTCTCGTGTTCATTTTGTGCAACGGCCTGGATCTCCAGGCGTAAAGGTTCACGCATACTTTTTGGGAATTTATCTACAGCGTGCAAAAGCGCCGTTTCATACTGGAAAGATTCCCAGGTTCTATTTAAGTAAGACACGCGGGAATGTTCGTAATATTTGCCGCCTCCACTTGCGAAAACATGATGGCAGAAGCCGTTTTTTGTGCTGGTCGTATCACAAGTAAAATAAACGTGTTCGCCGTTTACGACAAAATTAAATGTTTTGGTGTTATATCTTTTAGTTGCCATAATTTTTTAATTTTAAAATGTTTATATTCTATATAATTGTACTTATATTATTTGTTTAATTCTCGTTTTGCGTCGCTATAATCCATTTTAAACATGGTACCAAATACAACATACATCAAAACAGCAATAAAAACTAATAATAACAAATTTTCAATAGCTACCTGTTTCTTTGCCACTTCGTTAAAAACCAAGTTATAAGCGGTATAAAAAGCGCCTAACAAAAAAGGTACGGGGATAATTACCAAGATAAAACTTGTAATCTCCATATTTGCCAATATCTTAAAAAATTCTTTCATGATTTCTAAATTTTAAAAAGTTTCTATAATAGGGACCGCCGGAGCGGCCCCCGTGTTCCTATGTATTACAGTCTAATTTCTTCTAGATTTGCAAGATCAAAAACTGCAAGTTGTTCATTTGCGCGGCCCGCCTCGATAGCTTCAGCGCGGTTCTCGAAAATTACTGTAGCATCATAATAATATAAACCGCTTTCGGAATCATACCAACCGCCGAATGCTAAGGTACGGCCGTCTAAATTACCTGAAGCCTGGAGCTCCTCAATAACATTTGCGACCTTTGCCAGGCCTTCGTTGCCGAAACTGTTTTGAGTCTTCTTTAATGCTGCAGCATAGCCTGTAGTTACAGGCTGCAGAGTTGCAGCGTTAACAGTAAAACCTTCAGGGTTTAAAGCTGCAATTGCAGCTACACTTGAGATAATCAAATTCTTTTTCATAACTTTAATTTTTTATTCGTTTATACTTTGTTTCTGTTTTACGTTTGCAAAAGTAATAATAAAATATTGAACCGCCAAATATTTTGCAAAGAAAATACTTAAAAGATAGTATTTTTAACCTTTGTTTGCAATAATATGATAGTATCTTTACAATATAGGCACTATTATATGGTTATAAGCAAATAATAGCTATTATATTATATTATTATATATACCTTATTATATATAAAGATAATAAAACGGTGCCTCCTGGTGTTGGTGGGTGATAAGTCCAGACGGTGGGCGGTGTGTGCTCATCGGTGGGCGTGCCTCCTGGTGTTGG